GGCCATCGCCTCGCTGGGCAACGCTTCCTTCCCCGCCGCCGCCGTGCAGCTGCCGCCGTTCCCGTCCATCGAGATCAGCCTGCCGCCGCTCGGCAGCGCGCCGGCCGATCCCGGCGACCTGACGGCCGCCATGCCGGCCTTGCCGGGCGAGGTGGCGGTGCGCGACGTGGGGCCGCTGGACCTGCCCGAGGCGCCGGTCAACAACGCCGTGGCGCCGCTGCTGATCGATATCGATCTGCCCGATCCGATGGACGCCGTGGCGCCGCCCAGCCCCGACCTGCTGACCGTTAGCGTGCCGCTGGAACCGGACTTCGTGCTGCCCGCCGTGCCCGATTTCAACAGCCTGAACCTGCCGCCGGTGCCGCTGCTGGACCTGCCGCTGTTCGATACCGCCGAGCCGCTGGCGCCACTGGCCATTGAAACCAGTTTCGTCTGGTCGGAAGTGGCCTACGCCAGCGCCGACTTGAGCGCGCTGAACACGCGCCTGCTCGATCTGGTGCAAGGCATGAGTACCGGCCTGCCGCCAGAGGTGGAGGTCGCGCTGTGGCACAAGGGCTGTGACGAGGAAGTCATGGCCACCTATCGGACGGTGGACGCGGCCATGGTGGCCTCCGCTGCGCGCGGGTTTAATCTGCCCGATGGCGCGCTGATTCGCGTGGTGCAGCAGGCGGTCGAGGATGGCATCACCCAGGACAGTGACTTGTCGCGCAAGATCATGACCGACCAGGCCGAGCTGGAGCAAGCCAATTTCCACTTCGCCTTCGGCAACGCCATGCAGCTGGAAGGCCGGCTGATGGACCTGTTCAACCAGACCCGCCAGCGCGCGCTGGACGCCGAACAGTTCCGGGTGGCCTCGCTGATGGAATTGTTCAATGCCCGCGTCTCGCTGTACAAGGCCGATCTGGCCGCGTTCGGCGTCAAGGCCGATGTCTTCACCACCCGCATCAAGGCCGCGCTGGCCACCCTGGAGGCATACCGCGCGGAGCTGGAAGGCGTGAAATTGGTGGGCCGCTTGAACGTGCAGCTGGCCCAGCAGTTCAGTGCGCAAATTTCCGCAGTGCAAGCTACCTCGGAAATCTATAAGGCCCGCGTGGCCGCCGCCGGGCTGGTGGCCGAGAGCAACAAAAATTTGACCGACAAGTACAAGGCAGAAATTGAAGGCTATACCGCCCTGGCCAAGGCGTCGGCGGGGCAGTCACACGGCTATCTGGCCAGCATCCAGGCCGAACAGGCCAAGGCCGATATGCTGTCGGAACAGGTGCAATCCTATTCCTCGCAGGTGGCCGCCTACCAGGCACTGACCAGCGCCAAGCTGGCCGAGGCGAATTTCCAGTTCCGCCAATTGCAGGAGTTCCCGACAGCGCTGTACAAGGCCCGGATCGGCGGCTACCAGGCGCAGGTGTCGGCCGAGGCGGCCCGGCTGTCGGCCAGTGCCGACGTGTTCCGCAACCGCGTGGAAGCCTATGCGGCCGTCGAGCGCACCAGCGCCCAGCGCGCCAGCGCGAACGCCGATGTGCTGAGCGCCACCACCAAGCTGTACACGTCACGCGCACAAGTGGCGCTGCAGGCGGCCACCGTCAACGCCAATCTGTCCCAGCTCACGGCGGAAAACGCGCAGTCGGCCTTGCGCGCGGCCGGCCAGGTGTCCGCGCAGCTGGCCGCCGCCGCCCTGAGCGCCCGCAACGTGTCGGCCTCGCTGACCGGCAGCACCAGCAATGCGGCCAATTTCAGCGCGTCGAATCATGAATCGACGGCCTCCAACAGCGGCACCAGCAGCACCTCGCATACCAGCACCAACAACACGTCCAACAGCGCGACCAACAACACCGCCACGGCACACGTCACCAATAGCCAGAACATGCAGAACACCGTCAGCCAATCGACTTCCGATGACGAGTCGTTCAGTGTCAGCACGGACACCTCGACCTCCAACGAGACATCGAGTACGGCGCGCAACAGCCGCAGCAATTCGTTCAACTTCTCGGCGCGCAACTCCAAGACCGATATCTACCGCCATCGCGGCAGCTAGGTCGTATCCAGCAAATTTTAACGAACTGGCGGCGTGCACAGCACGCTGCCTGCACTGCTATTTCTATACCAAAGGGGGCCGCAAATGGGCAACATGGAAGACGAATATAACCGCCTCAAGGGCGGCACCACGCCAGCGCGCCCGGTCCTCTTGGGCGGCAATGGCGCCCCGCAACCACCCACCGCGCCAGCCACCCAGCCGAGTAGCGCCTTGACGCGCCCGCCCATTCCTGTGCCGGACCCGCGTGCCAACTTGCCGCAGCCAGGCGCAGGCGTGGCCGACGCCATGCAGCAGCGCGGCACCGCGCCGGCCACGCCTGCAGCACCATCGAACCTGCGCGCCAGCTTGCCGCAGCCAGCCGCTGGCCTGGCCGATACGATACACGACCGCGCCATGGCCAGCGCGCAGTTTGATACGCCACACGCGGCGCAGCCAGCCCCCGACCTGCGCACGGCCCTGAACCAGCGCAACCCGGTCGGCGAGCTGGCCAACGCGCAGTATGACCGCGCCGCGGCCGGGGCGCGCGCGCCAGCGCCCGCTGCCGCGCCTGTGTCCGCGCCGGACCCGCGTGCTGCCTTTGGCACCCAGCCAGGTCAGGCACTGTCGGAGGCGAGTGCCGCCCGCAGCGGGCTGCCCGCGCCGGCTGCGCCGCCCACGCCGGCAGCATCGGCAGTTTCGGACCTGCGTGCCAGCCTGCCCCAGCCAGCCGCTGGCCTGAGCGATGCGATGTACGACCGCGCCATGGCCGGCAAGTACAACCCATCGCCCGCGCCCGAGCCGGGCCTGTCGCCCACCAGGAACAGCATGCGCGCCGCTGCCGAGGCGGCGGCCAACCCGAACAGCGCGCGTGCCGCCGCCATGGCACCGCCGGGCGCCGACACCGCCGGCATGGCCAACAAGCTGCGCGGCTCAGTCGGACTGGGCGAGATGGGCGCAGCACCAGCGGGCGCAGCGCCGCCACCGGGGGCACCTGGCGCCATCCGCAGCGCCGCGCAGACGGCCTTCGGCAACGGCGAGCAATGGTCGCAGTTCGGCCAGAAGGCGCGCGCCGGTATCAACGCCGTCGCCAACAATCCGGTGGTCAAGCAAGTCGTCAAGCGGGCGCCGCTGATCGGCGCAGTGGCCGGTGGCGCCGAAGCGGTGCATGGGCTGGCCAACAACGACATGGGCCAGGCCGGTTTGGGCGCGGCCGACGCTGCTGCCAGCCTCGCGCTGGCCTCGCCGGCAGCACCGGCAGCGGCCGTCTACCTGACCGGGCGCGGCGCCTGGGAGGGCGGCAAGATGCTGGGCAACGCCTTGCCTGAAACCGCGCGGGATTCCATCGGCAGCGGCATCAACAGCGTAGTGCGCGGCGCCGGCAAGCTGTTTGGCCAGGATTGGGGCGTTGACGACAGTGCCTTGCAGGCCCAGCGCGGCAGCATCGCCGCAGCAGCTACCGCCGCGAGCAAGCCGCCGGCAGCCAAGCCGACTGCCAAGCCTGCCGGCCCGGTGATGACCGAGGACCAAGCTGACCAGTACAGCCTGCAACAGCAGGCCCGCCAGTCGGCCAAGCCTGCCGCGCCCGCTGCGGCTCCGACCGGCCCCGTGCCAGGCGACCAGCGGCAACAGGCCATGCTGGATCGCTATTACGCCTTACACAAGGAATCGCGGGAAAGCCCAATTTCGGGCATCGATTATGGCGGATCGTACAACGGCACGCACATTTCCTACAAGGATGGCAGCGAGGCCGTCATCCCCCATGGCCAGCCACTGCCGTCCGAAGCGCAGCAATACCTTGACCGCTCCTATGAAGTAAGCAACCTGATGAACGGCAGCTGGCAAGCGCCTGCTCCGGCGCCTGGAACTGCCGCTACGCCAGCTGCCGCCGCGCCAGCCAATCCGAACTTGAGCGAGAACCAGCGCCGCATCCAGTCGAACGCGCAGGAAATGGGGTACGACCCGGCGCGCGCCATGATGATCAGCTCGATTGAAACCGGCGGCAAGTTCAACCACGACGCGCAAAACCCGAACAGCAGCGCTTTTGGCCTGTTCCAGATGACCAAGGAAAACCGCGCCGCCTACCCAATGACGGCGGCGCAGTGGAAAGACCCGGCTGTGCAGGCGCGCGCTGGCATCGACTTTATGATGAAGACCGACGCCGGCCTGACCTCCAGCCTCGGGCGCGCACCGACCCCTGCCGAGTCCTACATGGGCCACCTGCTGGGGGTGAAGGGCGCCACCGCGCTGCTCGGTGCCGACCCGAACGCCCCCATCGAGAAGGTGGTGGCCGGCTTCTCGCCCAAGAACGCCAAGGCCATCGTCAACAACAACGGCATGTCAGGCATGACCGCCGGCCAGGCCATCGGCAAGTGGACCGGCCTGGCGGCGTCGCACATGCCCGGCGGCGGTGGCGCTGGCGGCAGCGCCTCGCCCATCGTCCAGCAGGCCCAGGTGGCGGCAGGCGGCATACCCGGCGGCGTCCCCCCCGAGCTGCGCGAGCAACCCATCTGGGAAATGCGGGGCATGCACAGCACGATACAGATGCCAGATGGTAGCGTGGTGTCCCCATCCATCTACAACGCGGCCATGGCCAGCGGCGACTTTTACGGCAAGAACAGCCCGTACACCAAATACCGTGACGCGCAGGTGCAGGGCGAAATCTACGGCGTGAACCCGCTCCAGGCGAAGCTGGACGAGCAGGCGCTGCAAAACCAGGGTTCCGCGGCGGTGGCCGCCACCACCGGCCAGTACGGCGTGCAGGGCCATACCATCGCCGGCAAGGCGCATGTGGATGCGGCCAAGCTCGCCGCCGAGAGCGGAAAACAGAGCTTCATCAACACCGGCGGCGGGGTCGATCCGACCACCTTTGCGCCGCTGCCGCAGCGCGTGTTCGACACGCAGACCAAGACCTTCGTCGATCCGCCGGCCAAGCCGAAGCCGTCGCAGGCAGCCGCCACCGCGCAGGCACAGGCGGCGATCAAGGCTGGCGGCACCAAGGAAGCGGCAAATGCGATCCTGGCCAACTACGGCTACCCACCGATCAACTAGAGAGAGCACCCCATGCCAAAGAACACTGACCTGGGCGACTTCGCCAGCATTGTGCCGGGCGCTGAACCGGACCTCGGCGAATTCGCCACGATCGTGCCGAAGAACCGGCCGTCCATCATCGGTTCGAGCATCGCAGACCTGGGCCGCTCGCTGAAAACCGGCGTCGAGCAGTTGCCCGGCATGGTCACCGGCCTGGCCGACATCGTGCCGGCGCTCGCCACCGGCACCCGGCCGTTTACCACGGCAGCCGACTGGCTCGGCGAGCAGACCGGCTTCCAGCCCGGAAAATGGGCCAAGGAGCAGCAGTTTTCCCCCGCTTACAGGCAGAACCAGCAAGAGATTCAGGATGCGTGGAAGGGTGTCAACGCGGTCTCCGACGACCCGCACGCGAGCAACGCGGACTACCTGCGCAAGCTGGCCGCCGACGCGCCTGGCATCGCCGCCGAATATGTGAAGCACCCGATGTATTCGCTCAACCAGGTGACCGAATCGCTGCCGTCGATGATCGCCGGCGGCGCCATCGGGCGCGCTGGGGTGGTCGCCGGGCGCGCGCTGCCGGTCGCGGCCGACGCGGCACTGGGGACGGCCGCCAAAGCTGCGGTGCCGGGCTATCTGGAACGCGCAGTCGGTAACAAGGTCGCCAGCGAGATCGCCGGCGGTGTCGGTGAAGGCACGGTGCAGGCCGGACAGGCCATGGACCAGTCGGAAGGCAGCGACCAGCGCAAGAATGCGATTGCGGCGCTCGGCTCGGGTGCGCTTGATGCGCTCATTGCTGGCGGCGCCGGGCATGTGGCGCACAAGCTCGGCTGGGAAACGGCCAATACCGCGATGGCGCAGGGATTCGATCACAAGCTCGCCAGCGGCCTGTCGGCGGCCAAGCGCATCGCCGGCGGCGCCGCCTCGGAAGGACTGCTGCAGGAGGTGCCGCAGTCGATGCAGGAACAGGCCTGGCAGAACTACGCGGACGGCAAGCCGTTGATGCAGGGCGTGGTCCAGCAGGGCGTCGAAGGCGGGATTGCCGGCGCCGTGATGGGCGCCGGCGCCAACTTGCGCGGCGGCGAGGCGCCGCCACCACCCGGCGGCAGCACGGCCACGCCGCCGGCCAACAATCCGCCCGGTGGCAGCCAGGGCACCCCGCCAGCGACCCCGCCCGGCCCGCTGACGCAAGCGGCCAGCCTGGTCCCCGGCGCGCGCCAGCAGTTCCCGTTCGGCTCCATTGACCTCGCGCAGAAGCAGGCCAACAGCTTCACCAGCGATTTCGGCATCCCGCATCAGGCGGTGCCGCACCCGAGCGTGCCGGGCAAGTTCGCCGCCGTGCCGGTGACCGTAGACGGCGCTGACGCCCTGTTCGTCAAGGAAGCCGAGCGGCAGGGGGTCGATCCGGCCGCCGCGCAGCTGGCCACCCATGGCGATGGTGGCGCCAGCCTGATGACCGACCTGCTGGCCCAGCACCCGGAGCTGACGGCGCAGCAGTGGAGCGACCCGGCCACGCGCGCGCAACTGGCCGCCGCCTACCTCAAACAAGACATCGACGCGCTGGGCGAGGCGCTGGGGCGTGCACCGACCCCGGCCGAAACCTACATCGGCCGCCAGCTCGGCACCACCACGGCAGCCGAACTGCTGAACGTGCCAGCGTCCGAGCGCGGCATGCCGGTCTCGTCCATCATCAGCGACCCCGCCGTCGAAGACCGCCTTGGCCTGACCGGCATGCCGGTCGGCTTTGTCATCGACCACTTGACGCAGCAGGCCGACACCACGCTGGCCACCTTGAAGGGGAACGGCAATGCCAACCTGGGAACCGAAGTACCTGCCGCTGGAGGCGCCACTACTGGATATGATGGTGGCGCAGCTGTGGGTGACGCAGCAGGAAGTGGAACTGTGGCTGGACGACCTGCTGCCGGAACCGGCGCTGTCGCAGCTGGAACACCGGCTGCACCTGGCGCGGCTGAAACTGGACCTGACGGTGCCGGTGCAGTAGCGCCGCGCGTGCAAGTCGGCCCGACCGAGGACGGCTTCCAGAATGGCAACGCCCAGCGCCACCGCGACACCGCCGACGCGCTGGGCCTGACCGACACCATCGAGCGCCTGTTCGGCGACGGCCTGACGGTCAACCAGGTGGTCGGCCAGATTCAGGACAAGGCGCCCGGCGTGGTGCCGGCCGACCTGCCGAACCTGGTCAACGGCGTGCGCGGCACGCTCGGCATCCCGGCGCCGATCTCGCCCGAGGGCAAGGGCGCGTTTGACGCCTGGCGCGCAGAGTACAAGGCGCGCGGGCAGCAGACCAAACAGCAGGCGGCACAGCAGCAGGACGACCTGTTCCCTGACGTGCCGGACTTCCCGGCCACGCCGACCCCGACAGGCACCACCACGTCCGCAGAATCGGCAGCAGCCGATACCCCTGCAACCCCTGATACCCAAGCGCTGCCGGCCTGGCACGATTCGCCGTTCGCCCCGCGCATCCACGCCATGCTGGATAGCCTGAAAGAAGCCGGCGACACCGATATGGCGCGCTCGATCGAGGCCGGCGTCGAGATGGACGCCAAGCAGGGCCGCTTGAACGAACAGAACACCGCCTACCGCGAGGAAAAGGCGCGCATCGCCGTCAACACCAAGGCCGGCGAGGGCAAGCCGCCGGTGCCGGTCGCCATCGCGCCGGAAACCTACGACAGCCTGGCCGGGAAGATCAACACGATTCCCGCCTTGCCACGCGCCATCGGCGAGGCCGCGGTCGCGCGCTGGAACGAGATCGCGCCCAAGCTGGCCGCGCTCGGCTTCAAGGATGGCGAGGTCGATGCGCGCCACGCGCCCGAGGCACGCGAGCTGCAAAAGCAGCTCAAGGACATCAGCAGCGCCTTGAATGGCCTGGCGCCGCGCCGCTATCAGGTTGAGCGCGAACACAAGAACGTCAACCCGGATGCCATCGAGCGCGAGGAAAACTTCGCCACCACCGTCCTTGGCATCGATACGCGCGCCCATCCAGGCGTCAATACTGACCACCGCATCACCCTCGGCCAGGGGGTGCAGACACCGACAGGCACCACTACGCCCGCGAAAGAGCAAATCGACCTGTCGGACCTGATCGCGCAGTCCACGGCTGCCGGCACCAATGACGCCGGCGAGGCGCTGTTTGAGAACCAGCGCGGGACCTTCCGCGTGCGTAAGGACCGCAAGGACCAGCCTGACGGCTACGCCGACTTCGGCGGCGACCTCGCTCCCACCGCCGCAGCACCGGCAGATGCGCGGCTGGAGTATGCGCGCACTGCCCTGCACGCGCACCTCGGCGCGGCTGGCGAGCTGTACCAGCTCGATGGTGTGCAGCATACCAAAGCGCGCCAGGATGTCATGAGTGCGCTGATGGGCACGCCGGTAGAGAAGAAAGAGGCCAGCGTGGACGCGCTGCGCGCGGAACTGTATCGCCGCATCGGTATTGTCAAGGGCAACGCGCTGGCGAAAGAAATGGTGTTCCAGCAGTGGTACAAGGATGGCGGGCTGGTCAATGTGCCGCAGCAGGGCGGCCACAGCGAGCAGTACGACAACTACCGCAAGGCCATCGAGGCGGGCCAGGCCAGCCAGGGCATGGCCGAGCAGATCGCCGCCGATGAACGCCTGAATGACGGCGAGGACGGCGAGCTGCAGGACTTGATCGAGGCACACGCCAAAGGTAAATCTGACGCCGCGCACGCCGCTGTCGTCAGTGATAACGGGCTGGGCAAACCGGCCAAGATCGATCATGCCCGCTTGACCTTTGCTGGTGCCAGTTCTGGCTTCACCGTCAGCGATGACCTCAAAGCGCGTGTGCAGCAAGCGTTGCGCGAGCGCCCTGACGCATACAAGACTGGCTTTTACAGCCAGAACAATACCCGCTTGAAATTGCCGGCGACTAAACACACTACCAATGAAACGGGCGGTCAGTTCCAGGTGAAGGATGACGGCAGCGTGATGCTGTTGGGGGATGACGGCTACGGCTGGTATTCCACCATGAGTCAGAAGACCGTCACGCGCACCTTGACCGACTGGCTCAAGAATATGGGTGCGGAGTCGGGCAAACTCGACAACGGCACCGCGCCGGAACACGCCCGCAACGAGGGCAAGCCGCTTGACCCTAACAACAAGTTCGTGCCGTCTGACAACGGCCCGGTCAATGAGCTGGCGCCGGTCGATGCAGGCCTGGTGCCGCTGGACATGAGCGTGGACGAGTTTGCCTCGATCACCAACGAGTTCGCCGCGCTGTTCGCTGCGCCGGACACCTACGTGCAAACCGAGAAGCGGGTTGACCCCGCCACGGTGCTGCATGCCCCCGAGCCGACACCAGCCGGCGAAGGCAAGTGGACCATGGCGCCGTCCAAGGCGACCCTGGCCGCGCTCAAGGAGGTCGAGAACGCCCCGGCGCAGCCGCTCATCACCATGGTGGAAGACACCGATGCGCGCAGCACCAAGGAGGGCAAGCGCCACTTCCGCATCACCGCCAACTACACCAACCGCTATGACGCCGCGCCGATGACTCAGGGCGCCGTGATGGTCGGCGAGCAAGGTGAGGACAATGTTTCGCGTGACTCGGGCCGGGTCGGCACCAAGCAGGGGCTGGCGGGCGGGGTTGCCGAAATGAAGGCGATGTGGCTGGAGCTGGAATCGGCCATCCTGGACCAGGACAAGTGGATCGACCACGCCACCGAGCAGGCCGAAAACAGCAAACTCCGCCAGCAAAACAACCAGAAGATCATCCTGTCGCTGTTCGACTACACCGGCGAGTGGGGCCAGCCGTGGGCTGACGCCGGCTACAACGTCATTCCCATCGACATTCAGAACGGCATCGACGTGCACGACCTGAACGCCGAGTACCTGTACGATGAAATGGGCGTCGAGGGCGACATTCACGGCATGCTCATTGCCGTCCCCTGCACCGACTTCGCGGTGGCCGGCGCCAAGCATTTCGCCGCCAAGGACGCCGACGGCCGCACCGAGTCGAGCAAGGAACTGGTCAAGGCGTCCTTGTCGCTGGTCGAGGAATTGCGGCCGAAATTTTGGGCGCTGGAAAACCCGGTCAGCCGCATCGAAAGCCTGACCGGCCTGCCACCGGCGCGCATGAGTTTTAACCCAAACCACTTCGGCCATGCGTATACCAAGAAGACCATGCTGTGGGGGAATTTCCAGACCGATCTGCCGCTCTCGCCGGTCGATCCGGTCCTGGGTAGCAAAATGCACCAGAAGTTCGGCGGCAGCAGCCAGGAAACCAAGAACGCCCGTTCGGAAACCCCGCGTGGTTTCGCCGCGGCCTTCTTCATGGCCAACAACTACGCCGACCTGACGCCCGAGCAGCGCCTGACCGGCGACTACCCGGAAGCGTCGGGCGCGATCGCCACCGCCTTGAAAGCCGGCGTACCAGAAGACCGCGTGCGCGAGCTGATGGAGCAGACTTACGAAAACTACGACTCCGAAGCGGCCCGCAACGCCCTGATCAAGGAAGTGGCCGCGCTGAAAGAGGGCACCGGCGACTATGCCGCTGACGAGGATGCGGACGAGGACGGGCCGAGCGCGCTATCGGCCAGTGTGCCGGGCACGGTCGATGCCCCGCTCAAGTTCCACAGCGGCATGAGCCGCCCCGGCGACTTCAGCAAGCTGTTTGCCGGGCACCGCAATGTCGGAATCGAGGTCGGCGAGCTGTCGAAGGTGTCGGTCCCGAAGATCGCCGCCGCGATGGCCAACACCAATAGCCACCTGTTCGTCGATACCGGCGCCTTCCCGATCTACCAGAGCAACAAGCTGGCGTTCCTCGATGCGCTGAAAAAGCAGGACTTCTCCGACTGGAAGAACGAGGAAATGCTGTCGTTTGACCAGATTCTGGAGCGCTACAAGTCGATCCAGGACGCGATCAACGAGGCCGACGACAGCGGGTTCGCCATCGAGCGCGCCTATTTCGTCATGCCTGACGTGGTCGGCCGCCAGGCTGAATCGCTGGCCCTGGTGGGCCAGTACCAGGGCGCCATCAACGGTTTCGGCGACCGCGCGATCCTGCCGCTGCAAGCGGGTGAGCTGACGCTGACCCAGGCCTACGAGAGCGCAATGATCTCGCTGCGGAAGGACCCGGACCATGATTTCGGCCCGATCGTCGGTATCCCGAGCAACAAGGAGGCCGCGCCCAACGACCAGCTGACCGACCTGCTGAAAAAACACGGCGACCGCATCGCCGGTGTGCACGTCCTCGGCCTGTTCGCCGACACGATGCTGGCGCCGCGGCTGGACGCGATCCGCGCCGCCGGCTTTGAGGGCCATGTCAGCGCCGACGCCAACCGGCTGCGCTCGCTGATGTACGGCACACGCACGCGCGGCGATGCCATGGATATACTGCTGGGCCAGTCGGCGCCGGAAAGCGGGGCCAAGAACGGCGGTGCCCCGGCGCCAGCCGACACCAAGCCTGGCCTGAAAAAGATGCAGGACGCCAAGGCCGAGAAGGACGCGGCCAAGGATGCGCCTGCCGAGGCGGGCCAGCACAGCGGCACCGTCGGCATCGACACGCTAATCGAGCGCGCCGAAGCACGCCTGGCGGAACAACGCGCGCTGCAAAACGCTGCCGTCGAAGACGGCAATGGCAACGAATGGGTGTACGACAAGAAAATTGCCGCCATCGAGGCCCAACTGGCCGATTACCAGCGCGCACGCGCCGAGCTGCTGGCCGAAGACAAGCCGGGCCTGAAAAAGATGCAGGAGGCGAAGGCCGCCAAGGATGCCGCGACACTGCCCGAGACGGCTGCCGGGCAACAAGGTTATCGTTCGGCGCTGGACGGCTATCGCATGTCCCCACCGAACAACATCAGGACCAACATCGACAAGGCCGAATGGGAAAAGGGCTGGCTGGCTGGGGAAGCGCGCCGCGATGCCCTCATGGAAGGGGCGGAACCTGTCGTCGTGGGAGGGCGCCTTGCCTCGCCGACCTTGAATTTGCAGCATGAACTGGTGTGGCGCGACGAGCGTAGCGGTAAGGATTATGTGTCAATGGATGCGGCCAGGGACGGACTGACCGCCGCCGATAAGCAAGATAAGGATTTTGAGGCAGCATTGCCAGCCAGCGAAGTCGTCGCCGTGTATCACACCAAAGGCGGCAAGCTGGCGATGCAGATCAAGCGCAGCATGGGCCGCGATGGCCAGCCGCGCTATGCCTACACCGGGCAATACGGCGCTGGCAGCGGCCATGGCGAAGCGGACATGCGCACCTTCGTCCGGCAGGCCAAGGCGGCGCATCCGGGCATGAAACTGGTGTCGGGGCAGGAGTTTGGAGAGGCCGCGGTGCCGGCCGCCATTGACCTTGATGCGCTGCTGGACGACCAACTGAAAGCCGCCCTGTCGGACCTGGGCGACGTGCTGGGCGATGTGTTCGGCGGCGTCAAGAAGATGACCGGGCCGCAGCGCACCGCTGGCGATCTGCTGCCGGCGCTGTCAAAGGTGGTCGAGCTACTGATTCGCAAGGGTCTGCGCTCGTTCCAGCAGGCCATCGGCACGGCCGCGCGCGCCATGCGCGGCAACGACAAGACCGCGCCGTTCGTGGACCAGATCACCCCGCGCCAGTGGAAGGCGGCCTATAACGCCGTGGCCGAATTGCATGAAGGCACCGACAGCGAGGACAGCGTCAACGCCCTCAGCGCCGACGAGGTGACGGCATTGACCGGCGTGGCGCCAGCTGCCTCGGCCGAGCGCAACGAACCAGCTGCGCCACCGGCCTCCCGCCGCAAAGCACCGGGACAGGCACGCCTGCGCCAAGACTATGGTGTCAAGCACATCGACGGCTACACCGCGACCGACGAATTCCCGCACGGCCCGCCGGGCGACATTCCGAGCGGCGGCGTCAAGGAAGCCTTCCGCAAGGACGCGATGGCGTACCTGAAGGACATCGCTGGCGTCCTGCTCGACCATGGCTTTACCAACTTCACCAACAGCAGCGGCAAGGCCATGAAGGCCTATTCGTGGAACCCAGGCGGCCCGGCCGTGGCGGGCGACGCCATGCTGTCAATGGTGCACGAAGGCGCCGGCAAGGGCATTTATGTCAACATTGCCGGCGACAGCATGGTCGGCAAGCCGACGGCGTCGGGCGTGAGCGTGATGATGCGCGTCACGACCAAAGAGAATCCGACCAGCAGCGGCATGAACCTGTGGCCGGGAGCCGATCTAAGCGGGCAGGAGCTGGCCGACAAGATCATCAAACTGGTCACTGGCGCACCTGCGCGCACCGAAAAGGGTGATAATCAAGACAACGCGAAGGACGACAATGGAACTCGACCTGAAATTTCTAACCTGGGTACGCCGGGAATCGGCGAAGCTGGCGGAGAAGTGGCCGCTGGGGGGCGAGCGGGAACGCGACCTGCTGGCCCATTGGGCGAGAAACCGGCCGCAGATGATGGCGCGGCTGGAGGCAATGAAGGTGGCGCCGCAGCTGGCCCACGTCCTGCTGGACCGGGAGTATCAGGCATTCCAGCAGAACCTGCGGGCGGGAATGGGGCCGACGGACGCAACGGAACAGGCGGAACAGGACTGGCTGATGCTGGAACCGGAGTCGGAGGACCAGCCGTTGGACCTGCCCGAGCCAATTACCACATCGGAGACCCCGAGCAGCTGATCGGCGGCACCCCGAAGGTCCGTTTCGCCAAGAACCGCGCCGCCATCGAGGCCTACCGCTCGATCACCGAGGAAGGGCGCGCGCCGGTCAAGGAAGACCTTGACGCGATGGCCGCCTACATCGGCTGGGGATCGTTCGGCCAGGAACTGTTCAAGGGAACCTGGGAGCGTGCGGCGCCGAAAGAGGGCTGGGCCAGCGAAGACGCCTGGCTGCGTGGCCACCTCGGGCAGCAGGAATGGGAAAGCGCCCAGCGCTCGATCATCAACGCCCACTACACCGACCCCGTCACCGTCAAGACCATGTGGGACATGGTGCGCGCGCTCGGCTTCACTGGCGGGCGCGTGCTGGAGCCGTCGATGGGGATTGGCAATTTCTTCGCCATGATGCCGCTCGACCTGGCCGAAAAGAGCGAGCTGACCGGCATCGAAATGGATACCCTGTCGGGCGGCATGGCCAAGGAGCTGTACCCGAACGCGAATATCCAGATAAAACCTTATCAGGATAGCAAGACGGTCGATGGCTTCTACGATCTGGTGATCGGCAACTGGCCGTTCGCCAAGGACGGCCCGAGCGACCGTCGCTACATGAAGCTCAATCCGTCCCTGCACGACTTCTTTTTCCTCAAGGCGCTTGACCAGACCCGCGCCGGCGGGCTGGTGGTGGGCATCACCAGCGCCGGCACGATGGACAAGAAGGGCCGCGCCACGCGCATGGAAATTGCCAAGAAGGCCGAATTGGTGGCCGCCTTCCGCCTGCCCGCCGGGGCCTTCGAGAAGTATGCCGGCACCTTTGTGACGACCGACCTGATCGTGCTGCGCAAGCGCGCCGAGCCGGTCGCCGGCAGCGCATCATGGGTCGAGCTGGGCGAAACCCGCGTCCCGGCCGGCGAAACCATCGAAGTCAACAGCTATTTCCTGCAACACCCCGATCACGTCCTCGGCACCCTCAATTTTGGCCGTGGCCTGAACGGGCGCCCGGCAATGCTGGTCGAGCGCCCGGCCGACCTGATGGCGCGGCTGGCACAATTGCCCGGCAAGATGCCGCCCGACACCTACTCGCCTGCGCAAGGGCGCAAGCAGGTCAGCTACCTGACCAACAACACCGCCGACCGCGAGGGCAGCGTGACACTGGCCGACGGCAAGCTGTACGTGGTGCGCGGCGAGCGGCTGATGCCGCTGGCCGACGTGACCAGCTACCAGGTCAAGAGCAAGATCGAGACCGCCGCGCGCGAGGCGCAGATCGGCAAGCTGATCGCCATGCGCAATGCGTATGGCGCGCTGGTGACGGCCGAGCGCGCCGCCGACAGCAACACCGAGGCGCTGCGCAAGGACCTGCACCGCCAATACCTGGCGTTCGTCAAAGCCTACGGTTCGTTGGAAGCGTCCGACGGCATGCGCATCCTGCGCAACGTGAAAGACCCGTTCTACTCCGCGCTGGCGTCGCTGGAAATCGACGGCAAGCCGGCGCGCATCCTGAAAGAGGCGACGCTGCGCGGGCGCAAGAAGCTGGCCAACCCGAGCGTGCGTGACGCCTTCGTGATGGCGCGCAACGAAAGCATGGACGTTGACCTGAGCACCATTGCCAAACTATCCAACAAGACCGAAGCGGAAGTGGCGAGCGAGCTGGAAGGGGCCGATGCGATCTTCAAGACCCCGGCCGGCAACTATGAAGTGGCCGATATCTACCTGTCGGGCAACGTGCGGCGCAAACTGCGCGAAGCGCAGGATGCACAGGCCAACGCGCCGGCCGGCCAGGTCAGCGCCGATTTCGCGCGCAACATCGCCGCGCTGGAAAAGGTGCTGCCCAAGACCGTGCCGTACTTCAAGATCGAGGCCAAGCTGGGTGCGCCGTGGATCAAGGCCGAGCATTACCAGGGCTATGTCGCCCGCCTGCTGGGCCTCACGCGCGACGAGGACAAGGCGGCCGTCGAAGTGCGCATGGTCAACGGCTCGTGGAAGGTCAAGTTTACCGACCACAGCCTGAACAACCGGCCGGAAGCGACGACGCAGTGGGGCACCTTCCACATGGCGGCGCGGCTCGACCGGATGCTGACGGCGGCGATGAACAACCGCAGCATCACCGTCAAGTACAAGGACGACGACGGCAACATGCAGGTGGACGAGGCGGCCACCAAGGAAGTGAGCGAAAAGCTGGTCAAGCTGCGCGAGGAATTCGGCAATTGGGTGTGGAAGGACGCCGAGCGCCGCGTCTGGCTCGAAGAAAACTACAACGAGGTGATGAACGCCATCGCCACGCCCAACTTTGACGGCTCCTTCCTCGACTTCAACGGCATGACCCTGCGCCGGGGCGATGACCCGTTCTCGCTGCGCCAGCACCAGGTCGATGCCATCTGGCGCGGGCTGGTCAACGGCCGCGGCCTGTACGCCCACGAAGTCGGCACCGGCAAAACCTACACGATGGCCGGCCTGGCGGTCGAGTCGCGCCGCTACGGGCTGGCGAAAAAGCCGCTGATCTTCGCCCACAACGCCAACAGCGCGTCGGTGGCCAAGGAATTCAACGACATGTACCCGGCAGCGCGGGTGCTGTACCTCGACAACCTGGCGCCGGCCGACCTCGACGTGCGCATGCGCCAGATCGCCAACGACGATTGGGACGCGGTAGTGGTGCCCCATTCGCTCATCAGCCGCTTCGCGCTGACTGCACAGACGCTCAATGAACTGGCCGCCGAAGACATCGCGGCGATGGAGCAGGAGGCGATGGACGCCGCCGAAGACGACAACGTCCACTTGACGCTGGCGATGATGGACGACGAAAAGGAGATGAAGAAGGTGCGCAGCGCCACCGCCAAGGACCTGGTCAGGGCGCGCAACAAGATCATCAAGAGCATGCAGGACATGGCTCTCAAGTCGTCGAAAGAAGACGCGGTGTCGTTCGAGGACCTGGGCGTGGACATGGTGATCGTGGACGAGGCCCACGAATTCAAGAAGCCCCCGGTCGCCACCAAGATGAAGATGCGCGGCCTGAACACCGGCACCTCGAACATGTCGATCGCGCTGCGCTTCCTGACCGATTACGTCAAGCGCGAGAACAACGGGCGCGGCATCCACCTGTTTACCGGCACGCCGATCACCAATACCCTCACCGAGTTGTACAACATGATGCGCTACGTCATGGATGACGTGATGGCGCGCGACGGCATCAAGGACTGGGACAGCTGGTTCAACACCTTCGCCGACTCGACCACCGACGTGGAACTGACGGCGGCCGGTGAGTACGAGGCGGTCACGCGCCTGGCCAGCTTCGTCAACACGGCCGAACTGCGCCGCATTTCCGGCGAGTTCATGGATATTGTCTTCGCCGACGACATGCCCGAATTCAAGCCGCGCCAGACCGCATCGGGCAAGATTTTGACCGACGAGCTGACCGACGTCGAGCGCGAGGAACTGCTGAACGGACGCAGCGAAAACCCGGTCGGCCGGCCCTACAAGCAAATCATCGTCGATGTGGCGCCGATGGGGCTTGAACAGAAGCAAATGCTGGACAACTTCAAGCGGCTGGCCAAGGAATTCAAGGAGGCCAGCAAGCAGCGGCGCCGCGAAATCGTGCAGAGCGGCCACCCGGCGAACCCGGTTCTGGTCGAAACCGGCGCGGCCAACGCCGGCATGGACCCGCGCCTGGTGGATATGAACGCCAAGGACGAGCCAAACAGCAAGGTCAACCGCGTTGCCCGCAATGTCGCCGCGCTGTACCACGAAGACGCGCGTGCCACCCAGGTGGTGTTCCTCGAACGTGGCTTTACCGACGAAGGCACCAAGACCAAGAGCAACGGCGACGGCACCAAGACCGTTACCAAGGTGCGCAAATTCAACCTGGTCAAGGACATGGTGGCCAAGATGGTCGCCGCCGGGGTCAAGGAAAGCGAAATCGCCGTGGTTGACGGCTCGGTCAGCAAGGAAAAGCGCAAGGAGATTGCTGACGCGATGAACAAGTCGCAAATCCGCGTCGTCATCGGTCTGACCAAGACGCTCGGGGTGGGCGTGAACATGCAGGAAAACCTGCGCGCGATGCACCACGTCGATGCGCCGTGGATGCCGGGCGAGCTGGAACAGCGCAACGGGCGCGGCTGGCGTCAGGGCAACAAGTGGAACACCGTGCGTGAGTACCGCTACATCACCGAGCGGCTTGACGGGCGGCGCTGGCAGGTTCTGGCCGTGAAGGACCGTTTCATCAAGCTGTTCCTCAAGGCCGATGAAAACACCCGCATCATCGACGGTGATGCGGTCGAAATGGAAGAAGGCGATGGCGGCGATCTGGCCGCGACGCTGTCCGAGGCGGCGGGCGACCCGCGCGTGCTGGTGCGCGAAAAGCTCAAGGCCGATATCGAGAAGCTGGAAAACCGCGAACGCCAGCATACCTATGCGCTCACTGACGCCGCCGAAATGATGCGCCGCCTGGCGCAGGCAAATGCGGGAATGACGGAGACGCTGCCGAAGTTGCAAGCCGACTCGGCGCAGTACGAGGCCGGTCGCGGCAACTTCAGCGCGACCATCGGGGGCGAGCAGTACACCGAGCGCGGCGCTGCCGATGAGGCGATTGACGCCATTATTGAGGGGCTGGACAAGAACGTGGGGCAGCGTCAGATCGGCACCATGCACGGCTTCAAGCTGACGCTCCATCGCGGCATTGGTGGCTTCTACGTCGATATCCGTGGCCAGCATCAATTTGAGGCATGGACGCCCAGCGTGTCGTCGATCGAGTCGGCGATGCGCAAGCTGGCCAAGACGGCTGCCGAGTATCAGCAGAAGATCGAAGACAACAAGGCCAGTATCGGGCGCATGGCCGAAATGCAGAAGGAACCGTTCGGGCAGGCGGCGCTGCTGGAGAAGAAGCGCAAGATGCTGGCCGACCTGATTGCCGACCTGGCGCGCAACCCGGAGCCGGCCCCGGCCTGGCTGCGCCATGGTGCGCCGGCCAATACCGCGATCTACGTCAATGGCCAGCAGCGCGTGGTGGAAGGGCACAAGAGCGACAAGGACGGGTATTTCATCGTCACCGAAGAAGGCGACGTGCCTTACCTCGATGCCACCGACGCGGCTGGCATGCCGATCTATGATCCGGTCGATGGCGATGTGCGCGACGAACGGCCGCCGCTCGATCTGACCGGCACGCCGGCCGAGCCGGCACGCCTGCAACGGCGCGAAGACGACCGCAAACGGCGCGAAAGCGACCCGCTATTTGCGCGTGCCGAAAATGACGAAGCGGGGGCCGTCGCGCAGAACGGCAAAACGCCGATCATCAGCGACACCGATTTCGCCGCCGTCATCGACCGCGTCAAGGCCGCCTTCGCCAAGCGCGCCGGTGGCGCCCTCACCGTCAGCATCAAGCCAGTGCGGGGGATGGACGACCTGCCGCCGGCCTTGCAAGAGGCAGCGCGCCGCCAGCAGCTTGACCTTGGCAAAGGCGTGTATTTTGAGAACACCGTATATGTGGTGCAGCAGGCCCATAGCACGGCCGAGGAAGTGGAAAAGACGATATTCCATGAATTATACGGCCATGCCGCCACCGCCACCCTGTTTGGCGACGAGTGGGTGGCCAAGCAGAATGCACTATTGAAAGCCATCGGCGGCGGCGCGGGCCTGTACCGGATCGCAGCCGCCAACCAGATCAACCTGCACGCCTACGCCGATGGCCTGGCAGCCGACACCACCCTGACCGACGCGCAGCGCAGCGCATCCATGATGGACGAGTTGCTGGCGCACATGGCCGGGAAGAAGACTGTGCTGCGCCAGAAGATCAACGAGTTCATCGGTGCGGTGCGCGCCTGGCTGCGCGCGCACGGTTTCGCCAAGCTGGCCGAGTACGGCAACACCGACCTGGCGCACCTGCTGGCGGAGGGGCGCCGGAGCCTGGCCGCGAAAGCCACCGGCAAGGCTGGCCCGGCGATGCCGGTGTTCGCCCGCGACCCCGACCATGCGCCGGTGTTCTACTCGACGCTGACGCGCCAGATCGACAAGACGGTGACGAAATCGGCCTCGCCGCTGCACTGGGCCGAGACCATCATGGGCACCTCGTTTGCGCAGCAAGGCGTCAAGCAGGATGAAATCCAGTGGTCCGGCGTGCTGGACTGGCTGGCGATGCAGCAAGAGGCCGGCGTGAAAAAGGTGGACAAGGCGCAGCTGCTCGACTACCTGGCCGAGAACGGCGTGCGCGTAAGCGAAACCATGCAGGGCGAACCGGCGCCGGCCAGCGAGGAAGGTTTGGCACAGCGCAAGGCCGTGTTCGACCAGTACCAGCCGCAGATCGACGCGCTGCGCCAGCGCGCCGAGGACTACAAGTCGCCCAGCCGGGAAATGGATGAGGCGCGCGACGAGTGGGCGGAATTGATTGACGAGCGCGACCGCGCCGCGAACGACGCCTACACCTTGCCGGCCGACGATACTTCGCCTGGCCAGTACGGTCAATACCAGCTGCCCGGTGGCGAAAACTACCGCGAGCTGCTGCTGACGCTGCCGCAGAAGGAGATCAGCACCGCCGACTTCCTGACCACGGACGCCAAAGGCGAGCCGTTTGGCGTGCACGCAACCGAGGCGGAGGCGCGCAACGCGGCCCGTACCATTGGCGGCACCTACGAGGCTGGCGAGTCCATTTCGCGGGAGGCGGTCAAGTTCCAGTCGGCGCACTGGACGGGGGTAGGCAACGTCCTCGCCCATGTGCGCTTCAACGACCGCATTGACGCCGATGGCCAGCGCGTGCTGTTCATCGAGGAGCTGCAGTCCGATTGGCAAGCCGCCGGCAAGAGGCAGGGCTTTGGCGTGGCCGATGTGGAGAAGGAACGTGATCGCCTGCACGCGGCCGGCGATCCAGCCTGGGCGACAGTGTCCATCAGTAACGCCAGCAAGATCGCCCCGGCCCCGTTCGTCGGCAAGACCGAGGCCTGGCTGTCGCTCGCGGTCAAACGCATGATCTCCTACGCCGCGCAGAACGGCTACGACAAGGTGGCGTTCGTCAATGGCAAGCAGTCGGTGGAGCGCTACGACCTCTCCAAACAAGTTGCGCAGATTCGCTATGTCAAGCGCGCGGACGGCACGTATGACGTGTGGGCCGCCGACGAAAGCGGCCGCTCGCTGAACGACACCGTTGACAAGCAAGGACTGAAGCCTGAACAGGTCGAGGAATTCGTCGGCAAGGAAGTGGCCGAGAAGATCATCAACGGTGAGGGCCACAACGAGGATGGCGACATGGTGCTATCCGGCCTCGACCTGAAAGTCGGTGGCGAAGGCATGAAGACGTTCTACGACCGGATCGTGCCGAACGTGGTCAATGACGTGCTGAAAAAACTTGGCGGCGGCAAGCTGGGCACTGTCAACGTTGGCATCAAGGACGAGTCGCCCATCCCCCACTGGAAGACGAAGCAACCGGGCTTCGACCATTCGCGCATGATGATGCAGCCGCAGCCAGGCTTCGCCATCAGTGACGCCCTACGCGAGAAGGCGCAAGGCGGCTTGCCGCTGTTCAAGCGCGGAGAACAGCGTGCGCCGAACGGCAAAGCGTCGAACCTGCCCGCGCACCTGTGGCAGAAGGTGCGCACGCCGGAATTCAAGGCGTGGTTCGGCGACTGGGAAAAGGAGCCAGGCAAGGCATCGCAGGTGGTGGACGAGAACGGCGAGCCGCGCGTGGTCTATCACGGCACCAACGCCGACTTCACCGAGTTCGACAAGGCGAAAGTGCGCCTGCAAAGCCTGGGCGGCTTCTGGTTCGCCGAGCGCAACAACTATGTCGGCAACCTTCGGAGCGACCGGGAAGGCTTCAACCAGATGCCGGTGTTCCTGAATATCCGCCGCCCTGTTGACGGCAGCCGCTACGCGATGTTCCGCAACGGCGCCACCAGTAACGAGCAAGTGCAGCGGCAGTTCAAAATGAGCGGCAAGGACGGCGTACGCCTTGACAATGGCAGCGATTCGGTCTGGATCGCGCTGCACCCCGAACAGATCAAGTCGGCCATCGGCAACAACGGCCAGTTCAACCAGGGCAACCCGAATATCCTGTTCTCGCGCAGCCCGGCCGATATCTCGCGCCAGGTTGGATCGACCATCAAGGCGCTGACTCTCACCCGCATCAAGAATAAGCTGATCGACTACGGGCGGATAGCATTGCAGTTCCTCGGCCGCCAGCAGCTGGTCGAAGTGTACGGCAACCTGTTCCCGCAAGGGACCAAGGACAGCCTGATGGTGCAGTACAACAAGCTGGCCATGCAGATGGACGCCGACAAGAACGACACCAGCGCGCAGGCCGACACCATCGCCACCGATTGGGGCAAGCTGAAGGACCACCAGGCGCTGGCCGAACTGATGCACGACGCGACCCGCTTGCAGATCGACCCGCGCAAGAAGTACGACCTGGGCGACATCAGGACCAACTACACCGATCTGCGCGCCCGCTACGAGGCGCTGTCGCCGGGTGCCAAGGCGATCTTCAACGAGGCGTCGGCAGCCTACGAGAAGCACTACGCCGCAGTGCGGGCGGCGGTGCACGACCGCATCGGCCGCGCCATGGTCGGCAACCCGAACCGCGCTTCGATGCTGGCGCGCATGGATGCCGAGTTCTTCGGCAAGATCAAGGGCATCTACTTCCCGCTGGCGCGCTTCGGCGACTACATGGTGCAGGTGAACTGGCGCGGCGCCAATCCGAACCCAGCCATGGGACAGGCGCGCGAGGCGATCCACTTCGCCGAAACCATGAGCGAGGCGCAGGCCCTGCGCACCGAGCTGATGAAGGAATACCCGCCGGAAAAGGGCTATCAGGTGGCGCAGGTGACCCTGCGCGCCGAGTACAACGCGGCGCGCGATTCGGTTGGGCGCGGCTTCCTGCAGCAAATGTTCAACATGTTCAAGACAACCGGCATGGACCCATCCTTGCAGGATGCCATCAACCAGCTGTATCTGACCTCGCTGCCGGACCTGTCCTGGGCCAAGCATGGCATCCACCGCAAGGGCACGCCCGGCTTCTCGCAGGATGCGCGCCGCGCCTTCGCCAACCACATGTTCCACGGTGCGCGCTACCTGGCCAAGCTGAACTATGCCGACCAGCTGGCGCAGGCGCTCGACGACATGCAGCATTACGTCAACGCGCACAACCAGGACGCCGGATACGATGCGGTCAAGGCGCAGCAGGTGGTTGACGAAATGATCAAGCGGCACGACATTTACATGAACCCGAAGAACAATAAGCTGTCGAACTTGCTGACCTCGACCGGCTACGTGTTCTACCTGGGCCTGTCGCCGGCCTCGGCGGCGGTCAACCTGACGCAGACGGCGCTGGTGGCCTACCCGATCCTGGGCGGGCGCTACGGCTTCGGCAAGGCCGCCTCGGCGCTGCTGGCCGCCTCGCAGGACGCGGTGCGCGGCCACAACGACATGGGCAAGGTGCTTACCGGCGACGAGCTGCTTGCCTATGAGAACTGGATCAAGTCGGGGCTGGTCGATGTCACGCTGGCACACGACCTGACCAGCATCGCCGCCGGCAACGACAATGCGCTGCACGGCGCCATGGGCACGGCCATGAAATGGGCCTCGTTCATGTTCCACCACGCCGAGCGCTTCAACCGCCAGGCCACGGCGCTGGCAAGCTACCGGCTGGCGCGCGAGAAGGGCATGGACCACGACGCCGCCTACGCCGCCTCGGTGCAGGACACCTACGCGAGCCACTTCGATTACAGCTCAGGTAATCGTGCGCGTGTCATGCAGGGCGACGTGGCGCGCGTTGTGTTGTTGTTTAAACAGTACGCGCAGAACATGATCTACACCTTCGCCAGCAACGCGCTGCTGGCCATCAAGGGCGACCGCCAGGCCGCCAAGACCATCGCCGGCCTGTTGACGACCCACGCGCTGGCCGCTGGCGTGCTGGGCCTGCCGGTGGTGGGCATGCTGCTGGCCGCCGCTTCGATGATCGGCGGCTCGGACGACGATCCGTGGGACGCCGAGATCGCGCTGCGCAACCTGTTTGCCGACGCCTTCGGCGACAAGGCCGGCGAGGTGCTGGCACATGGCCTGTCGCGCCTGACGCCGTGGGACATTTCCGCGCGTGTCGGACTCAATTCGCTGCTGCTGCCGGACGTGCAGGAAGGGCTGGCCGGCGCACCCCTGGCCGAATCGTACTTGACCGGGTTGCTGGGCGCGGTGGCCGGCATGGCCGTGAATGCGTCCAAGGGCATCTATACCATTGCCCACAACGGCGACTGGCAGCGCGGGCTGGAGGAAATGATGCCGGCGTTCCTGCGCGGGCCACTGAAAACCCTGCGCTACGCCCAGGAGGGGATCAAGGACCGCACCGGCATCGAGCTGGTGCCGGAAACCACGTTCGCCGAGGAAGCCGGCCAGTTCCTCGGCTTCTCGCCGGGCCGCGGCCGTGAGGCGCAGGCGGGGAAAAGCGCGATCTACAAGACCGACAAGGCCTTGCAGCAGCGCCGCCAGCAGCTGATGAACGAATATGCGCACCACGTCATGCAGCAGGAAGACCCGACCAGCACCTTGCAGGCGATCCAGGCATTCAATGCGCTGCACCCGAGCCGCATGATCGCGCCGCTGCACTTGCAGCATAGCGTGCGCCTGCGCGTGCAGCATGTGGCGCAGGCCAAGGACGGCATTTTCTTGCCACGGTCGCGCAGCGATGCACGCGCCGCTGGCGCCTTCGCCGACGAAACCCCGTAACCGGCTAACGCCGGTGTATCCCCGCCCCCGGTGATACGGGGGCTTTTTTTTGCCCCAAGGAGGATCGTCAATGCCCCATTCACCACAACAAGACCAACTTATCGACAGCGACCAGCGCATGGGCGTGCCGTTGCACTGGCTGCTGTCGTCGGCCGGCACGATCCTGGTGAGCTTGGCGGCAACGCTGTGGAACGTCGCCGGCCAGAGCAACAAACTCGACCAGCTCATTATCAGCAACGCCAAGCTGGAAAAGCGCCTGGACGACCGCGACGCCCGCATCGACGCGCTGCGCGACAAGCTGTTCAGCTACGAGCGCAGCATCGACAGCGTGCAGATGCGCCTGGATATGCTGGAACGTATGCGCACGGAACAACGTAAATAACCGGAGAAATAGCATGTTCCTAACCCTGTTAATGAGCTTGGGCGGAGGCCTGATGCGCCTGCTGCCGGAAGTGGTGGCCTTCTTCAACAAGAAGGCCGATAATTCGCACGAGCTGGCGATGCTGGACAAGCAGGCCGAACTGGAGAAGACCCGCTCGGCCATGCGCCAGCAGGAAATCGCCACGCAGGGCCAGGCCGACATGAACGTGGCCGAGCTGGCCGCGCTGTCGGAAGCGCTCAAGGGCCAGATGCAGGTCACCGGCAACAAGCTGGTTGACACGCTCAACTTCCTGGTGCGCCCGGCAACGACCTATTTCCTGCTGACCCTGTACGCGCTGTCGAAGGTGGCCATGTTCGTGCTGGCGGTGCAACATGGCGTGTCCGGCTGGGACGCGATCGTCAAGGTGTATGACGAGGAAGACCGCGCGCTGCTGTCGGGCATCATCAGCTTCTGGTTCGTCGGCCGCACGCTGGACCGCCAGAACGGGCATATCAAGTGAGCCTGGCGTTGGAACTGGCGCTGCGCCTGATTCGCACGTTCGAGGGCTGCCGGCTCAAGGCCTACCGCGACATGGTCGGTATTTGGACCATCTGCTTCGGTTCGACCAAGGGGGTCACGGCTGGCATGGTCAAGACGCAGTCGCAATGCGACCTGCTGCTGGCGAGCGAGGCCGGTGGCTTCATGCTGCGCGTGCTGCAGCTGTGCCCCGAGCTGGCTCCGTACCCGCACCGGCTGGCGGCCGTCACGTCATTTGCATACAACTTGGGGCTGGGCGCCTTTACGGCCTCGACCCTGCGTCGCAAGTGCCGCGCCAAACAGTGGCGCGCGGCCGGCGCGGAGTTCGCCAAGTGGAAGTTCGCCGGCGGGCGCGAGGTGCGCGGGCTGGTGATCCGGCGCGCGCTGGAGCGTAAGGCGTTCGAGGGCGGCGGCTGACGGCTGGGGTCGCCCAGCCGGCCTATAATCACTCTATAATCGCTCTATAGTCTCCTATAAAGTCCCGAGCAAGCATCTTAGGGCGGCTTCCGGCAGATGGCCGATGATGGCGCAGCGCCGCGCGCTGGAGCGCAAGACCTTCGAGGCCGAAGGGTGATCAGAAGCTGGAAGGTTTCACCACAGCGCGCTTGAGCCACATCAGGCCGGTTTGCAGGTTGCGCTTGGCCTCGCTGACCGCTTCGCAGGCGGCGTAGGCGGTGTCCAGCTCTGGCGTGGTGCTGGCGTTAAAGCCGCCCAGCGCCTGGTAGTTGTCGTTGCATTCGGCGTCGATCTTGTCGTGCAGCGCGCGCAGCGTTTCGCCCACGGCATCGATCTCGGCAAAGATATTGGTTTTGGTGTGGTTGTTGTTCGGGTTTGCCTGGTGCTGGTTTTCCATTGCTCTCTCCTGGTGGTGCCGCGCAGCTCCCGGCGCGGCGGCGGGTTGCTTACGTCACGCTCACAGCAGCGCGTGCTTAACGCTGCCGGTGTAGCGCAGGATTTCGCGCTCGACCTGTGGATCGAGCAGCTTGGCCGGGCGCCGGCCGTGCGGGCAGGGCAGCTTTTCTACCGTGCCGAACAGGCGGCACACCAGCGGGCGTTCCTCGTACACCATGCAGCCGGTCGGCCCCTTGTGCGGGCAGGACAGGCCAGCGGCCGTGTAGCAGGCGGCGCGCGTGGCCTGGTCCAGCTTGGGCAGGCGTTTCAGTTCCCACTCGCTGGCCGGCACCGGGCCGCAGCAGTCAGTACACCCCGGCACGCACTCGAATGTCGGGATCGCGGTGCGGAACATGCGCACGATCTGGCCCTGTTTGGGCTTACTCACGGCATCCTCCAGGCTTGTTCAATACCGCTATCCGACCCGGTAATAAGAGACTGCTGCTTGCCCTTGGTGACACACAACGCCATCATGATCTTGCCCGCCTCCAAAGGTAAGACGCCGACGAACTCCCACCGGCCACCACTGTTGTCCTTGAAGCTGACGACACCTTTCAGTGTCCCTTTGGGTGGGGTGCCCGGCTCGATAGATGCTTTGAATCTTTTCGCTCTCATGGCTGTCCTTCCGGGGATGGGGCGGCGGCTGGCACGCTGTCGCCAAATTCGTTTATGGTGTATCCATAAGGCGCATGGACATACGGTTCACCCGGCGCTGCGCACTGTGCCTGCTGCAGGCGCACCAGCTCCTGGTAAGCCGGAATCCGATCGACCGGCAGGTCCGGCCTCTCCCGCAGCAGCGCGCAGCGCGCCACCTGGTCGGCATGGTTAGCTTTCCAGTGGCGGGCGTTGGCCTCTGCCTGGCGCGCAGCCAACTTGGCCTCATCGCGTTCGCGGCGCAGGATGGTCAGTTCTTCGTCGTAGGCGGCGATGATCAACATCACGACCTCGGCCACACTTTTGTCGTTCATCTTGCCCATCCTCCTGTTTTCCATACCGGCACCTTGGCCGCTTCGGCTTTCGCCACCATGTCGGCCGTCCCGGTGCCGCCGGGGAAGGCGACCACCGCCTCGGGCCGGCCCTCGGACAGCATCTGGCCATTGCGCAGCTTGCCGGCGATGGCCTGGCCATACTTGGCCCACTGCGCCTCAAACGTGCACAGCAGGACATTGTTGCGCTTGGCCCAGCTGCGCGCCAGCCGGTCGGCGCCGCGCGCACCGCCCTCGATCAACATCGTGATGCCATGCTTGCGGTGCACCGCGTCCAGCGCGTTGTCCACCGCGTCCTGGTCGGCGTAGTCGCGCCCGCCCGTCACCAGTATCCGCATCAGGCGGCGCTCCTGGCCACGCCCATATCGCAATGGGTGGGGTCGGTGCGCAGCACCCGACACAGGCACTGGTCTGACGAACAAAAGTCCTTCGAGGCCGCATACTCGCGCTCGACCCGCTCGATATCGCGCTGCACCTGCTTGCTGGCGTGACTGTCCGAGGGCGACATCGAGAACGTCACCTTGCGCCCGGAATGATGCAGCAGGACGTGGTGCTTGCTGTTCGGCGCCAGGGTCCAGCCGCGCGTGCAGGCGGCGCGCACCACGCGCTTGGTCTCCTTGTCCATGGCTATGCCTGCGCAAGGGTTGTGCTGTCGTTCGACGCTTGCGCCGGCCCGAACAGCGCTTCGACCAGGTAGTCGCGCCGGGCGTGGCCGGTTTGGTAGTAGGCAAAACTGCGCTGCACTGGCAAAGCGTCGGGCGTGATTTGCTCGTCATCGAGCCGTGCCTGGTCGGGACCGGGCGCCCATAGCTGGGTCCCGTCGGGCCGGTGCGCACGGCAGTCGGCGCGCAGGCGGTACAGGTACACCAATGCCGACTTCGGTGTGACAGCAAGCAGCACGGCGATATCTTCGTGGCTGGTGGCGCCGTGCTGAATCAGGTACTCGGCGACCAGGTTCAAGCGCCTGATCCCCTCTGGCTTGGAAAATCGCGTGCCGGCCATCTGCTGGTCTCCGTATCGTTCATGCCGCCGGGTCAAGTGCCCCGGTCTGGTCGTTCGCCGCACTGCTGTCGCGCGCCGCCGGCCGATCGCTGCGCCGGCGCCGTGCCAGCGGCATATCGGCCGGCGACAACGACTGCAGCACCAGGTCGATGCCGAGCGCACGCAAGGTGCCGTACAGGCGGCCAACGTGCATGGCGTCGGGGTCGCTTTCCAGCACCGATATCTGCGATTGGCTCAGCCCCACCTTGGCGCCGAGCTGACGCTGTGACCAGCGGCGCGCACGCCGCGCACGAATGATGGTGCCCGCCATCAGCTGGCACCACTGGTGGCTTTCTTCTTCCAGTGTCAGAGTCAATGGTTTACGCGCTGTCATCCAGTCTCCTTTTCCCCCAGCACGCGGCACGCCCGCGTCGCGTCCTACGCTTTCCTGCCGGTCCTCGGCACGAAAAACTCCCTGATATCCGCATACTTCATCGTTAGCGCCCCACCGAACGCCTTCACGAACGCCGTGTCGTAGCTGGCCGCATTGAGGTTCGGCGAACGTATCTTCACGCCCGGCACGATCTCGCACAGCAGGTTGTCGGCATCGACCGACACATGCACCCGGCAGGCATACGGCCGCTGCGCATAGATGCTGCACCCCTGCTCGGTCAGAAAAGTGCACGCCACGCCCTCGTACTTCTCTTGCAACTCGCCGCCGAACTGGTTGAAACGCGCCGGCATCGTCAGCTTCGCGCCGGTCTCGCGCGCGATCACCTCGGCCTCCTGCACCGACACCAGCGTGGCCATCTTGCAGCAATGGTTGCAGCCCTTTTTGCATGGGGCAATGCCGCTTGAGGCCTTGACCACGCCGTCAGCCAGTTGGCGCAGCAGCACCACCTTGGCCTGCTTGCTGTTGGCCGCCTTGGCCAGCTCGGCCAGCTTTTGCCCCGCCACCGTGTCGATGCGCGCATAGATCGCATCGGAGCGTTTCTGCGCCTCGACCAGCATGTCCGGGTCGGCGCCGCGTGCGCGGATTGCTTCCATGTCAGCCACGGCGACCGTACTCCTTCAGTGAGATAAACATGCCGGCAGTGCGGTGATGTTTACGTTTCCCATAAGGCGGGGCAGTGCCTGGCCGCCAGCACCCGGCGTACTCGCCCTCGCGCTGGTTGCGACTATGGATCAAATCAGTCATTGCGCTGCCCCTTGGCGATATAGCGCGGGTGGCGCAATGGTTGCGGTTCGCCGGCGCGGTGCGAGGCCACGCTCCAGGCGACATCGGCAGCCGGCGCACCGAACCAGTAACGCAGTTGCTTGGCCGTGCGCAGGTGGCGCCCACGGAACTTGCCGATATAGCGCCCCTCGCGGGCGTTGCGGCTATCACGCCGTTGCAGTGCCCACGCCAGCGCATTCTCCACCAGCTCGTCCATGGTCTGGCCCACGTCCACGGCGAATTGCGCCAGGTTGCGCGCCAACTCGTCGGGCAGCCGAAGCTCGATCTCGATCTTGTCGTCCATCACTGGCCCCTTTGGCGGGCCGGGTAGTCCGCCCCGATCTGGATGAAGTCGGAACAGCGTGACACGCCTGGCGGCGGGCAGAACACGCTGTAGGACTGCCAGGAACTGGCGGTGGCCATATAGCGGTAGCACATGCTGCGGTCAGGGCAGGTCGGGGTGGCGCACATGGAAATGTCAGCCATGATCGCCTCCCCACACCGCGATGAAATCCCGGCTGCCGTTGTGCGCGCGCGAGTACAGCCAGTCCGGGTAGATGATCCGGTGCGGCCGGTTCCAGATCGACTTGTGCCGGTGCACCTGCTCGTTGCCGATGAAAATGTAGCTCTCGCAGGCGTCCAGCAGCGCTTCCTCGTCCACGCCGAACATATTGCCGCCCGCCTCGGGCCGATCTTCGCGCCACTTGTGTGTCACCCAGCAGGCCACCACCACCTGCGGCTTGTAGTAGTCGATGGCCTCGTCGGCGGCCATCTTGAACACGTTGGGGCCGTAGCTGATGACCTTTTGGTGGGTTGCCGCGTACGCTGCCGCGATGGCCGGGTCCTGCTGCATCCAGTTATCGGTGGCGGCAATGCCCAGCGCGCCGGCCAGGGCGCCGTGCCCTGCGCCGATCTCGATCGCGCTGCGCCCGCCAATCTCGTTGCTGACCCACGCCACCAGCTCGGTCGTGGGCAAGCCGTACAGCGCGTTGCGGGCACCCAGCAAGGCGCGTTCCTCGACACTGGTGGCGCGGTAGTAGTCGGCCGGCATGATGCGCGGCCGGCCTGGCGTGCTGTCGTCCATCACCTCGTCGCTACGGTCGCGCACGTTGCGGATATCGATGATTTTCATGCCGTCCATCAGTGGAATCCCTTGTCGATACCGTCGATGTAGGCTTCGGCTTCTGCCATGTTGTCAACCTGCATGGCGACCAGCTTGATGTTGTGCGCCCTGGCCAGTATGGCGGCGATGCGCCGGTCGGCTTCCTGCTGATCGGGTTCCTTGCCGGTTTCCTTGGCAGTCAGGACGGCGGCCAGCTGGCCGATGGCGCGACAGGCCATCGCGGCGGAGAACACCACGTCTTCCCACTCCAGCACGTTGTCGTCAGCGTTGACGGCTGCGACCATTTGCTGGGTCAGGTAGGCGGCGAACGAGGCCACATGGTTCCCGCGCTCGGCGGTCATGGTGGTGGCGTTGTCGTCGGTCGGTTGTTGGTCGTTTTCCATGGTTCGCTTTCGTTATGGGGTGGGTGGCGACAGGCCAAGCGCGGCCCGCCATGCGGTGGTGGCCGAGCGCGGGCCGCAGACCATGTTCACGCCCAGGCGCTGCGACAGCAGGCCATCGACGACCCACTCGTCGCCGTCTTCCTGGCTTTCGTCGGCCCAGGAGCGCATCAGCGTGACCATGTCGGTGAGCGGCATCCAGCCCCGGATGACGCGGCAGTCGCGGGTGTGGGTGATGGTGTAGCTGCGTTCTCGTTCGGTCACGCGAAAGCTCCGGTCAGGATGGCGAAATAGCGCAGGTCGGGCGGATACAGCTGGCCGACCGCCCACTTGGCGGCGGCGTCAGCAGCGCCAAAATCCGGCCAGGGCGTGGCATGGCGCACGTTGGGCACCGTGTACACCTTGGTGATCTTGCGGCCGGCGCCATCCGGGTAGTGTTCGACGACGAGGAAACCACCGTAGACGGCGATGTAATAGGGCGCGCTCACAGCCACACCTCCACAATACAAGGGGCGTCTTGTTCCTGGCGATCTAGGCGATACAGGTCGGGCGGCAGCCGCAGCCGCACAGCATCGAGCGTCGGCGCGAGCAGGTAGGAGGCGGTCGCCTGGTGGGTCATGCCGTCCCATAGCCGTGCGACAAAATGGTCAGGGAAGTCGTCGGGTCGGGCGGAGATCACCCATATCGGCAGGCGGATAGTCGTCATTCTCATGCTGTTCCTGGAACACGGGTGCGCCAATGCCGGCCGCCATGCTTGAAGCCGTAGCGGCCCTCGCGGGCGTTGCGGCTGGTCCGCGGCACCGTCAGCAGGGCGCGCAGCGTATCCAATGTCAGCTGGTGGGCGTCAGCGTACTCGCGTTCGAGCATCGAGCGGATGCGCTCGTGGCCGGCCTGCGCCTCGGCCCAGGTGCGATAGCGCTCCATGGCGCCATAGTCACCGTCAGTAAAGAACACCATGGTCTCGAACAGGATCGGGTCGTCTTGCCGGAAGTGGTTGTGGTCGAGCGCGAGGAACACGGTGCTGACCCGGTAATGTTCGGTGCGGTCGTCACCGATCCGGCAAGCGGCCAAATTGTTGGCGTGCCACGTTCCCCACTCGATCACGTCGAAGCAGGGGACCGGCACGCGGTCGGCGCCGATCGTATAGAAGCCAGCCCAGCCGTCCAAGCTCATAGCGGCGCCACCGGCCGCGTCAGCAGTCCGAGTGTCAGCGCCTTTACCACGCAGTCGGTGATGTTGCTGCAACCGAGCTTGACGACCGCATGGCCGCGCACGTAATCCACCCGCCGCAGCGAAATGCCCATCCGGCGCGAGGTCTGCTTGGACGTGTAGCCATCGGCCGTCCATGCCAGCACTTCCCTTTCTTCGCGCGTCAGCGTGACGGTGTCGTTCACCAGCAGGGTAGGGGAGACCAGCTTGCGCACCGCCTCGTCCATCACATCGGTCAAAACGGTCCAGCGCGGCAGCTCGTTCTCGTATTCCTGCTGGCCGAACGGTCCGCTGGTGCGCAACGCGGTGAAGCGGCCGATGGCATGGTTGCGATCGGCGGCGGCCAGGGTCCAGCCGGCGCGTACGCCGAGCCGGCGCATGTCCATCCAGAACAGGTCGGGCGGCCTTCCCTCGATCGGCCACAGCATCAGTTTGGCCGAGTTGCGCGCGTGCAGTGCCGTGGGCAAGGCCGCCTGCGCGCGGTGCGCCTCGACTTTGGCCAGCAATTCGCCGTCCAGGTTGGCGAGGAATAGGGAGCGGGGGGCACTCACCGGCAAGATCGTCTCCAGGGTATAACCACAATATTCAAAGCCCAGCATGCTGGCCAGCGCGACGGCGCCTTGCAGGGCGCCGTCAAGGGTCTGGTTAGGGACCAGCAATGTGCTGGCACAACGCTCGTACCAGTGCATCAGCCAACTGCAGCCACGCTGGCCTCTTTCGCTGAATCGGTCAACCAGCCGCCAATCACCCGGTACATGTCCGTCACGCTGCCGTTGATCGGAACGTAGCGCTCGCCGGCTGCGCGGCGGGCATGCTTGGCCAGCTCATGCGACACGAACTTGATCAGCACGATCACCTTGTCGCAGTTGCGCACGCTGTCGATCTTCTTGCTGCTTTCGATGCACTCGAATTCAACGGACTGGAAACGCCGCTCAAGGTCGTCGGCGTAGGTGCTGCGATTGCCGACAATGCCGACGCGCATGACCTTGCGTGCCGGCACCGCGGGCGCGAGGGACAAGTGCGCTGGCGGCGTTGGCCGCGGCGGCGCAGCTTTTGCCAGGCCTTCGAGCAGCGCTGGCAGCAGCTGGGAGCCGATCTCGCGCACCAGCAGATCGACGAAGGGCTTGAAGGCGGTTTCCCAAGGGTTCGGCTCGGCAGCGACCGCGGCGGCGCGTGCCAGCAGCTCGCTATGCGCCTGCTGTGCCACCGCCATCTTTTGCTGGCCTTCCTCGACCTGCATGGCACGCACCGTCTTGAACGCCTCGATCAGCGGCCCGCGCAACATCGACATGGCGACCTGTTTCAGGTTTTTGCGGCGGCGCTCGTCGGGCAGCACGATCTGCGCGCTGTACACGTCGGCCGCGTTCAGGGCGCCCAGGTTATTGCGTTCGGGGTACTTGGCATGCGGGTACTGGCGGTGCAGCTCGGCGGCGATCTTGACCCATTCGGTCTTGGTCCAGAATATCTTGCAGCTGGGTGCGTGGGGGGCGGTTTGGGTGATGACCGGGTGCAGCTTGGCCGGGGCGGCGGGTTTGGCTGCTGCCTCTGGCGGGCGCACGCCGGTGAACATCGGGTCGCCTAAACGCCTGGCTTCGGCGTAGATCACCCGCAGACGCACGATCGGGGAGCCAAGGGCGTTGAAGGTGCGCTGCCTGTCAGGCGCCATCATGCCGCCGGCCTTGTTCAGGTGACCGAGCCGGAGCTGGGCCAGGTCGGGCGAGTTGAACAGGTCCAATTGCGGGAACAGCGTCATCAGCGACAGCGCATAGAGCCGCCATTCTTCCGGGGACCAGCGCACGAGCGCGTTGGGCGGTTTCTGGCGTTGACGGGGTGGGGATGGGACGCCGCCGCCAGCCTGGATCAGCTTGGCCGTCAGCTTCTTGACCATGCCCTGCGTGAGCGCCCGCTGTCGATCCCGCGGGAAGGTGGCGTGCATGACCACGACAACTTCGTGGGCGGTGAAAACGAACTGCTTCGGCGTCACGGCCTGGGCTGCGGCCCGATCGGGGAATTGCTGCCGCAAGGCCTGCGCCAGTGCGTTAAATTCCTGCTCGGTCCAGTGAATTTTGGTCATGGTGCCCCACTTGTACGTGAAAAGTTGTTCGTTGACATAAAGCAAACCATACACACAAAATTGAATGAAAGACACTGCGGAAAATACCAATTCCGGTATTAAAATTACAATACTCACGGGACAGGAATGATGCAGCCAAGCAAAACGCCCGGTATTGTACAGGGCATTGTGATTTTGTGTCGTAGTTGCCTAGTTGCTATTTGGTGACAAAAGTCGGCCGACCGTGCGCCGCCAGCGCCCGCGCGCGTTGCGCCTGCGCGAAGTTGCAAAAAAGACAACATCAGTAACCCAAGGAACCCCATTGCCAAAGCAACAGCACAAGAAGACTGCACCCCTACGGGGCGCACAAGGTAGCGGGCCTACGGCCCTATAGACTCAACACCGAAACGCTGCCGCCAAGGGCTAGAGCAGGGCGATTTACCCTCCGGGCTAAATCGTCGGCCATCCCGCCGACTCGGCGCAGGGACGCGCCTCCCTGCCGTGCCGATTGCCCCCTGCTCGGAAACGCAACGGGGCCTCGAACTCAGCAGAGTCTACAGGTGGAAAGCGCAATTCCTGTGCCAGTGGCCGGGGCGAACCGGGGTTTCTGTTCTCGTAAGAGAACGGCCTCTAAAAACGCAGGCGTGGCGGTTTTGCGCAGCAAAATCGGGGCGCAACAACGCGAGAGCGTTGGGGGTTATTGTTGCCAGTGAACAAGTCTCCTGGACCGGGTTTAAAGTAAGTATGAACTCACACAGGTAGCGGCTTGGCTAGGGCATAAGACAATACGTAAGAAGGGACGCGATAAAATAATGAATGTAATCAATTAGTTGCACGATTTCAAATTGCAGGAACTGAAACTAAACTTTCAGTTCCTGCAATTACTCTTTCAGTTTATGGTCTGTTTTTGATTGAAGTTCTTTCAAACGGTGAAAGAGCAGGCATCAAAAATTCATCCAAATTGATTGAACTCTTTGATGGATTATCTTTCATCACGTGAGAAATGTTACATCAAAAAACCTATCGTTATGATTGACACTGCTGATGTGATGTTGTTTAATGCAAAGGTTTCCAAAATTCAAACGTGCCATGAAACCTATCCTGCCATCCACGCCCCCTGTTCTCAAGACGCGACGCGGTGATATCGTGTACGAGTCTAATCCCTTTCTGAAGGGGGCTGTGGCCAACACCAATCGAGGGGTTAAGCGCATCACCAGCCAAGACAGCGAACGTATGCTTGTCGTTAGCGAAAAGAGCGGCGAGGTGCTGGGCGGGGCTGGGTTCTGGCAAACCAAGCAAGTCGATAAGACCCAATTCATCAAGCTATACGTCAACGGCGTCAAGGGCCTGGCCGACTTGACCAGCGCTGGCACCAAGTTGTTCGGCGTCCTTTACATGGAAATGCAGAAGCAGATGGGTGAGGATCAAATCTTCCTTAGCCACACGCATCTGGACAAGGCGATCTTTCCCGATTTGAGTCCGGCAACCTTTTCGCGCGGCGTGCGCGAATTGAAGGACAAGAATTTCATTGCGCCCATGATGACGCAGGGCTGGTTTTTTGTGAACCCCGATTTCATCTGGAACGGCGACCGCCTGGCGTTCGTGCAGGAGTACCGCCTGCGCGACCAGGACCGGACGCCTGCCCCCGGCCCTGTTGAGGCTGTCACTCACACCGACACGGACGAAGAAGAATGAGAGTCAACGCGCATAAGCGAAGTGCGCTCCTGGCGTCGAAGATGATCATCGGCGCCTCGCCGACGCCCGAGACCGAGCAGCAGCTGCGCAGCGAGCAAGGCTATCCGCCTGATGCGGAAGTGACCATGTCAGTGTTCGAGGTCGAGATCGACAACACCATCCGCTACTGCTGCTGGTCTGGCGGCGCGCTGATCCCTGACCCCGACGGCTCGGGCCACCCCGTTCCGCACCTGACGCCTGCCGGCGTCGGCGCGTGCGAAGCGCTGCTGCGTCTGCCGTACCTGTACGGCCCCGACGGTGAATTTCTGCACACCTTGGTCTTTCACGGCATCGCCGTAGGTAAGACGCCGCTGCGCGACAAGGTCATATCCGCGTTTCGTATGACGGCCGATGTCAACGCGGTGATCTGTTTCGTCGGCGACCTGGCCAAAGAGCTGAACGGCAAGATGGGCGTTACCTTCAACGTCTGTGACGCCGTGCCGATCGGCGAGATCGCCGGCATGCGCCGGCCTGGCGAGTCCCGTTAGCGCAGCTGGCCGAGTCAGCTGCCAGTTGTAGCCGCGACTTCGGGGAACAGCCAGCCGGGCAAGTGGTTCTGTTCATACACCATCGCCACGTCAACCAGCGCATCGAGCAGCGCTTCCTCGGCTGGCGTGAGCGCAGCTTCGGGCAGGTCCATCAGCTCACTGATCTCGCCCATGATGACGTCGTACAGCGGTGGCAGCGGCAGCGCATTGGCGTCATCTGGTCGGCGCAGGCTGCGCGCACGCCGGGCCGCCGGCGCCTTCGCGGCCGTCAGCTCGGCGATTTTGCTCTCGGCCGCCTGCAGCGCGGCCAGCGCCTCGATGTGGGATAGCTCGCACAGTGGCTTCGGCGTATTAGTCAAGGCGCCGTTCTCCTAATTAGGAACTGCGTGCGGTCCTGGTCCTTCAGCCAGATCGGCGGGGCGCCCTGGCCGGTCCAGGTCTTGCCGGTGAGCGGGTCAGCGTACAGTGCTTCCTTTTTCGGCCGAATACGCACCGGCGGTTTCAGCACCAGGCCGAGGTCGGTGGCGCCGATGCTGTAGTCGGCCATCATGGTCTTGATCTGCGCGATGGCGTCACCGCGCCCCTCCATAATGAGCAGGGCGGCGCGCGCTTGCAGGTCGGCGATCTGTTTCTGAATTTGTTGTACTTCGCTCACGGTACTCATGGTGCGCTTTCATCCCTATTCGCTAAGGCGACAGGCACGCCGCCGCGTGTTTTCGTCCCCCACGGCGCGCGCGGCTTCGCTTCAAGGTCGGCCATGGTCATGCCGGCGTCCTGCATCAGGGCCAGTATCTGCTGGGTGGCCTGGGTGCGCGCCATCCGTTGGGCGTCCAGCGCTTCTTCCTCCAGCCGGCTGATCTCGGCGCGCAGTTTGCGGTAGTGGGCAAGGTAATCGATTTCCATTTTTGTTTCCTTCGGTTAGTGTGGTTTGTGTAGATGCTGCGTCGCCCCGTAGCAGTTTGACGCGCGCCATGGGGTCAGAATAGTGACTCATTTAGTGTTTGGCGGCGTGCCGTTGCCGCAGCTTATCGAGCTTGCCCGAGGACACCTCGAATCCGTCGCCGAAGGCGCTCAGGTATTGTTGGAACGTCGCCTCATCGGGTAGGTTATTGTGCACAATCTGGCTGATGGCCAGCCCGCCAGCGATGTAGCCGAATACATGCATCGAATCTAGCGGGGGCAGCTCCAAGTGTTTCGCCAGTTCGGCAATCGCGCGCAGGAAGGCCGCTTGTTTCTCGTTCATGGCAGCGTCCTTTGTATGGTTTCCCACAGCGCACACGCGGCTTGCGCGGCCTGGCGCCGGGACATGCCGGGCGGGTCTTCTTCGGTGCCGCCGAAGCAGCTGCAGCGCCGCAGCTGGTGGCCAACTGAACCGATCACGCCGCGCATGCGGCACTCGTAATGGGTCACCTGGTCGGCACCATCGATGGTGCCGATGTCGCCCTCGGCGATCGCTTCCCCGCACAGCAGGCAGGCCTGCCCAATCGGCGGTGCGACCTGGCGTTCGTAGTCCTTCATCATGTGGGCCGGGCCGAAGAAGCCGATGGCGAAAGGGAAATCGTCGTCGCTCATGGGAATTTCCTGGTGAAGGTGGCGCTGCGGCGGTAGCACTTGGCGCTGCTGTCGTACTCCATGTTGGCTGGCGCCGCCTGTTGATAATGGCTGATATCGTAGCTGGCCTGCGGCGTCGAAATGCCGTAGAAGTCCTCGATGACGACGCGGTTGAGGGTGCCGTAGTAGTCGAGGACCATGTCGATGAAGCGCAGGCGCGCAAGCTGCGCCGCGTTGTTCGGGCCGGTCATGGCGACTCCTTACGTCGGGCGGTCAACGCCCACGCCCACGCGCACACGCCAGCGCAGCCAAGCGAGAACGCGCCGAACAGGTACGACCACCAGCCGGCCGGCTTGCACAGGTCGTGGACGGCGCAGGCCAGGTTGAGGACAACACCGACAATGGATAGGCGCTTCACGTTCATGGCAGCTTTCCCCGCGCCGGCACGTACCGCCGTATCTGCGCCAAGCTGATGCCGCAGTGTTCGATCATGGCCAGCTGTACGGTTGCGCCAAGATGGAGGTGGCCGTTGCGGATTTTACTGAGTCCCGGCCGGGAAATGCGCAGGGTCGCCGCCAGCATCGCATCGTTCTGCGCGCAGGTTTGCACGATGACAAAATCGAGCAGGGCGTTGTTCGCTATGCGCTGGTGATCGGTGACGATGGCGGCTTCGTTCATGCTGCTCATACAAGCGTCCCCAGGTCGGCGATGCCGACCATCAGCGACGGCGGGCGCGGCAGCTCGATGCCGACCGGGCGCCACATGTGCAGGCAATAGGTATGATTTGATATCCAATCAGCGCGGGGAGGGTGGTACTGCACTACGCAGTCGTCATCATCCCAAAACAGGTCCTTGATTTCGCACAGTTCCGCCCACAGCGGGCAGCGGTCGGTGCGCGACACGGAAACGTGTTCCCAGCGCGATCCGCCCTGGTCGGCGCCGTCGCTGGCGATCACTTTCAGGCGCGTGCCGTTTTTCAGCGTGACCAGGAAGGCGCCGTTGTTCCCGTCCTTGGCGCTGGTGGCGTAGGCGCTGCCGCGCACGATGCGGAATTTCTCGGGGACGCGGAACGTCATGGGCGCCAACCGGCCATGGTGTCCTTGGCAATGGCGGCGTTGAGGACCATGCCGGTGTCGCTCGACTTGAAACCGGGGAAGCCCTTCTGGTATTCAGCATCAAGCCGGTCGGCCGCACCCAGCAGGGCCGCGTCGTATTCCTCGTCGGTGAATACCTTCTTCTCGATCAGCAGGAAGGTCACGGCGCTTAACTCGGCGCGCAACATGATGGTCGCCTCGCGGTGGTCGCGCACGGCCTGGCACTCCGGGTCTTCCTTGGTGCGGGTGCCGAGCTGCCAGCTGGCGAACACGCTGCGCCATTTTGTCAGGCGGTTGAGGGAGGTGGTCAGCGCCTTTTGCAGTGGAGTCATGCCTGTTCTTTCGGGTTGGGTTGTGGGGTCACGTCAGCGTCGGCCCGGACGTGCACCACGGTGCCGTCAGGTGCGGTGCAGTAGGAGAACATGCCGTCAATGTTGCCCAGCCAGTAGACCGTGTCGCAGTCAACCGGCGGGGCACCTGGCGGCACTTGCAGGCCCCCGTCGATGGTGAAGTAGCTGCAATTGGGCAGGTTCCATAATTTCATCAGCTTTGCTCCTTGAAAGGGCGTGGGGTGTTGGCACGCTCGGCGCGCAGCGCGTTGCGGTCGGCGTTGGCTGACTCGTAGCGCTGCCAGCCCTGGTCGGCACGCAGCGTCTCAGCGGCCAGCTGGCGGTGCAGGCGGGCGTTTTCGGCGACAATGGCGTCGTAGTCGGTGGCACCGGCCAGATGCAGCGCGAGGTCGCGCGGGTAGCCACTCCTGAGCAGGTTCACATGCAGCTTGGCCGGGTCATGCCAGACCGCTTCCAGCTCGGCGATGCGGCTGCGGGCCGCCTCGGCCTTGGCGGGCAGGTCGGACCAGTCGTGCAAAGTCAGCGGCGGCGGCGGGCCTTTCAGGCCGGCGGCCACGCCGGTCAGCAGGGCGGCAAGTCGGTCGCGCAGGGCGTCGTCGTCCTGGATTTCCTCGGCCAGCTGCTCGACCGACTCGAAGAACCGTTCGATCGCCGCGCGCGATCCGGCCAGGTGCGCCACCTCGATCATGGCCGTGCCGGGCCTCACCATCACACTTTCGAGTGATGCCCTTGCTGCGGCGATGCGTGTCTTCCAGAGGCCGGATATGGTGTCGCTGTCAGTCATCTTCGTTTTCTCCTTGTGAACGTATCCATTCCGCGCGCCCGCCGGTCGGTTCCATTTCTTCCCAGGTGGCGCGGTAGTAGGCCTGGCCGCCGCGCTCGCCGTTCTCGCCCAGCGCCTGCACGTAGCCCTGCGCGCCCCATGGCTTCGGCTCGGTGACGACGAACATGCAGGCGCAGAACATGGCGTTGCGCGTCACGTCCGGGTCGGGGTTGAGCTGCATGATGTCGCCAACAGCCAGGTCGGGGACCGGCGTCATTGGCACTCCTTGGTGGCCAGCGCGTGCAGCTGCGCGGCCAGGTCGGTGACTTCGGCGAACACGTAGTCGATGATGCAATAGCGTTGGGGCTGGTTGAACAGCTCGATACCGTCAAAATTGGAAATGCCAAGCTCCTTTATGTGCGCCGCCATGCCCGGCGAGAAATCCCAGCTGTGGCCGCAATCAAAACCCAGCCACCACAACGGTGTGCTGTCGTTCAGCGGCGGGTCAAGGCGCAGCGAGGCCAAGGAAAATTCGTTGGCAAAGTTGATGTCGCCATGGGCGTGCAGCGCGATGTTTCTATACTCCTTGCCGTGCAGCGGATGCCCCGGCAAGAGGCCCACATAGCCGCACAGGTGGCCGAAGTCCGCGCGCGCGATCATGCACTGCAAGCCGGTCTGCGGATCGACCCACAGCAGCATATCCGGCTCGCTCTGCCACGGGCCGTCGCCCCAGGTGCTTTTATCGTCGAGGCGGTATTCAATTTTCTGCATGGTCTCGTTCAGTCGGTTCAGATCACCATGTAAGTATTCATGCGGCCATCAGGTTTCTTGACCATGAACACGCTGCCTGACTCCACTTCCTGGATCATCGTTTCGTACAGGCGCAGTGCGTTGGCGATGACTTCGGCGTGCGTGCCTTCCGTGATCTTGCACAGCGCGTCTAAGCGCTCGCTGGCTTCGTGCGGCATGGTCACTGTGTATTCTTTATCACGCATGTGTACTCCGTTCGTTAAACTGAGGGTTGTTGGCCTATTCACAATGTTATCAATTTGACATAATGTTGATTATGCGAAACACTTGTTGTGCAAAGACTAATCATCGCCGGGGACCTTGGGTACAACCTGGGCTGCCGTTACGGCGACCAAGCACAGACACAGCAACGCCAGTAGCGGTTTCCCTTCGTTGAACATCACCAGCGTGCCGTATGCGGCATACACGCCTGTTGCGTGCTGCACCACCAAGGCGAAGCGGGCAAACAGGCGTAGCAGGTTAAGGCTCATGGGCATGACTCCGTGGGCTTGGCCAGCACGAACTGCACGCGCACCTGGTAGCCGAGCGCGGCGGCGATGGCGTTGATGGTCAGCACCGTCAGCGTCTGGTTGCCGCGCTCGATGTTGGTGATGCTGGTGCGCTCGACTCCTGCCAGCTCGGCCAGCTGGGCCTGGGTCATGCCGCGCAGCTTGCGCAGCGCCTTGATGGTCTGGCCCAGCCCGTTGTTCTTGTCCATGTGCGCAGTCACCTGGCCATCACGCCTCGGGCATCCCGGCCAGAAAGCCAGCGACCAACTGCAGGCGCAGGTCGGTGGTCTCGAACTGGCCGTTCTTGATCATCAGGCTGCGCAAAATGTCGAGCCGCCCGCGCTTGGTGCCATCGTATTTGACCAGGGTTTCCGGGTTGACGCCCCTGGCATCGAGGATCGCACGCACGTTGGCCAGCGTCGTTGCGAGCTGGGCCTTGTCGGCAGGGCTGGCCAGGAAGTGGGTGAAGCGGCCGTGTTCCTGGCCGGCCAGCTCGTGCGCGTACTGCACGTCGCCGCAGCGCCGGTCGAGGCCAGCGCCGGTGATCGGCGCCTTCCCCTGCCAGTATTGGTCGGCCGTTTCAACTGTCAGCAGCAGGATTTCCTGCTGGCCCGGCATGTTGGCGATGCGCCCGCCGTACTGCGCCCGCAGCGCCGCCATTTTCGCCGGCGTGTTCACCGGCTGTGCCCACGCCTCTGACAGCAGGATGACCACGTCGGCATCCATTTCGTCGGCCAGCAGCCGGGTTTCCTGCGCCATCAAGTCGCGGTCTTCCGGGTCGCCCATGCGCATTGTCGGCTGCGACACCAGCCCCTTGGCGGTGTTCATCACGACAATCTCAGGCGCCACTTCCCTGCCCTGGCAGATGGTGGTGCGCGCCGTCAGTGCTATGTTCTCGGCGATGGCCATGAGGTGGGGCGGGATCGGCACCTGGCTGTCGTCGTGGAAGCGCATGCAGTTGCCACAATAGCGCTGGCTCACGTCGTCAATGTTGTGGCTGACCAGGCTGCAGAAGTGGCACTTGATCGCCGTGCCGTCGTCAAGGATGGTGTAGCGCAGCTTGGTGTAGGTGTCGGTCATGGCGTGTGCTTCCGCGGCGTGATGGTGGCCATGTTCTCGCGCACCGCGAAGCGCGCCAGCGTCAGCGTCCGGCCAGTTCCGTCGGCGACCTGCTGTGCCAGCTTGCGCAGGGTTTCGACGCGGGCGGCGTCGGCCCCAACCAGGGGCATCATCATGCCGTTCAGCTGGATCGCCGGTATCCCCTCCCCCAGGTCCTCGGTGGCAATAAAGGCGTACAGCTCAGTGATGATGTGTGGGTCGGGCATAGAGCAACTTGTAGTTTAAAAAACAGCAGGCATATTAGGTAGCATTGACGCTTTATGCAACTTTATTTCTTTTCAGAAGGTTTGTAGTGTTCGGCCAGCAACTTATCGATGAAGTCGAACAGGCACGCTTCCACCAACTTCTGGTGTGATTTCATGCGCGGCACGTTGTCCACGATCCACTTCATCTTGGCGTGGGTGACGCCGTCGAACTTGAGGTTGACGTGCTTGGCGACCTTGCGGTCGGCGTGCTGCCACGGCGGCACGTGCGGCTTCTCCTTGGCCGCTGGCGCGACCTCGGCCGCCTGCGGTGTGGCTGGCTTTGCCGCCTTCTTGCGTGCCGCTGGCTTGGCCGGCATCGCAGCTGGCGTCTCCGGGGGGGCGACGGGGGCTGCTGGCGGCAACTCGGCGGCTGCGATGAACTGGTCTTCGGCAGCCTGGCGCGCAGCGGTCGTACCGGCGATCGGCAGCGGCTGGCGAAACTTCTTCACGGCCACGGTCTTTGCCGGCGCGGTCATGATGCCACCCGCTCGTCTACCCACACTTCGGCTGCCAGCGCCGCCATTTCTGCCACGGCCTTGTCGTCGGTTTCGGCGCGCGGGTACTCGCTGGTGGCGCGGCCGTCGCGGGCGCAGCGGCGGTAGGCCTTGCGCGAATGGACTTCGGTGGCCAGGATCGTGTAGTTCTGCATGTCGGCCAGCGCTTCACGCATTTCCGCCACGTCCTGCTGCTGGGCGTTGGTGGGGGCGCAGTTGACCAGCAACACGGCGGCGAGGCCTTCGTTGATGGTGCGCACCTCGCCCACCAGCCTATCCATGGTGAAGGTCGAGAAGATATCGAACTGCGACGGTTCGCAGGGCGTGACGATCAGGTCCGCTACCATCATCGCGGCGCGCAGCTCGATCGAGTCCTGGCCACCGGCGTCGATGACGATGTGGTCGTATTTGTCCTTGAGGGCGCGCACTTCCTCCTTGAGCGACTTGCCGCGCAGGCCGATGCAGGTGATCGCCGGCAGAATGCCTTCCTCGCGCCGCGCTGCCGCCCATTGCTGCGCCGATCCCTGCTTGTCGGTGTCGATCAGCAGCACGTCCTTGCCCTGAGCCGCGCACGATACCACCAGGTTGACCGCGATCGTGCTTTTGCCGACCCCGCCCTTTTCCGCTCCTACCACGACGATTGCCATACCGCCCCCTTGTTTAATGTGATGACAAAAAGGAAGTATCTCATACGAATATGTGCAATGCAATGCTAATCATACAAATGTCGATCTGTATTGATAGGCATTAATCCACATAAGATAGGTTAAATTAGATTAATAGCAATTAAGTTAATGCTGAATACAATAAGTCACAGTTAATCGGCATTAATCTCATTAATGCCGATGAATATCATTTTAAATAAATTGGACCGATATAAGACAACATAATTTTAATTAGCATTGCATTTATTGCATTAGTTTAATGTAAGTCTAATTTAATTGGTGCTGATCTATAGTAAACAACATAAGCTAACATTATGCACTCCAACATAAATGTAATTGGTGTTGATAAGCACTAATTAGATTAAATTTAATTTGTGCAAATTTGATCAAAGTTAATCAGTGCTGATTACAATTGCACAAACTTATACTTGTATGTGCAACTTTGTGCTATTTTGTGCAAAAAGTTGCACTAATGCCATTATGTGTTTGCCACGGTGAGCAGGCGGCGCAGGGCGCTGTAGTTGGCAATTGACAGCCCGTTGGCCGGGTCGGTGAGTATCCAGCGCGGGCCGTGCATGTCGTCTATATCGAGGATATCGTCCACGATGGCATAGGTGATGACCTCCGGGTGGGCGGCCAGCCAGGCGGCGATCTCCATGGCGCGGGTGCCGGTGACGTTGATCGGCGTCACGTCCATGATCGGCAGGTCGAAGGCGTTGGCGGCCTCGTGCGCGGTGCAGGTGTAGCGCCAGTCCGACGACAGGACGACCGAGCAGCCGGTCTCGCGGCACAGGCGCCGCACCAGGCCGATGGCGACATGGTCGAACTTGGCCATGTCGCCGGGCCGGAACGAGTGCGGAAAGCCACCGAACGCCATCTGGCTGCGGCCGCTGTTCAGGACGCCGTCGATATCGAGGAATAGGACCTTGAGGCCGGGTTTAGCTGTTGACATAGATGGTGGTGAGCGCTTCTTTGAGTTTGTCCATGCCGCCCATGACGAGCATGGGTTCCTGTCCGATCGACTTGAGCAGCTCGACGTGTTTGTGGCTGACGAATTTCGTCATGACCACGACCTTGTGGCAAGCGCGCAAGCCATGCAGTTTGGCAATGCAGTCGGCATCATATATCGTCAGCTTCAGTTCGTTGCCGAATTCGCGGACGATATGCTCATGGTGGATATTGAACAGGCCGATGACAGCGACATGCTTGCGGTACGCCGACGGCGTCTTGACGGCGGGGCGGTCCTCCGCATCCTTGCGCTGTTGCGTAACGCGGGCCGCTTCCAGTGCGTCACGGATTGCCGTTCTGTCCTTGGGCTTCGGTCCAGGCTTGGCACGCACCGGCGCGGGCGGGGTCACCTCGGCGCTTGGCGCCGGCTGGGCCTCCAGCGGCAGGGCAGACTGCACCGGGGGCAGCACCCGCTGCGTTTCCTCCCATCCTGCGCGCCCGCCGATGCGCCAGTCCTCCCATGTCAGCAACAGCTCGGCTGGGTCAGGGGGCAGCACGCGCCCCGGTTCGGTGAGGAAGGTGGCGATGCGCTGACCGACCACGCCCAGGTGGTCGGCGAACTGCGCGTCGGCCCGGTTGCGGAAGATGCGGCCATCGTCGGACAGATAGGCGGTGATTTCCTGTGTCAAGGCCGCCTCCGCTTAGTAGTTCGGGTAGTACAGCAGCGTGCGCAGATCGGCGATCGACATGCCGGTGTAGTCGTGCAGCTTAATGAGCAGCGCTGCCGTGACGGGCAGGCGGTCATGGCGCACCTTGGACAGTGCCGGTGGCGACACCCCGACAGCACGCGCCAGGGCCGCGTCGTTCTTCAGGTTTTTGATTTCCAGCACGCTGTCCAGGAAATGGTTCGGGTTTTGCGGTGCTTTATTGGGCATGGTGCATCCTTTATGGTGGGGAATTAATCGAATTGCACGCCCAGCTCCTGGGCGGCGTAGGCTTCTACCTGCTGCATGAACTGGCTGAATTCTTCGACGTTCAAGTCGGTCGAGGACATCGCCCGCACGCCACCGCCGGGCAGGTCGATGACGCCGACAAACCGGCGCTTAAATAGCTCGTGCCAGCTCTCCTTGTCGTACTGGCGCCCATCCACCCACGCCTGCTCGGTGATCGCGCCCAGCACGGCCGGCCCGAAATAGCGCCGGTTCTGGTCCAGCGAACGCTTGGACTTGTAGAAGCTGACCGTCACGGCCAGGAACTTGCCCTCGCGGGCGAACACCTGCCAGTTGGCCGTCAGGAAGGCGACCAGGCCGGCAAGGTGCTGCGCCTCGCGTAGGACAAAAAGGCGCTGCATCAGTGGTGGTGCTTGTTCGGCGCTGGCGTTATGGCCACTGGAGCAGCAGGGGCGTCGGTCGCCAAGGCGATCACTTCGCGGATGCGCGCCGTGAAGATGTCCACGCCAGTAACGGGGTCAGCCGCGAATTCCACAAACAGCGTGCCCATGCAGTCGGCGATCTGCGTCAGCGCCAAGTTCAGGGCGTGCTGCTTTGCGGCGGTCGTGTCAAAGTCATTGGCCGCATCCAGTATGGAATCGACGAAGCAGGCGAAGCACGGCATTTGGACATCGGGGCCGTAGTGGGGCAGGTCCATTTCGTCGTCGGCGGCGTCGGTCAGGTCGGTGAAGTCGGTCATGGGCAGTCTTTCAATGGCAGTTGCAGCGTTGGTGTGGCCGAGCTGCGCAGCACGTCATCAACTTGCGTGCGCACTTCCTGTGATGGAAAGGATTTGAAGGTCTCGTACTCGCTGATCTGCGAGTTGTTGATGACGCCACCCGTCCGCTCGGCCAGCTCGGTCTGTTTCAGCTCCCTGCTCAAGCGCAGGAAGCGCGCTTCGGATGCCCAAAGCTCATCTGCGGTAAAGAAGGTGGACATGCCCTTGCTGGCAGCTGCGGCCGCCGCAGCCAGTGCCGCCTCCTTGGTGGCTGCGCGAAACGCGGTGCAGTAGCCAAACCAGAGGCTGGAAAAGGCGTCGCTAAAGTCACTCGCGCTGGCAATGCGACCGCCGATATCGCGCAGCAGGTCCATCAGGTCCTTGGCGAAAGCAGCGTGTGCCTCGTCTACCGTGTCGGTTTCCAGAAGGAATACGCCGAACCGCTTGTCGAGTAGGGTCTTGGTGTCGATCATCAGAATTCCCCCTGATTGACCATGGCCAGTGCCAGGCCGCGGCCGTGGCGCGCGCGCAGCTGGGCCTTGGAATGGCCAGCGGTGTCGTTGAGGATGGTCAGGTCCCGCAGGAATGGGATATCGTCCATCGGGAAGTCGGCGTTGCGGGCTGGCGCGCGTTCCGGCGGTGGTGCCTGGCGCTGCGGCGCTGGTGCGCTCTGGCCGCCACCCTCGGGGCGCCCGCCCAGCATCTGCATGGACTCGGCCACGATGTCGGTGGCGTACTTTTCGACGCCGTCCTTGTCGGTGTACTTGCGCGTTTGCAGGCGCCCCTCGACGTAGACCGACGATCCCTTTTTCAGGTACTGGCCGACGATCTCGGCCAGCTTGCCGAAGAAGCTGATGCGGTGCCATTCGGTCGATTCCTTGACCTCGCCGGTATTCTTGTCCTTGTTCTTGTACGAGGTGGCGACGGCGATGTTGGCGATCGCATCGCCCGATGGCATGTAGCGCATTTCGGGATCGCGCCCGAGGTTACCGACAATGATGACTTTGTTGACAGATGCCATGGGATTCCTTGGTGGTTAGAGTGGGTGTTCCGCGTGGATGCGCTCGATGTAGGCGGCGATGTACTGGCGTGCCGCGATCACCTTGCGCATGATTTTTTGTTCCAGCGCGCGGTCGCGCTGGTAGTGCACGACGGTTACCCGCAGGTGTTCGGGCAGCGCGTCAACTTCGTGCAGCTCGCGCTGCTCGTAGCGAATCAGTTCTTCAGGCGTGTCCACCAGGCAGTAGGCCACTTCCGCCGCCTCGGCGTCCCACAGCCACATGTAGCCGCGCATCTGCCACTCGTAGTCGCGGTCCTCGCCTTCCTCGGCCGTCATCGGGAACGTAGCGCGCGACCAGCTGGACTTGGTATCGACGATCTTCTTGCCGGTCCAGATATCGCACTCACCGGTGATGTAGTCGTTCTGGCGTCGTTCGGTGTTCTTGACGTAATTGGTGAAGAAGCGCGAGTTGTAGAGGGCGATGGCGTCGTTCTCGACGATCACGCCCTTGTCCAGGTACTTGCTGGTGACGACCTCGTGGAAGTCGAGCATGAATTCGCGCGCCCACTTCTTCAGGTAGGTCTTGGCGCCGGCCGACAAGCTGTAGTCGAACAGCTCGGCCAGCTGCGCCTGTTCCTCGTCGCTCTTGACCTTCTTCTTGGCGATGACGGCCGTGTCCTCATCGAGCAGGGCCGGGTCGATCGCCTTCGGATCGGTCATCAACTGGCCCAGGCTGGAGCAGCGCATGCGGAATTCGGGAACGATCACGCGGCCGGCTCCGCTTCGACGGCGGCCAGCTCGGCCTCCTGGGCCAGTGACAGGGCAAACTTGTCGCGCAGGGTGGCCGCCGCGAAGGTGCCTGCCTTGATGCCGGCCAGCGCCTTGCTGAAGCGGGCGGCAGCCAGCGGCTCCTTCTCCAGGGGCGGAATTTTCGCGCGGATGCGCAGGCACTCGACCATGTCGGAGCCGAGCTTGGTGGTGGAAGCGTACAGCGTCACGCGCTGGTTCGCCCAGTCCTCGATGTAGGGGCCGTACAGCTTTTCCAGCGTCTTCTGGTTGGTGACGTTCAGGATCATCGGCTTGTGCCCAGCCAGGTACATCAGGCTGTGGTCTTCCTTCTTCCCGCCCATCATCGTGACCGTTTCCTTCTGCACGTAGTTGATGGTGACGGTCATGTCGGCGCCGTTGGGCAGCGCGTAGGCGCCGATGAAGCGCGGATCGGTCAGCTGCTTCCAGTGGGTCTTGCTCAGTAGCGCGGCGACCTGGCTCATGCGCGGCCCTCCAGTTCGGTGTCGATCCAGGCATCGACAAAGGCGTCGGCGCGGTTTTCGCGCATCTGCTTGAGCAGGGCCAGCTCCATGGCGATCAGGCCGCGGTCGGTGAAGTAGGGGCGCAGGTCGCTGCCGGCCGCCAGCGTGACCAGCACGCCGCGCTCGGCGTCGGCGAAGTGCAGCGGCTGCGCTGACTTGATGCGCAGAATATCCAGGCACTCCTGTTCGCCCGGCTCGTCGCTGGGGTCGCCATTGGGCAGGTACATCGCCGCCAGGCGCGGCGCGGTGTAGTCGTAATCGACCAGCAGCTGGGCCGGGGCGGTGAGAACCGGCAGCGCCGCCGGCTCGTTGCGTTCGCCGCGCAGGTCGGCGGCGCACACCCCGAGGGCGAGATAGGGGAAGGTGTAAGAGGTTTTCAACCGCACTCCTGTTTTCGTTGAGGCAACGGAAAACAGTGTACGTAAGGTAAACTTACTTCTGCAAGACAATATTGCTAAATGCAAGTTTAGCTTGCGGTGTTGTGGCTAAAGTAACTGTTGCTTGCTTACCAATAATCGACGGCGATCAATCGTTCTCAATCGTTTTCACTGTTCTGGTGCTTGTCCGATGGCGTCCGATGGCGTCCATCGGCACCTGGCGCGGGACGCAAAAAAGCCCCGCACGCGGCGGGGCTGGTTGGCGGGGATGGGGCCAGGTCAGGCGAAGGTACTCTGCGCCACGATCACCCGGCCGAGGACCGGCGGCAGCTGGTCCGGCTGGTAGGTTTCGGGCGCTGTCGCCGGCTGGTCGGTGCGCAACTCGATGCTGCCGTCGGCGCGCATGAACACGCGCCGCACCAGCAGGCCGTGGGCCGTTTGGAACACGTAGATTTTTGACGACACCAGCGTCTTGTCGGCGGCATGGACGAGCAGCTGGTTTCCCAAGGACATGCTGCTGTCATTGGAGATAACGACCACGCAGTCGCTTGCGCGAGCGCCCAGGTCGGTCAGCAAATCCTTGCGATACGCATACGTATCCTTGCCGTCAAGGTGATCGACGACCTCATCATGGTAGTTCACGGTGGGACCCTTTTTGAACGCCTCTGCATACCGGGGTATGAAGGCATATTTATCGTTGGGGTCCACGTTAGCACTAATTCCAAGGGTCAAGTATTCGACCGTCGTTTTTAATGCGTCGGCGACTTTTTTTGTGAGGTGGCGGCGTGGCGCTGTGCCTTTTTGGTCTTCCGGCAGCTCCCACAGCAGCACCGTTTGACGCGAGACACCGACCGTGTCGGCCAACTCCTGGGGCGACAGCTTGAGTTCCAAGCGGCGCTCTTTAATTCTCGAATGTATGTCCATGAGACAGCATGGTACTACAAGTCTGTCTTGCGGTTTGAAATAATATCTTGCAAGTGCAATGTTATCTTGTCAAAATCAGTCCCTATGATAAAGATATCCAAGCGCATCCAAGACATCATCCGCTCCCGCGAGTGGGTCGCACTGGACACCGTCGCCAAGCACGCTGGGTCGAAATCGGCCCTCGGCGACCTGTTTGGTGTGAGCTACCAGGCGGTGCAGAGTTGGTACAGGAACCGCGTGCCGTTGCAGCACTGCCCGATCATGGAGACCATGACACGCGGCGCAGTGCAGTGCGAACAGCTGCGCGCCGATTACAGCAAGCTGTACGAGCGGCCATACCGCAAGGCGCACAACATTTACCGCGCCGGCGATCCGCCACGCATCTACATCGCCGGCCCGATGACAGGCTACCCGGAGCTGAACCATCCCGCCTTCCACGCCGAGGCGGCCCGCCTGCGCGCCGCCGGCCTGAACGTGGTCTGCCCAGCCGAGGTCACGCTGGACGGCAATCCCACCTGGTTCGACTACATGCGCGCCGATCTGCGTCTGATGATGCAGTGCAGCACCATCTGCCTGCTGCCAGGCTGGCGCCGCTCGAAAGGCGCACGCATTGAATACTTCATCGCCAAGTGCCTCGGCTTCGAGGTGATGGTCGCCGGGGAATTGGCATGAAGCGCAGCGGCCCGCTCAAGCGCAGCACCCCGATGCAGCGTAGCCCGATGGCCCCGCCGAAAACGGGTGCGCCGGCCAAAGGCGCCAAGCCGAAGCGGGCCAAGAAACTGACCTCACACGAGCGCCCGGTCAGCGCCGCCGAGAAGGCGCTGTGGGACCGTATGGCCAGCGAGATCGGCTGCATCGCCTGCCGCGTGGCCGGCCGCGCCACCAGCGAGTACGTGTCGATCCACCACATTGACGGGCGCACCCGTCCTGGTTGCCACCTGCTGGTGCTGCCGCTGTGTGCTGGTTGCCACCAGCAGGGCACCGGCAACGACAAGAGCCTGGTCGCGGTGCACCCGAACAAAGCCCGCTTTGAAAAGCTGTACGGCAGTCAGCTCGAACTGCTCGACATGATCCACGCTATCCTCGGAATGCAGCCATGACCGACAACGATTTGCTCGACCCGAACGTCCCACTGCACTGCCTGCGCCTCGATGGCGGCACGCAGTCGCGCGCTGCCATGGATGACGCCGCGATCGCCGAATACAGCGAGGCGATCCGCCAGGGCGCCACGCTGCCGCCGCTGATCGTGTACTACGACAGTGTCGATTTCTGGCTGGCCGACGGTTTCCACCGCTACCACGCCTACCGCGCCGCCGGCGTGGAACAGGTGATGACCGATGTGCGCACCGGCTCCAAGCGCGACGCAGTGCTGTTTTCGGTCGGCGCCAACGCCGCGCACGGCCTGCGCCGCACCAACGAGGACAAGCGCCGCGCGGTTGAAACGTTGCTGGCCGATGCCGAGTGGGCGGCGTGGACTGACGTTGCCATCGCCAAGGCATGCGGTGTTTCGTCGAACTTTGTGGGTGATGTACGCCGTCACATTAATCCGATTAATGTGACGACATCAGCCGAGCGCACTTACACCACCAAGCACGGCACCACGGCCACGATGAAAACGGCCAACATCGGCAAGGCCAAGCCGGCAGAGCCGCCCGCTACCGAAGCATCGGACCCCGCCACGGATGCGCCGCCCGATCCGGTCCTGGCCAAGGCTCGTCCTGTAGAAATCCCAGGGCGCTTGGCCGCCGCCGAACCGGACGGCCCGGCCCCTGCCGAACTGGACGCGCTGCGCGCCGAAAACGCTGCCCTGCTCGCGGAGCTGGACGACCTGAAGGCCGATCTCGCCGAAACGCTGGCCGACAACGAAATGATGGGGCGCGTGTTCGACGCCGACGACAAGGTCAAGGCCTCGATGGATGAAGCGCGCCGCCAGAAGGCGCTGGCCGACAACGCCGAGCGCACGTTGGCAGCTCGCTCGCAGGAGTTCAACGAGCGCGCGCGCAATGTTGTGTACTGGAAGAAGCGCGCCGAGAAAGCCGAGCGCGAGCTGGAAAAGGCGGCCTGACATGCAGCCCGCCGCCTACGTCAACCACAAATTCCCTGAGCCACGCCCGTTCCAGCAGTCGGCGCGGGCACTACTGCGCGAGGCGTTCGCCGCCGGCCACCGCTGCCAGATGGTGATGAGTCCGACCGGCTCGGGCAAGACCATCTTGGCGATGTTCCTGATTAACGAGTCGCTGGCGCGCGGCAAGCGGGTGATCTTTGTGGCCGACCGCCGCACCCTGATTAACCAGACTTCCGAGGTGGCCGATTCGCTGGGCCTGTCGCATGGCGTGCTGATGGCCGACAGCCTGCGCTTCGACCCGGATGCGCCGTTCCAGATCGCCAGCGCGCAGACCCTGGCCATGCGCGACTGGCCGGATGCCGACCTTATCATCATCGACGAGGCGCATACCCAGCTCAAGGTGTGGACCGAGCATATCCAGACCTGCCGCGCCGCCGTCATCGGTCTGTCGGCGACGCCGTTCTCGGCTGGCCTGGGCAAGCTGTTCTCGAACCTGATCAACGCCACCACTATGGCCGAATTGACCGCGTCCGGCGTGCTGGTGCCGATGCGCGTGCTGTCGTGCACCAAGGTCAATATGAAGGGCGCGGCCACGGCCGGCGGCGAGTGGACGGTCGAGGCGGCCGGCGCGCGCGGCATGCAGATCATCGGCGACGTGGTGCAGGAATGGCTGCGCCACGCCGACGGGCGCAAGACCATCGTGTTCGGCGCTACCATCGCCCACTGCGAGGCGCTGTGCGCGGAGTTCACCGCTGCTGGCGTGCTGGCGGCCTGCTTCACCGCCGAGACCACCGACAGCACACGCGCCGACCTGCTGGCCAGCTTCCGTGGCCCTGACGCGCTGCTGCGCGTGCTGATCTCCGTCGAGGCACTGGCCAAGGGCTTCGACGTGCCGGACGTGGCCTGCGTGTGCGACGTGCGCCCGCTGCGCAAATCGCTGTCCACCGCGATCCAAATGTGGGGCCGCGGCCTGCGCGCCTCGCCCGACACCGGCAAGACCGAACTGCTGCTGCTTGACTTCTCGGGCAACATCGTGCGCTTTGCCGAGGACTTCGAGGCGCTGTTTCATGACGGGCTGGGATCGCTCGACAGCGGCGAAAAACTCGACAAGGCGGTGCGCAAGGACCGCGACGATGACCACGAGCCAACCGGCTGCCCGAAGTGCCACTACAAGCCGTTCGGCAAGTGCTGCATGTCCTGCGGCTTCGAGATCATCAAGCAGAACCTGATCGAACACGAAGCCGGCAAGATGGTCGAGTTCACTGTCGGCAAGAACAAGGTTGGCGACAAGGCCAGCGTGTGGGCGCAGTGCGTGACCCTGATGCGCACCACCGGCGCCCCGGCCACCGCGCCGCAACGCGCCGCCTACCTCTACAAGAGCATCACCGGCGCCTTCCCGCGCAGCCTGCCCGACTTCCACGCCGTCGCTGCCGTCAGCGTCACGCGCGGCGTGATGAACAAGCACAAGGCCAACAAGATCGCCTACCGGAGGGCGGTATGACGTTCACCCAATTCGCCAGCCTGTACGGCCTGATCCTGCCCGACCTGTACCCCAGCGAGCGGGTGCGCCGCTGCCCGACCGAACAGCATCCGCGTACCAAGGACGGCGCCTATTTTTGGGACGGCCGCCGTGGCTGGGTGTCGGACTGGTCGAATGGCGCCGAAATCCACTGGTACGACAACCCGGACGCCAAGGGCTTCACCGACGCTGACAAGAAGGCCTGGGCCGAGCGCAAGCGCGCGCAGGAGCGCCGCCAGGCCGAGGTGCACCGTCAGGCCGAGCGCACCGCCGCCGCCATGCTGGCCGCCTGCAAGCCGGACGAACACATGTATTTGCGTAGCAAGCAGCTGCCTGACGTGCGCGGCCTGGTCAATGACGAGCGCGAGCTGATCGTGCCGATGCGCACGCTGGAGTCGAACCAGCTGGTTGGCGCCCAGGTCATCAAGTGGCTGATGGACGAGCGCGAGTGGCAGAAAAAGATGATCTACGGGACCCGCGCCAAGGGCGCCGTGTTCCGGCTGGGGAACCCGCGCGCACCCGAAACCTGGCTGGTCGAGGGCTACGCCACCGGCCTGACCTTGGCCATGGCGATCCGCCAGCTGAACCAGCAGGCGCAGGTGCTGATCTGTTTTTCGGCCAGCAACCTGACCCATGTGGCGGCGCAGGTGAAGGGCCGCAAGTTCGCCTTCGCCGACCACGACAAGAGCGGCACTGGCCAGCGCGCCGCCGAACAGGCGCAACTGGCGTACTGCATGAGTCCGGTCGAGGGCGAGGATGCCAACGACCTGTACGTGCGCGCCGGCCTGATGGCGGTGAGCAAACTGATGATGGAGGCGCGCACGCGCTGACGGGACCACAGGTGGCGCGGACGACACCTTAAAAAACGTGCATGGGCTTGCATCGGCCCCCACCGCGCAAAGACTGGCCCTGCTTAACCTTGCAGGCGTGCCAACGCAGCGTAGCTGAAGCGACTGCAAGCAAGGCGGCGGGGGCAAATGGTGAGACAACCCGGTGCCGAGTGAATTCAGCCTCCAGGAGGGCGTGGTGTCCGGCTGTATGGACATGGCGCGGGATGAGAGCCTGCCACCACGGCACCCCTCTCACCTTTGGAGGGCCGTGGGCCACTGGTTTTCGATTTTCAACCACAACGACAGAATGGGCAATCATGAAAACAGAAATCATCGCCATCCAGGACCGCAGCGGCTCGATGGCGCCGCTGCACCGTGACGTGGTTGGCGGCTACAACAGCTTCCTGGCCGAGCAGCGCGCCGTGCCGGGTGAGGCGCGCATCACCTGCGTGCAGTTCAACGACGAGGTGCGCACCCTGTACCAGGCGGTGCCGCTGGACTGTCTCAAGGACATGAGCGTCGCCGACTATCTCCCGACGGGCGGCACGGCGCTGCTTGACGCGATCGGCACCACGCTGGAAGCACAGGGCAAGCGCATCGCCGACGAGGGCTGGGCCGAGCTGGTGATTGTGCACATCAACACCGACGGCGAGGAAAACGTCAGCCGCAAGTACACGCTCGATCAGATCAAAACCATGATCTCGCAGAAGCAGGAGAAGGGCGGCTGGAAGTTCCTGTTCCAGGCGGCCAACCAGGACGCTTTCGCCGCCGGCAGCAAGTACGGCATCAGCGCGGCGACCACCAGCAACTTCACCGCCAGCGCGGCCGGGCTGCGCGAGGCCTACGGCTCGACCAGCATGTCGGTCACCAACTTGCGCACGGCGAGCGCGCAGCCGCCGGCCGATGCGATCGCCAGCGTGCCGCTGCCGCAGTCGCAGCCGTCCGGCGTGCTGCCTGACGCGATTGCCGGCCTGCAGCAGCCGTAATGGCCCGCCCGCACGCTGTCAGCCGTCGCCCGAAGATTTGGGTGACGAAGGAATTCGCGTGCGACTTCCGCTATGTCGTGTGGTTTTACGACATGACGGAGGCCGAGGCCGAGGAATGGCGCGAGCTGGTGCGCGTCAGCCCCGGCCCGATGATGGACTACATCGCCACGCTGGCGATGGCACTGCGCAATGGCTACACCCAAACCGCCAAGAACAACTACGTGCGCCTCAATACGTGGCTGCTGGATACCTGGCGCCAACCGATCACCAAGTACAGCGAAGGAGAACAGCCTTGAAACTGCCGCCGAAGACCTCGCGCGCCATGGCCATCGTGCAGGCGCTGCGCCAGTGCGGGCCGGTGACCTTGAGGGAGGGGATCGAGCTGCACGGCTCGTTCAACAACAAGATGACGCTGGCCCGCATGGGCGATCTGTACGAGGAACTGGTGTCGGTCGGCTGCCTGGAACGGGTCGGGACGCGCTACTGCGTCACCGAGGCGGTGCTGTCCCACTACGACCCGCGCCCGAAGGTGGCCGCGCCGCTGGTGCCGCCGCGCGAGGTGAACCGTTTCACGCCGCCGCTGGATCGCCGCTACTTCCTGTCCGCGCGCGGCACCCGCGAGGGCAGCAACGATCTGCGCGACGTGCCGAGTAAGTACGCCGAGCTGGAAAAAGAGTAGGTCCGAGTCACTTCAACGGGAGAAAGCATGTTCGGATGGCTGAAAAAATGGGGACCGGCGGCACGCAATGCGCGCGACGAGCGGGAAATCGAGGCAGCGATCGAGCGCACGGCGGCGATGGCGGCGGCGATCAACGCGCGCCGCGCCCGCGAGAAGGCGGCCCAGGACGCGGCGCGCGCCGCGGTGACGGCCCGCTGGGAGGCGGCACGTGCACAGCAAAATGAGCGCACGGCATTCGAGCGCAATGTGATACGCGACATGCAACGCGAGCGGGAGGCCAAGCTGGCGCCGCGACCGCCTGCGCAACCGAAGCGTGACAGCGAATCGACCCCGGCACCGGACACCATGCCGCTCGATATGGGCACGCCGGTGTATCTGGTGCCGATCCACCATCTGCCTTCGACCAGCGACTGGTGCGCCTCGTCCGGCAGCGATGCGTCCAGCTCGGACAGCGGTAGCAGTGACAGCGGCGGCAGCTGCGGGGGTGGCGATTGAAGCGCCCCGGTTCCCTGCCCAAGCGCCCGAAGTACGGCAACAAGAAGGTCGAGATCGACGGCCAGCACTTCGATTCGCAGGCCGAGGCGGCGCGCTGGATCGAGCTGAACCGCCTGCAGCAGCGCGGCAAGATCACCGACCTGCGCCGCCAGGTGACATTCGAGCTGGTGCCGTCGGTGCGCTTCTTTGGTTCAACGCGGGCCACGCCGGCACTGCGCTACGTCGCCGACTTCAGCTACACGCTGGCGGCCACCGGCAAGCCGGTCATCGAGGACACCAAGGGCGTACTCACGCGCGTCTACAAGATTAAGAGGCACCTGATGAAGGCGCTGTTCAACATCGACATTCTGGAAACTTAGGAGCTGACGGCATGGCACAACTGGCACAGCGTTACGTGCGCGCGGTCGGGTCGGGCAATCTGCGCTCCGACGAACTCCACTTCGACACCGATGTGCTGGCGGCGATGGCGCTGTCGTCCACCTATGGCGGGTTGCTGTTCCGCGCGAAGTATTTCAACGACCCGGCCAGCTACCGGCGCCTGCTCAACCAGTGGACGTGGATTGTGTCCACCAAGGCGGAGCGGCGCGGCTGGCCGGTGCATATCCCGGTTGACAAGGTGGCCCGTATCTCCTTGCGTATATGGGCCAATGACGTGTGCCCGGCGTGCACAGGGCGCAAGATGGTGACGATTTTCAACACACCCAGTCTGTCGGATAAGGCTTGCCCGTTGTGCAATGGCACCGGCAAGACCGAGCTGCGCTGTGACCAAAGTTTGCGTGATTACGTGCTGGACATGATCGAGGAATTGACCGCCGACGAGCGCAAGGCCGGGGCGCGCGGCGCCAGGAAACTTGGCAAACAGAACAGCGACATCAGCGATTTCATGCCGGCGCAAAAAAATGCTTGAGTTTACGGCAAGGCACCTTTATGCTTGGCGCACTGCTGAGTTGATCGGGTTGTACTGCCCACTTTGGACCCCTTTGCTTGGCATAATTCGGGCAAAACCCGTCTTTTTTTACGGGTGGCGCAAGCAGCCGGTTGGTAAAGGACGGCGACCCTTGATGCCCTTGTTCGCCCGTACCACAGCATTTCCCTTTTCGCAACAAGCCCGCTCCCTCACCAGGCGCGGGCTTTTTGCATTGGTTTACAGCTTTCGGGGCGCAAGACGCAAGACCACACCCCTATACCCGCCCGATCGGGCCTCTATAGGAGCATCACCATGACGATTTCATCCGTGCGCGCCAAGATGGTTTGCAACAGCACGTCGCAGCCGACCCCCAGCGGCGCGGTCACGCGGGTTGACCTGGGCTGCGTCTACTCGAACGACAAGAGCGAGAACGCCGACTTCACCCGCTACACCCCATGGGGCAGCTGCCAGATGGGGATCGACGCCGAAGCGGCTGCCGCGATGTTCTTCGAGCCGGGCAAAAAGTATTACGTGACCTTCACCGAAGCGCCCGACTAAGCACGCTTGATTAGCTGATCTGGCCTTATTAGCTGCACAGCTAATCAGGCCGTTTCAGCTAAACCAACCCGCAGGAGGTTGCCATGCCGACCGTGACCGCGCCGTCAAAAGAGGCTGTCCGACTATACCTGCAGGAGCGCGCCAACGCGCCCACGCCACCGGGCACGCCTGCGGAAATTCGCCGCCAGCTCGGCTGGTGGCTGCTCCCGCACAACAATCTCCCGCCAGGCTCACGCTGAGACTGACGCCGACGTTCGCCTAGTTTAGCCCGCCTTGCGCGGGTTTTTTTTTGGAGTTCCGCCATGGCTCTCGATACCCAATTGTCTAACGCTGCCGTCAACGCCGAAGGCGACGCCATGGCGACGCTGCTCAACAACGGCTATCTGCGCCTCTATAGCGGCAGCAAGCCGGCCACCGCCGACACGGCGCTGTCGGGCAACACGCTGCTGGCCGAACTGCGCTTTGGCGCCACCGCGTTCGGCGCGACCGCTGCCGGCGTGATGACCGCCAACGCCATCACCGCCGACTCGTCGGCCGACAATTCCGGCACGGCGACCTGGTTTCGCGCGCTGAAGTCGGACGGCACCACCGCCATCCTGGATGGCACGGTGGGCACCTCCGGCGCCAACCTGAATATCGCCACCACCACCATCACGGCGGCGCAAACGGTGTCCTGCTCGGCGTTTACGCACACGCTCAACAAAGCCACTTCGGGCCTGTAAGCGGGCGCGGGCAGACGGTAGGGGCGCGGCATGGCGACTTTCTACATGGACCTGGTGGGCGGTAACGATTCCAACAACGGCACCTCGTTTGCGAATCGCTGGAAGTCCTTTGCCTCCGGCGCGACCGCCGCGCGCACCGCGCCGGGTGACACGATCCGCGTCATGTCCTCCCCCGATCCCACGCTGGTAGGCAACGCCACCTGGACTCAAAACAGCAAGACCATCACGCTGGCGTCTGCCGTCACCCTGAACATCACCGATTGCGAGACTGCCTGGACGGCCAGCGCGAACGTCACCAGCACCGCCGACACCGCGCAGTTCAAGGAGAACACCAGGTCGGCCAAGCATGTGATCGCGGGAGCGTTCACCACCGGCTTGTGCGCCTATCTCGCCCCGCTCAACATATCCGGTGTGTCGATCAGCAACCGCGCGTCCAACATCGTCGGCGCAGCCTCACTGACCTTGGCCGTGAATGCCAACGCGGACGAAGGTCTGCAAACCATCACATTGCCGTTCAGCGTGCTATACAACGGAGTTTATTACAGCACGGTAACGGTATCGTCAAATAGCTGGATGGCATTCGGCAGCACCTCGACCAACGCATATTCCGGCCTGTCAGCGTCAAACCCGCCGCTGCCGACCATCCTGATCGGCGCCAGCGACGGAAGCTGGCAGCGCGTGTATTACGGCACCGAGGGCAGTACCTTCCGTATCCGGGTCGAAGGCACGAATGCTACTTCCGGCACTGTAGGATCACCGACGTGGGTGTGGGAGATCACCTTTGACTCGACTGCCCCAGGCACCATCAAGATCGATATGGCGAGCAACAGCTACCGTGCCACGCCGGTATCGGGCCTGTCGGATGGGCTTGGCAACTACATCGCCACCTTTGCCAGTGGAGTGTCGAACACCGGCTACACACTAACTCAAACAGCCACGCCCCTGACCTTAGACTTGTCGGGCTACCAGCAGGTCAGTTTTTGGGTGTACGCCAACGCCGCCATCACCGCCAACACCTTGTCGCTGCGCCTGTGCACCGACACCGCTGGCGCGACCTCAGTCCACACGATCCCTATCCCGTCGAACAACCAGGCTTCGCTGTGGTGGCCGGTAACGGTGGACCTGGGTACGAACATGAATTCCGCCATCAAGTCGGTCGCGCTGTACCAGGACGTGGATATCGCGGCAGTCACGGTGCAGATCGATAACATCATCGCCTGCAAGGCGGTCAGCAGCGCCAATTCGCTCTCGCTGACCTCGCTGATCGGCAAGGTGTGGAACTTGAACTGGGCGGCATCAACCACCTATGCCGCCAACGATATTCGTAAGCCGACACCACAGAACCGCAATGGCTTTCGCTACAAGGTGACAGCAGGCGGCGGCGGTAATTCTGGCAGCACAGAACCGACTTGGCCGCTGGAGATCGGCGCGACCATCACTGATGGCGCGCTGACCTGGGCCTGCGACGATCTGGAGGACACTTGGTACGGCATCCAGTCGATCAACGGCACCACTGTCAAACTCGATAATGGCCCGCAGACGCTGGGTAACGCGGGGCGTGGCTATGCAGGCACTACTGAGACGGTGGCCACCTACAAGCGCGAAACCATCAAGCAGGCGATGGTTGGTACGTTTACCGCATTTAATGTTGTACAAGAGGCCGGCACGGTAGGTAGCCCGATCACCTACAGCGGTGGCTGGAACAGTACGGACATGGCCACGCAGACCGGGGAAACCTGGATCGATGGACAGCATGGCAGCTACAACTACGGCTACCACCTGAACAACGTCTCGTACCTCACGTTCGACAACCTGAACACCGTGCGCTGTTATCAAGCCCTGGTGGGGTTGTCCACCATGGCCGGCCTACTCATTAAGAACTGCCACACCAACAACAACCTCGACACCGCGATATCGTTTGGTAACAACGGCCTCAACGCGCCATCCTCTGTAATTGGCTGCGTGGCCGACAACAATGGCTATGCAGGGCTTAGCCTCGCCAATCCCATGGTGGGGGTCCGCCGCGCGTCCATGAACAGTAACAACCAATATGGCGTGATAGTTACTGGCGGAACTAATCAAAACCCCTTCCAGGACATCGCTGCCAAAAATAACAGCCAGGTCGGCTTTATGCTATCGGGGGCAGCCTTTCCGATAAAAGTGGCGCGGCTGGTAACTGCATCGAACGCCAGTGCAGGGGTGTCTATCGGTGCGGGGGTAATTCTGCTCAACAGCTCCATTACCGACACCACCAAGTTCAGTGGATTTAACGTTGGCAGCAATCTCAGCGTGTATTCGCAAAAAGACGGCGGGGTGGCCGATACGCACGTTATCACGACGTATGGCGGTACGATCATTTCCACCACCGACCAGCGCCATACTGTACCGGGGATTGCCTGGAAATTCCGCCCCACCGACACCTACCGGATTGCATCCTACCCGCTCGCCTTGTCGGTGGCCAAGATCGCCTGCGCGGCGAACGCGGCTGTTTCCGTGTCGATCTGGACCCGCCGTGACAACACCAACATCAAGGGCCAGTTGATCCTGCGCGGCGGGCAGATCGCCGGTGTCCCCAGCGACATCGCCGTGAGCTGCACACCGTCCATCAACACCTGGACCCAATCTGGCAACCTCACCTTCACGCCGACCGAGGCGGGCGTGGTGGAGCTTTTCTTTGAGGTGTGGGACGGCGTGGGCACCAGCAATGCGTTCTGGGTCGATGACGAGTTGATCAGCTAAGGAGGGCGGCCATGGCGAACCCTCCCGATCCATCCAACGTTAAACTGCTGTGTCACTTCAACGGCAGCGACGGCCAGACAACGACTACCGATTCGTCGCTGAATGCACGTACCTTAACTGCAAACTCCACCTACGGCGGCGTGCTATCGACTGCACAAAGCAAATTCGGAGGCGCATCACTCGCATTAGGCGGGGTTAATGGGTCAGCCGTGCCGTATTCGGGCTTTTTTGCGGCCGACAGCGATGATTTTGCTTTTGGTGCCGGTCAATTCACGATTGAATCGTGGGCCTACTTTGCCGCAGCCCCCGGTGGCTCCGTACTTTCCATCATGCAGCAATGGGGGAGCGCGCCTAATCTAGGCTTCTTCTTCGGCATGGTCAGCGGAGCTTTGGCGTTCTACTACTCCACTACGGGGTCAGACAACCCGAACGTCGGCGCGGCGTGGACCCCAACACTGAATACGTGGTATCACATCGCCGTTGACCGCGATGCCTCTAACGTGCTTCGCGTCTACGTGGATGGCGCGGTACTGGCCAGCGCGACCGTAGCGTCAACGTTATTTAATAGTAACCTTGCCGTGGTTGCTGGCGGGCTTTCCTCATCTTGGCCCGGCATCAATGGCTATGTCGATGATCTGCGCGTGGTCAAGGGGGAGGCGGTCTACGGTGGCGCGTTCACCCGGCCTGCCGCCGCGCTGCCGGACCCGGTGTTGACCATGGCACAGCGCATCGCCGGTATGGACTGGGCTTTTGCTGGCCAGCCGTTCGTGCAGGTTGCCAAATCCGGCATCGACACCAGCACCCTGGACGTGGCGCAGGACGGCCAGCCCTTCTCGGCCTCCTATGTACTGGCCAGCAGCGGCTCGGCCGCCAGCGGCAGCACCCGCCAGGCGCAAACCGTGACGGCCACCGGATCAACCGGCGTGAATGCCACGGTGGCCACCAGCCAGGGGCAGCGCGCCACTGCCACGGCGGCACTGGCTGCCAACGCCACGGCTGCCACAGCCCAGGCGCAGACTGTTGGTGCCACGGCCACGCTGGGCGCGGACACGACCGCCAGCACCGGCCAGGCCCAGTCTGTGGCCGGGGCACTGGCCAGTAGCGAAGGGGCGACACAAGCGTTCACCGCACAGGCGCAGAGCGTGGCAGCGCTGGGCGAGGTGCGCAGCGACATGACAGCGGCCACCAGCCAGGCGCAATCCGTCGCCGCGGTTGCGGCAGTGGGCGTGGGCGCCACGGCCAGCACGGCCCAAGCGCAGAGCATCACAGCGACAGCGGTTGTCGCTGCGGCTGTGAGCGTGGCAACAAGACAAGGCCAGAGCGCAAGCGCAACCGGCCAGATCGCGGTGGACGCGGTGATCACCACCAGCCAGGCACAGTCCACGACCGCCAGCACCGCGCAAGAATTAGTCTGCAGCGTGGCCACCGGCCAGGCGCAGGGCAGTATCGCTGCTGCCAGCGTGGCCGTGGCGGCATTGGCCGGCACCGCGCAGGCCGGACAGGCAGCGCAGGCGCAGGGCCAGGTTAGTACCGATGCGCTGGCGGCGACCGCACAAGGCCAGTCGGCCAGCGCTGCCGCCGCGTTGTCAGCTTCGGCCAGCGTGGCGACTGCGCAGGCGCAGCGCGTGGCGGCCACCGGCCAGAGCGGCAGCGACAGCCAGAGCAGCAGCAGCCAGGCCCAAAGCAGCAGGGGCGATTTACTCGCCATCAGCGACGGGCAGGGCGTACAGACCTATCAGGCAGGTCAGACGGTGCAGGCCAGCGGCGAGCTGTCGGTGGCGTTCGCGGTCGAGACGCAGCAGGGGCAAGTAACCATTGCCAGCCTCGGCGTGGCCATGGACAGCAGCGCGACCACGGCGCAGGCGCAAGGCACGCATGGCGTGATTGTCGCGGGCGTGGACGGCATCGCCAGCACCGGCCAGGCCGGGCAGTCGGTCCATGGCAGCATCATCGAGTTTGTGCAGCAAGTGGGCGCCATCGCGGTGGGCCAGATCAGTGTGCGCCAGGCGGTCAGCGGGCAATTCGGGATGGCGCTGGCGGTGCAAGTCCATAGTTGCCTCCGACAGCGCCAGGCAGTCAACGGGCGGGTCGGGATGACGGCATCGGTGCAAGCCCATAGCCGCATCCGGCCAGTCCTGGCTGCTTACACCAATTTGAGGCCCGCACAATGACCACGATCACCTTACTGTATATCGGCAACGACAATATCCTGGAAGTGTGCCATGTGCGCCAGGAACTGACCGGCGACTTTCTTAACAGCGCCACGGTGTCGGTGACGCTGTTTGACGAGGACGGCACGGAAGTGACAGGCGACACCTGGCCCAAGCCCATGCCCTATGTGGACAGCAGCAAGGGCGTGTACCGCGCCCTGCTGCCGGCCAGCCTGGACTTGCTGCCCAATGGGCGCTATGTGGCGGAGATCAACGTGGACGCGGGGGCCGGATTGCTGGGCCAGTGGAGCGTCAATTGCGTGGCGCGCGTGCGCGACAGTTAAAAACCGCCCCGGATTAACCGGAGTGATCATCCAGCCACTCTCCCGAATGACCTTCCTCGTTCAGACTTTGCACCACGGAACCACCACCTTGCGCATCCAAGCTCTTGAGCTTGTCGATGAGTTGTGACGCCTCGGCCACGTTCAGGCCTTTGATCCAGCTTTCGACAGTGCCGCTACGCGCTCGCATGGTGACGCCAAAGTCCTTGTAGCGCCGATCCATGAAGCGTACCGAGTAGCCGTTCTTGGCGAGCAGCGTCAGAATGTAATTCGTCTGCTTTTCCGTCGTCATGATTAGCTCCCCATGTAAGTTAAAACGGCAACCGCCGGCAATCGTGGGCGAACCGAACCAGCGCGTGCAGCAGGTCTACTCCAGGCTGCGTGTCGGCGTCGAAGCTGGGATTGAGCGCTTTCGCGGCATCGACAGCAGCGGTGAGGCCCTTGCGCACCACCTCCTGCCCGGCCTCGTCCAGCGGTGGTGGGGCGGCTTCCTCGCGCACGATCTTGTTGTCCTGCGTGAGGTACAGTTCGCGGTCCGTCAGCATGATGTCCGCATACACCCACGGCCATTGGGTGAAGCGTTCCATATGGTATCGCTCCAGATGCAAGCGTTTCGATTTTTCATGCCGGTCGGTTTCAGCTTCAAACCATGCGAGGTTGGGTGGCAGGTCGAATATGCCGTCGTTGACCCAGCTGCGCAGCATGTTTGCGTCAGCGTCCGTGGCATCGGCGGGGATTTGCGGCTTGGCCGGTCCATCGAAGGGGTCAGCCTCGGGCATGAACCAGGCCGGAATGTCACGCGGGGCGCGTGCGGCGAAGTAGTCGAGCAGCGTGGCGCTCGATGCGGGGATTTCTGCGGCTGGCGATGTGTCGTTCATGTGGTTCTCCTGTTGGTGGTGGGTAGTTACTGCAAAGTAGGCAACAGCAGCGGCTGCGCGTTCCGATAGCGCTCCTGGTAGCCGTCCTCCCAAGGAAAGGCGCCGTTCTGCGGATCGGGCCAGACCACTTGCAGCGCGCGGTAATCGGGATTGCGGTACAGCGCCTGGAACATGAACTGGTCGGCCATGGCGCGCTCGGCCTGGACCAGTTGCACGTCAGCGGCCAGCACGTCCTGCAGGCGGGTATAGCTTGGCAGGACTTCGCCGTCGCTCATGCGCTGGGCCAGCGTGTTCAGCGCGAAGCCGGCGACCTCGAAGGGCAGCGAGAAGGTGATCAGTTCGGGCAGGTGCTTGTCGGTCAGGCCGATGGTGTAGGCGAAGCTGGGCGTGTCGTTACTGCCGCCGACTAGCTGCACCATCCAGCCGACGCGGGCGATGATCTGCTCAGGGGTTTCAAGTTTGCGCATGGTCAGCTCCCCATGAACACTTCAAACAGCGGCACCGAACCACCAGAGGCAACAGGGGTCAGGTTCTCGAAGAACACATGGTCGCCAAGGTCGTCTTTGATGACCGACTTGTGCAGCAGCCAGATGATCTCGGCATAGCTCATGTCGTGCGTGCCGTCGCCGATGTGCTTGATGTTTTTCTTGCCCCGGAACCGCCAGCTGCGCGGGAACCGAATGTCCAGCTCAGTCAAGCCGGACAGTGCGGCCAGCCGGGTAACGTCATACGGCTTGATTGCCGGGTTGTCGCCGTGGATATCCTGCTCCTGTACCGCTACAGCCGCCATAAATGCAGCGGGCGACTCGGGCAGGTTTTCGGGGAGCATGGGCCATTGAAAACGGCGTCCGAACAGCGGATGCAGTTCTTCTTCCGTGTATTCCTCGTCGTCCTCGTCGTCCTCGCACTCCGGTTCGGGCATGAAGCCCTCGGCCAGCGCGACCTGCTTCGATGTAGTGTAGAAGGTGGCGTAGTCATCGGCGACACTGCCGTTGTCTTGCAGATCGATGCCAAGCGCCTTCCAGCGGTCGAGCAGGGCAACGGCATCGGCCAGCGCCGTGCGGAACTCGTCGAAGCTGGCCGCGTCGATGGCGAGGTACTTGTTGCGCCACAGGTAGCTGTAGGTGGTGCCTTCGGGCGCGTTGCGGATGGTGGCGGCATCCTCGGCGCTCAGGCCGGGATGGACGGTTTCCTGCGGGGTCTTACGCTTGGTCATGCTGGTTCTCCTAAAGCTCATTGAAAAAAGGGTCATCGGTCGTGCTGCACACCATTCGAGCGTGGCACGCGGTCCATGCTGGCCCCACACTTTCCAGCACCGCCGCTTCCGCGTGCGCGAGAGCGGTTGCGGTCAGCAAGAAGCGTGCATAGATGTTTTGCGGGTGGTTCTTGACGACGACGTAATACACCCAGCGTTTGGCCGGGTCGCCGGGCGGGTTATGAATCGGCATGCTGGTTCTCCTGTTTGGGTTGGGCTGCAAGTTCGGCCTGGTACTCTTTCCACAGGACCGAACGGTAAAGGGTGGATAAGGCGATGCCGACCCGCTTGGCCGCGGCGTAGCCGGTCATCCCGCCGCGCACGAGTTTCATTACCTTGACCATTTCTACTGATGTGCGTCGTCCGCTCATGTTGGCTCCTTGTTCTGTTGTTGCTGGTTCCCGCTGTGCTTTGCAGCGGGATTTTAAGCCATCCCCCGCATTGGGGATGCCGACCGGGTTGATCGCCGGTCGTTGTCGCTGTTAATTCAGTTCAATCTCCTTGGTGGTGATGCGGTTAGCGGGGGTTCAGGCCGTTGCGGTCGCCGAGTGCGCCGCCAATGGCGACGACCAGTCGGCCAATCGCCAGGTGTTCCGCAATCCAGTCGCTGATGCTGTGCTGCGACATCAGTTCGACCAGCGCCACGATAACGATAGCGGCAAGTTTCACGCGCATGGATACCTCCTTAGTAGTAAGCGGTGGACGCTGCCCTGCGGTGCAGGGCAAACCGTCCGTCTATCCCATGACTGCTCTTATCGTTATTCAGCGCTCGCGCTCTAGTGGCTGCGGCCTGTTGCTGCTGGTGCCAAAGCCCCATCTTGTGGGGCAGAGGGTGCAGCATGGGCGGGCGGCGTCAGCGTGGTGGGATAAGCGCCTTCGGCGGCGGCAAGATTGAGCGGAAGACCTTGCACGCCGCTTCGCGCTTCTCGCGCATTTCACTGGAGCCGTACCAGTCTGGCCCCTCGACCCAGCAGGGGGCGGCATTGGGCAGGCTGCAAACCACTAGCTCCAGATCGGTGTCGATTTCACGCAGCAGACGGCGTAGGTGGGACGCTTCGGCGGCGTTCGGCTTGCGGTCGGACAGGGCGATGAAGTGGGACATGATGTTCTCCAGTGGACCAGGTGTCATACGTTGACAACTTCAGCTTCAGGATTAATGTCGAAGTCTGCATTGACGCAGTGCGGGCCTTTTGTATTTATTTTGAAGCCGTCTTCACTAGGGTAGCAGGCAGCTGCGTAATCGAGCGCGTCGCTTTCGTTGCCGATGATAGTGGCGACATGCAAACTGTTTTCGTCAAGAATGTAGAAGTTCATGGTGTTCTCCTGTCCTGGCCGCGCCGGGTGCACAGCTCCTACTGCCAAAGCCCCATCGTGTGGGGCAGTGGCGGAACATGGGGCGGGGCGGATCGTCAGTACGCGCTACGAGCGGTCGATAATCTCCTGACCGTCGATGCGGTCGGCGAGGTAGTGCGCTTTAAGCTCCGCTTTCAGGTCGTCTTCGTCGTCTTCGTCGCGGCAGCCAACACCGTCGATCTCGTCGAGCAGGTCGATTACTGTGTCGCGGGAAAGGTCAGCGATGGCGACCAGCACGCCGTCGGCCTTCTCGCCATCGGCGTGTGGGGCGGGAGGCTCGATCACGGTCCAGCCGCGCGCACGCATGATGTAGGCGACAGTCTGCAAAGTGTCGTGCGGCACGTCGGCATCATCGACCGAGATCATGGCGCGGCACTCGGGGCAGACCCCGGCTGGCACCAGTTCGCCAGCGCTGATGCGTTCGTGGATATGGTGAAGGTGGTGCAGTCCGTCCATATCGTCCATGGTGCCGGTCCAGTCGCAATCGGGGCATTCATACACGGTGGCTGACGGGGCCGGGGCAGGGTGTTCGACCGTCTCGCCATTGACCTCGTACAGGCTCGGCGTGCCGCGCAGGCTAACTTCGCCTATGATCGGATCGCCGCTGCGCCATGCGCCGAAGTTGGTATCTGCGCAGTGCAGTGCCCCTTTCAGCTGGAGGCGTGCGTCAGCCTCGTCGCTGGCCTTGACGCGCAGCGCAGCGGCCAGGACGACATCGAAGGCGTATTCGTTTTGCTGAGTGGCTGGCGCGGCGGCGGGTTCCCCAAGTTGGTACATGTTGTCGCGCCGGAGTCCTTCCAGCAGCGTGGTGGGTTTCTGTTCCATGGTGTTGCTCCTTTCATGTGGTGGTCGGGACAGTTCCCGCTCATGCGCCCTGGCTCGCAGGACGCATGCGCTGGTGCTGTCCTAGCCCTCGTTCTGCAGCGGGTCGTAGCCCAAGGCAGCGACTCGGTGCGCGGCGATGTTCAGGTCTTTGCCGTCATCGTCGCACGCATCCTCGTCGGCCATTTCCGGCAGGGCGTCGGGTCGCGCTTGCCAGTAGTCGTACAGCTTTTCGGCGTCGGCCACGCTGCGCAGCCCTGCGGCCATGTCCTCGTCTTGCCAGCCCAGCCAATCCGCAATGGCGACGGCTTTTTCGCGTGTATTCATGTTGTTCTCCAGTCGTGGGTGGGCTTATTCGGGCAGGGGCTTGAATAGCAGCGCGCCGTCGATGATCGGCTCCCACGGGATCGGGCCGGTGGTGTCAAGCGGGACGCGCCCGATGTAGGTCGGTTCGGTGTCGGTGTCCAATTCGTAATGCTTGCGCCACGCGATCATCGCGTCGTCGGCGGTGGACGCACGCACTAGCAGGTCTTGGTCGCCCTCGTGGTCGCGCACATAGAACATGGGCAGCACCGGTTCCTTGTGTTCGACCAGCTGGTAGCCGCAGTAGGCGACGTTGCCAACGATGATGGCCGGGTAGTCGTAGCCATCGGCGGCGCTGGTGGGTGCTTCCAGCACCAATGGGGACCACGGTTTCCAGCCAGTGACGGCCAGGGCGGTGTGGTAGGTGTCGGTGTCACGGAATTGCACGGTGGTGGTGTACTTCTGCTCGAAGTGTGTCACGCCAGCGACAACCAGCCGGTAGCTCGGCGCGGCCTGCGAGATTTCTTCCTGCTGCGCCTCGCTCAGGCCGTCAGGGTAGGGGAACGGGTAGCCGTTCGATAGAATCAGGTTCATGGTCAAGCTCCTTGGTCTTCGGTTGCGCCATCATTGGTGACAGCGGCGGGGGATACCCCGGCTTCCTCGTCAGTGATCCATATCCAGGCCATGACATAGGCCCCCGGATCGTCGCCACGCGAGACCACGGCGGGAACATCGACCTCCAGTTCACCTTCGCTCACGTGGCCGAGCGCTGCGGCGACGTAGGGATTGCTCGCGTCCTCGCCGAACAGCGGCACCACGTCGCAGAAAACGACGCCGGGCTGCCCCAGCTCCTTGGCCAGCGCGAGCAGGTCGCCGGAGTGCAGGTCGATGGCGGCGGACATGTCGTTGGTGTCGATCCAGGCAGCGGTATTGCGCAGCGCGAAGCGGATGGCTTGCAGTTGCTGCGCGGTGAGCGCGTACAGCGTCGGTTTGTCGTCAGTCTGGTTCATGTGCGGCTCCTTGGAGGATGGTGATGGTTTGCATGTTGCCCAGCTTGCCACGGTGGGCGCAGTCGTTGCACTCAGCGTAACTGTCGTTGTCCCATTCCATGTCGCCGCTGGGGCCGTCCTGCACATCATGGTCATCATCGGGCAGGAACTCGACGATGACCGATTGCAGCACGTCGAGCTTGAAGGTATGCCCGCCGCACGCTGGGCAGGTGTATTCCGGCTCGTCCTCGTCTTCCTCGTCATCGTCCGGCATGGTGGTAGGCAGGTGCGTGTTGAAACGCGCCATGTCGGCCTCGATCCGGCTCAGCCAGCGCGGCGCGATCTCCACGCCGTTCTCGTAGCCGAATTTGATCTGGCCGGCCTTGACCATGGCGTACACGCGGCCCATGGCCGGGTGCAGGCCGGTGTCGTTGGGATGGACGTGAGCCAGGTAGGCGGCGTCGAAAGTGTCAAAGCGTTGCATGGTGTCCTCCGTATGGGTGGTGGATCGGGACAGCTCCCGCGTCAGCGCCCCGTCAAGAGGCGCTGACACTGGCTCAGTCCTTCTGGTTGATCGGGTTGTCAGGATCGGCACCGGGCGTGCCCCAGCCGAACAGCGAGCCGTTGAACATGGCTCTGGCTTGTGCTGGGGTGACGCCGCTGGCCTCGTTCAACGCAGCGGCGGTCATATTGGTGTAGATCGGGTTGTAGCCCGTTTCGCCGCGTGTCACGCTGATGACAGGCGGGATGCCATGCGGGCCAGTGCACAATCCGGTGTTCTCAACGAACGCCTGCGGTGGCAGCTTGGCGAGGTTGGCGGGGTGGAGCAGACGGTCCTGAATCGCCTTCTTTTCCGCCTGATAGGCCGGTTCAAACTCGGCCACGGTGCCGTCATAGTCGCAAGCGAGGCAGGTGCAGGGCGATTCGTCGTGCCATTCGTGGCCGGTGCCGCCGTTGTGCGCTTGGTCCTCGTCGGTGCCGTCCGCAGTCAGGCGCACCTTGACGGTGGCGGTGATGTCAAGCTGGTCGCTGGCCCCGCACTGCGGGCAGAACAGGCCGAACTGGTTGTCGCATGCGGTCAGGTTGGGGTGGGTGTGCATGGTCATTCTCCTTTGACGGTGGCGAGGTTGGCGAAGGCGCGGCGCAGCGTGCCCCACGGCAGATCGAAACGGGGATCGCTGGCGCGCTTGGCATCGGCGGCGAGGAAGTCGCGCACTGCATCGGCCAGGATGGCGTGGGCCGGGAGCGCCTCGATCATGGGTTGCACCAGTTCGATATCGGCGATCTTCGCTTCCAGTTCGGCGCAGGTTTCTGACTCGGCGTCGTCATCCTGGCTAGAGGCCAGATCGTCGTTCAGGGTGGCCAGCAGCTCGGTGATGCAGTAGTCGATGACGGCCCCGGCGTCGGGGAAGAATCTAAGGTCAGTCGTTTTCATGGCATAACTCCTTGGTGGCTGGTCAGTTAGTTCTGGCAGTTATCGCACAGCCCGATCTGGCCCGATTCCAGCGGGTTGGCGCAGCGTTCGCAGTAGGTGCTGCCCATCGGGTCTTCATCCTCGTCCTCATCAGGTTGAGGGTAGGCGCGCAGGTCGATGCGCTCGCCGACACCCAGCACGGCGCAATGATCAATATCGTTGATCGGCATCCAGTCCTGTTCATCGACGCTGAACACCCGCACGATGGCGTCGGGCGGCAGTGTGGCGAGGCTGGCAATCAGTTGTGTGACGTTCATGGTGATCTCCTTGCTGGTGGGTGGTGGATCGGCATAGTGCCCGCGTGAGCGCCCCGCGAGAGGCGCTGACACTGGCATTAGGCCGCATGCGCCCGCTGGGCCTCCTTGGCGTCCTTGGCGGCATAGTATGCCTTGACCTCAGCCAGGATGGCATCGAGCTGGCCCAGCGCCTGCGCATGCACCAGTGCTACCGTTTTCTCAGTGCTGCGCGCGTTGGCGTCCAGTGCCACGGTCTTGCTGTAGTCGCCGAACAGCTCAAACGACATGAAACCGCGTTCGACCTTGTGTACGGACGCAAAGGCGCTGACGCCAGCGGCACGGCCATTCGATTCGCGCTTGCTGGTGTTGAAGCGCAGCACGCGGGTGCCCTCCAGCGCTACATCGGTGGTGGCCTGCCAGCCGCGATGCTTGCTCTTTTCCAGCCTGACTTGATGTTCCATGACGATCTCCTTGAGTGAGTGACGAGGGGGAGTGACGAACGACGAACCGGGGCGCGTGGCCCCGGCAATACGCGGGTCAGGCTTTCAACGTGGCCATGCGCTCGGCCAGGACCCACAGAGCTTTGTTCAACCGCAGGTCCTCATTGACCGACTTGATGGCGCGCGTGCGCATCCGTTTGCCAGTGGTGCCGCGCCCAGCAATGCCGCCCTTGACGAAATTTTCCTGCACCACGTTGAAGGTGGTCCACAAGTCGGGCAGCGTGTCATCACGGCGTTGCGGGCGCAGCAGCGCAGCAGGCTCAAACGGCGCGGTGCTGTTGCCGTCCAGGTCGGCAGGGTAGCGTAGCTGCACAGCGGCGGCGGCAAACGCGGCCTGCTCGCCCCGGTCAAGCTGGATACGCTTCATGACATCGACATGCTCCAGTACCTGCGGCATGGTCTCTATGATGCGGCAGCAACCGTCGATCACCATGCCGCCCACGTTGCTAGAGTGGCGCAGGCTGATCGCGCCCAGGTCGCTGGATTTGACCATCAGGCCATTGGAGCATTTGAGGCGGAACAGGCCCGCTTCGAGCTGGAAGCCGCTGGAGCGGTCATGCGAGTTGACCAGTACGATTTCAGGGATTTCAGGTTCCAGCTCGCCATGTTTCGCATAGAAGTGATGACCAGGATTGAGCGCCTGACGGTCAACCATGTCCTGCGCACGTTGAAAGCGGACCATGTGCTTAGTGAATTCGCCCTTGCCCTCAATGCGGCAAGCGCTTTGCTGGGCCTTGACCGGCATGAAGCCCTCTTTGCGCATCATTTCCACTACGTCGATGGTCGGAATGAAGGCGTACTTGTCGGACACCTCGGCCCATGCCGTGGTGGCGAAGATCGATGGGGCGGCGCGCAGGAGCTGCTGATTCGTCAGAGCGGCAATCATGATGATTCCTTTCAGAGAGATAGCAAGTGCGGGCGGAATAGCCCGTTCCTCCACTATATAGCATTACGCTACATACTTCAAGGATGAGATATGGCTACCATTACAGGTGAGCCAGCGCAGTATGACTTTGATGCAGCCGAGCTGGAGTATCACGCGGGGGGCTGGTCGATCAATGCGCTGGCCAATAAATACAGCATCCCGGAGGCCACGCTGCGCCGGCATGCGAAGAAGCACGGATGGGTGCGAGGCAATGTCGATCTGAAGCGCACGATGGTGCGCGAGGCCATGGCGGGCTTCTCACTTGACGAACAGGTGACGAACGACCTTACTATTACTCAAGTTCGTCAACTGCGTGCTGACGCCGCCAGCCAGGACGTGGCCGACATGAACATGGGCTTAACGGTGGCCCGCAAGTGCATGGCGGCGCTGCTGGTCATGTGCGACCAGGTGGAGCATCCGAAGGAGGTGAAACTGATCGTGGAGGCCAACAAGGGCGCGGTCGAGACCATCCGCAAGATACGTTCGCTGGACGCTGACGACGCGCCCGAGGCATCCGTGACGGTGGATATCGGCGACGGCTTCGCCGAGCTGCGCGCGGCCTTTAAGCGCCGCCTGGAGCAATCTACGGGCGATGCTGACGCCAGCGAGTAGGGGACAGACGAAAAAAATCCGGCTGTGGGCCGGATTCTTGGGTGGCGCTGGGTCTGTCACGATTCCACTATGTCGAGGTCGCGCAGGTCGGCGGCGAGGTAGGCGCAGAATTGGGCGAACGACCAGTCAGGGTTCCAGGTGCCGCGCGGTATGGCGCGCATCACCTTGACGCAGAAGTCGTCCTCATGTTCCGCAGTCCACACATGCGTTGCTCCGCTCTGCTTGGTTTCAGTAATGGTCAGCATAGTAGTGCCGTCAGGCGTCGGTGATGCGGTCGGCGAAGTGCTGCTCTACTTCGGCCACGGACAGGAACGTTTCAGCCCAATCCAGCGCTTCTTCCGGCGTCATCGGCACGAGATCGGACCCGCCAGAAAACCCATTGTTGCCGACTGGCTGGCGGAAGCGCGACATTGCCCCACCCTCACCAGCCAGGAAGTAACGGCGCGAGGTTGGCGTGACATACAACGTGGCCTCCCACCACGAAAAGTCACTCCGTCCCACTCCGCTTGCGGATGCGCTGCCCACCACTTCGGCCTTGTCGCTGTCGTAGCGCACGCCGTTGATGATCTTTTTCATGCCGCCATCCTTTGGTGGTTTGGGTTCATTCAGCTTGTCGTACTCCTCCGACGACACGCCACGCGAGAGGGCGAAGCGTTTGTGTTCGGTGCGATTCATGTAGACCTCCATTCGCTGATTGTGCGGGGCACATGCACCCGCTAGGTGCAGTATAGACACGCACCCGCAGAGTGCAAGGACAAACACCACTTGCAACACTGGACCACACGATGCTGACACTACCCACTGAAATCCGCGCCGCGCTGCAGGCCGCGCCGTTCGCCAGGGTGGCCGACTTGTGGGAGTTGGTCGAACGCCAGTACGGCATGCCTGGCAAGGCCTGGCTGGGGAGGAATGATCGGTTCTACTTGCTGACGCGCCTGCTGCACCGGCTTGATGCGGTGCATCCGTGGCTGTACGCGCGCTGCCGCGAGCTGGAAGCGGCCCCGGATGGGCACCTGGACCTCTGGGCGCGCGAGCATTACAAGTCAACCCTTGGGACGTTCGCTGGCATCATCCAGGAGCTACTGATTAACCCTGAGTGCACCATCGGGATTTTCAGCCACACCAAGCCGGTCGCCCGCAAGTTCCTACTCCAGATCAAGCAGGAGCTGGAAGCGAACAGGGAGCTGCAAGAGACCTACCCGGACGTGCTGTACGCCGACCCGCGCAACGAGTCGTCCAAGTGGTCCGAAGAAAAAGGGATCGTGGTACGCCGCCGCAGCAACCCAAAAGAGGCGTCAGTCGAAGCACATGGGCTGGTGGATGGCCAGCCAACCGGGGCGCACTTCATGCTGCGCGTATATGACGACGTTGTCACCCGCGAGTCCGTCAGCACGCCGGACCAAGTGAGCAAGACCACCAGTGCATGGGAGCTGTCCGACAATCTGGGCGCACGCGGCGAGGACGGCAAGACGCGCGCATGGCATTTTGGGACCCGCTACAGTTTTGCCGACAGCTACAACGACATTCTGGAGCGCGGCGCGCTGATTCCGCGCCTGTTCGCCGCCACCCACAACGGCATGCCCGATGGAGTGCCGGTATTCCTGACGCCCGAAGCGTGGGCCGCGAAGAAGCTGGTGCAGGGACCAGCGACGATAGCGTGCCAACAACTGCAAAATCCCGCCGCTGGCAATGAGGCTATGTTCCGCAAGGAGTGGTTGAGCTTCATCGACATCAGGCCCGCAACCCTGAACGTCTACATCATGGTGGACCCGGCCCACAGCAAAAAGAAGGGATCGGACAACACGGCGATGGCCGTTGTCGGCATCGACAGCGGCGGCAACAAGTACCTGCTGGACGGCTACCGCCACAAGATGGGCCTACGCGAGCGCTGGGAAGCCCTGCGCGGCCTGCGCAAGGTGTGGCTCGCACAACCGGGCGTGCAGATGGTGCGCGTCGGATATGAGCGTTACGGGATGCAAGCGGACCTTGAGTATTTCGAGGAACAGATGCAGCGTGACAAAGACGCATTCGAGATCGCGGAGTTGAACTGGACCAGCGACGGTGCGCAGGCCAAGGACGACAGGGTGCAGCGTTTGCAGCCCGACTTCATGGCGCACAAGTTCTTCCTGGCTGCGGTGACGCAGACGGAGACCAGCAACCAACGCCGCATCCGCGAGCAGGGGCAGGCCTTCCGCATCTTCAAGCCAGTCAGCCGCAGAGATCACGAGGGCAACGTGTATTCGTTGAACAAGGGGTTCCTGGAAGAATTCCTCACGTATCCCTTCAGCGCCAAGAAGGACCTGATCGACGCGGTGAGCCGCATCCATGACATGGAGCCGGTGCCGCCAACCCTGATCGACGAACGGATGCTGGAGCCGGAGACCTACGCCGACGGCATGTAAGCCAGCGGCCCGCCGCACCGAAGCCACGGAGGACACCATGCGTACCCGCTGCCGTCGTCGCTACACCGAACCCGGTCCCATCGTCCAGGCCCTTGCGATGCTGCTCGGGCTGCTGATGCTGGCCGCAGCAACCGCTGCGGTGGTGCTGCTGGCGCGCTCGCTCAACCCCTGTTTCTGCTGGTAGGAACATACCAGCGCATCCATTTAAACGCCGCCACGGCCCGCTATGCAAGCCGGATTGCGGCTTTATCGGAGAAACCACGCATGGAACTGCCCGAACTGGTGTGCGGCGTCACGCACATGCTGGAACACGCGCTCTACGAGCATATCAAGGACTACCAGGGCAGACAGCCGCTGCGCTTCGAGCTGCACCCGGCGCTGAAGCCCGAGCTGTACAGCGAGCAAAGGTTCTATCGGGACCTGATCGCACCTGACCAGTTCCACGGCGTCGAGATCGTGTTCACCGTGCAGGCCAGCCAACCGCGCCTGATCACCTACCGCAATGAAGTGCAGTACATCTGACCCAAGGACACGCTATGCCCAAGCTCATGCCACCGCTGCCACCGTCGCCAGTGCAAGCCCCGATGCCACCCCAGCCGGTCGCCAGTGTCGCGCCGGTGCAGCAGCCGCCGATGCCGCCCGCGCTGTCGCCGATGGCCCGCCCGCCAGTCGCTGCCAGCCAGCGCGTGGTGCCCAGCGTGACGACCCCGCGCGGCGTGGTGCGCACCGACACGCATAACGCCGCCAACAACCATGTGCCAGCGTCCGCCAAGCACCAGGGCCGCGGCTTCAAAGGGGGCTGACATGCTTGATCCAACCATCCCCAGCTTCACCGACCAGCTCTGGTCCAACGAGGTCGGGCTGGCCGACCCGGAAGCGAACACGCCATCCCCCGGCGGCACCTACACGTTCAGCAATGGGCGCACGCGCACCGACAACACGCTGTACGACCCGCGCCCGCTGAACGAGGCACCGCCACCTTGAAGGAGCCGCCCATGCCTTACCTGATTTGGCAGATATCGCGCCGCTGCTGGCGCGGTGCCGACCTGTTCAACATGACGCCGCGCGGCCAGTACCTGATGCTACGCAGCCGCCAGCGCTACGCCCAGCGCGCCGACGCCTATCTGCCCAGCCTGGAACCCCTGCGCGGCGAGATCGGGACCATCGAATCCTTCCGCTTCATCGGCAGCGTGGCAGACGCGGCGCCTGCACTGTGAGCTTCCCACGCACCCGCCAAGAGGCCATGGACGAGAAGCGCGATCTGGCGCGCGCCGACTACGACGCGCTGCCGGAAGCGATCAAGCACTACTACAGCTGGGAACAGTACCAGTGGCTATCGGATAACGAGAAGGCCAGCTTGATCCAGTCCGAAACAGAGCCAGACCAGTACGACAACTGACGCCCGCGCCGCCGGTGCGCTGCGTCCCAAGCTGGGAAGACCGGGCAAGGTCAACCCCTCAAACAGGACCACCCCAATGACACGACTGCTCAACGGCCTGGACGAAACGGCTGTCACCACCGCCAACGACCACATCATGGCCAAGACCATGGCCGATGCGCTGGTGGCGCACTATCCCGCGCCGCACTTGTGGGCGGTGTCGGCTGACTCCAAGACCGGGCTGTGCATCATCCGCAACCTGCTGCTGTCGGGGAACATGGGCTTTGTCCTCAAGATTCCCGATATCTACAGCGCCAGTGCGTTCAAGGCCGATGTGATCCGTGCGGGCGGCGAACTGCTGGAGCGCTACCGCCTGAACGTTGGCCGCTTCAACGAGCAGCAGTACGCGGACCTTAAAACCGACTTCAAGGGCGAATTCACATTCGACACATGATGACCACTTCCCCTCCCGACTGGCTGACGCTGGCACGCGATGCCTACACCGCGTCCACGTCCTACTTTGACGCTTCGATCCGGCAGCAGATCGAGGCCGACTTGCGCCAGTCGCAGGGGCAGCACCCGGTCGGCTCCAAGTACCTGGCCGACAAGAGCCGGTCGCGCCTGTTCCGGCCCAAGACGCGCGCCACGATCCGCAAGAATGAAGCGGTGGCCGCCGAAGCCTTCTTTTCGACCAAGGACGTGGTGCAAATCGGCGCGGAGAACGACAACGATCCGGTGCAGCAGGCCAGCGCCGCCATGATGTTCGAGCTGCTGCAGTACCGCCTGACCAAGAGCATTCCATGGTTCCTGACCTTGGTGGGCGCGTACCAGGATGCGCAGACAGTGGGTGTCGTCGCCAGTTACCAGTATTGGGAATACAACGAAAAGAAGAAGCTGGACCGCCCGCAAGTGCGCCTGATCCCGATTGAAAACCTACGTTTTGACCCTGGCGCTTCCTGGACCGATCCGGTCGGCACCAGCCCCTATTTGGTCGAGCTGATCCCGATGTACCTGGGCGAGGTCAAGGCGCGCATGAACACGCCGGACCCGAAGACCGGCGAGGCCAAGTGGAACCTGCTGCCAGACGCCGTCATCATGTCGGCCACCAAGAGCTACGGCGACACCATCCGCATGCAGCGCGAAGGCCAGCGCATGGACAGCAAGAGCCAGCAGCAGGCCAACAACGCATTTAACATCGTGTGGGTACATAAAAACATCGTCAGCGTGGACGACGAGGACTACGTGTACTACACGCTCGGCTGCGAACACCTATTGAGCGAGCCAGTGCCGCTGGACCAGCGCTACTTCCACGGCAAGCGGCCTTACGTCATCGGCTCCTGCGTCATCGAGACGCACAAGAACTATCCGTCGTCGGTGCCGCGATTGACACGCGACGTGCAGGCCGAGATCAACGAGGTGGCCAACCAGAGGATAGACAACGTCAAGCTGGCGATGAACAAGCGCTACTTCGCACGACGCAACAAACAGGTCGATATCCGCAGCGTCACGCGCAACGTGCCGGGCAGCGTAACACTGATGCAGGACGTGGACGACGTGAAGGTGGTCGAGTTCAACGACGTGACCGGCAGCAGCTACAAAGAACAGGAAGTTCTCAATCTGGACTTTGACGACATGGCGGGCGCGTTCTCCGGTTCGTCAGTGCAGTCGAACAGGAAGCTAAATGAAACCGTCGGCGGCATGAAGCTGCTGGACACCAACGCCAATCAGGTCAGCGGCTACCAGCTACGCACCTTTGTGGAAACCTGGGTCGAGCCGGTGCTGCGCCAGATCGTGCTGCTAGAACAGTATTACGAGACCGACGAAACGCTGGTGGCCTTGTGCGGCGACGCGGCGCAGCTGGCGCAGAAGTTCGGCATCGATCAAGTCACCGACGACATGCTGATGCAGGAATTCAGCTTGAACGTGAATGTCGGCATGGGCGCGACCAACCCGCAGGACCAAGTGAAACAGTTCATTAGCGGCATGACGGCGCTGCGCGACATGCTGGCCGACGGTTCCCTGATGAAGCTGGGCCTGAAAGTCGAGGAAGTCATCAAGGAATTGTTCGGCAAGCTGGGCTACAAGGACGGCGGGCGTTTCTTCGACATGAAAAACGAGGACCCGCAGCTGAAACAGATGCAGGCCACCATCGACCAGCTGCAACAGGCGCTGGACGCCAAGATGGACCCGAAGATCATCGACGCCACGGTGCGCAAGATCGACGCCGAGATCGCCAGCATGGGCGTCAAGGACAAGGTGCAGAACGCGAACGCGGTCAAGCAGGGCACCGAGGCCCAATTCAGCGCCATGCAGACCGCCGAAGTCATCGCCGCCGTGCCTGCTGTCGCACCGATTGCCGACGAGCTGATGCGCGCCGCAGGCTATACGCCACCCACACCGGCAGGCGTGGACCCGAATTTCCCGCAACCGGGGATCGCCGACCCGAACCTGGGCATCAAGGACGTACAGAACAAGCGCACCGGCATCGGCTTCATGCCGGGCGATGGCAGCGCACCGCCACCGCTACCCCCGCCGTCAACCACCTTGCGCCCCGCAGGACCGGCGACACCGGGCGTGGGCGAGCGCCAGGGCATCGAGACCACGCGGCCCGACTCGATTGCGCAAGCGGCGTTTGCTGACGGCGGCATGATCCGCCCGACCCAGTTCAGCGGCACAGGGGATTACATCAATACCCTGCAAAAGGGCGGCGACTTCATCAACTCCGATGGCGAGACGGACAACTTGAACCACTACACCGCAGCGCTGTCGGCGATGGGGCTGGCCCCGAACGCGATCAACAACAGCCCGCTGGCTGATGGGCTGGCCAATTCCACGTTCAACACCGGAGACATGGATGCCAACAGCGGCATTCAAAGCATGCTGGACGAATCGGCCTTCAACACCGGGCGCCTGGCTGATGGCGGCCTGATTGGCGACGCGCTCAACAGTTACGATAACTGGTCGCAGAACCACCCAGCCGCCAAGCTGGCCCTTGACGTGCTGCCGGTGACGAATGTCGTCACCTCGGCCATGGACGTGGCCAACGATCTGCACAAGGGCGAGTATTGGACCGCTGCCGGTGATGCGCTGGGCCTGATCCCCGGCTTCAAGCTGGCCAAGACGGCGGTCATGCCAAGCAAGATCGCACAAGTGGCCGCACTGGCGTCACAGTACCGCCGCCCGATTGACGCGGCGGTCAATGCGGTGCCTGAGTACATCAGCAAACTGCAGCCGCAGCAACATCAATTAGCACTACCGTCATCGCCAACAGACGCATCACCCTACGCCTCCTATGCCGACGGCGGCCTGATCGCCGGGCCGGGCAGCGGCACCTCTGACTCAATTGCGGCGGTCGCCAATGGCCAGCCGCTGGCCGTGTCCAACGGCGAGTACCACATTCCCGCCGCTGTCGTGTCGGCGCTGGGGCGCGACTTCTTCGACAAGCTGGTCGAGCAGTTCCACCAGCCGACTGACGGCACGCACGCGCCAATGCCGGCCAGTGCCGACCCGCTCGCCATGGAGCAGGGTGACTTCATTGTGCCAGCCGATGTCGTGCAGGCACTGGGCGCCGACTTCTTCGACCATCTGGTGAAACTGTACGGCGGTGCGCAATGAGTGGCGTATTCGAGTCGTCCGATATAGGCGAACTGTACGCCACCGTCGAATTCGGCCTGGACATGGACCAATTCATCAAGTCGCCCATCGGCCAGTACCTGCTGCGCAAGGCGGGCGAAGAACGCATCGACGCGCTGGCCGACCTGGTCGAAGTGTCACCCGCCGACAGCGAGCGAATCCGCGCGCTGCAATCGATCATCAAACGGGCCGACAGCCTGCTGTTCTGGATCAACGACGCGATCCAGGCGGGCAAGAACGCCGAAATGCAACTGGACCCAAGGGAGACCGTGAATGATTGACTTCGACGTGCTGATGGAGCTGCTGGAGGATGCCGAAGCGCTGCTACTGGAACCGCGCGCGACCTACGACCGCGCCTTGATCGGCATCAGCGAGGGTGTTCGTGGGGCTGGCGTGGCGGTGTACGACTCGGCCAAGTGCATCGCGGCGCTGGTTGAGGACAACGAGTGGGACTATGACGAGGCGGTGGAGTGGTTCGAGTTCAACACCTCGGGCGCCTATGTGGGCGAGAAGACGCCGCTGTTCGTCAACGTGGTGATGGCATGAGCAAGCCGGACTTGCTGGCACTGCTGCCTTACAAGGCCTTCTTCCAGCCGGACTTCATCTGGTGGCTCGATCACAACCGCGATGTGTACGACACCTTTGAACAGCAGACCCTGGCACTGATCGCCAAAGGCCACTCGCGTTCGTCGGCAATGACCATCGTGGGAGACATTCGCTATCACATGGCGATGCGGTCGGTGGACGATGGCGACTTCAAGATTTCCAATGCGCGTGCGGCCGATCTGGCGCGGGTGTTCGTCATTCGCCATCCGGTCCATGCGCTGTTTTGGGAGTACCGCCGCCCGGACTGGCGTGACTTCCTCCAGTCGCTCGGCGTGTTGCCGACGCCGCCGCAGACCGACCTGTTCGCATCAGCGCCATGCTGACCGACGACCTGCCGCTGGACCTGCAAGAGCTGGCGCGTGACGCCCGCGTCGGCGAACCAGAGCAAAGGGCCAGCTGGCGACAACTGAAAAACTGCCTGCATTGCCAGAGCCGCACCTGGCCGATAGGCCGCAACGCCGCCGGCCAGCGCCGCGAACAGTGCCTGCACTGCGGCCAGCGCTATGTCGTGCTGGGCACACCGCGCCCCGACACGGAAGACGAAGACTAATTCGTTCCTGCCCGCTGCCGCTGGTCCCGTGCCAGTCGCGCAAGACAGGGATTTCTCTGCCCGCACGCCGACCTGGCCATGCGGGCTTTTTCATATCAGGAGCATCACACCATGGCAGACAGCGCTATCCAATCGGACGTGCCAGCACCCGCAGCAGCAGCAACCGCAGCAACCGACACCACCGAAGTACAGAAATCGTCCCGCGAGCTGGCCATGGAGGCGCTGGAAAACCGCCACCAGCAACAGATGGCCGAAGCGAACGGCTACGAACTGCCGGTCGAGGAAGAACCGGCGCCAGTGATCGCTGCCGCACCGGCTGACCAGCTGGCCGCGCAGCTGGCCGACCCGCCCGCCGCAGCCGCCGCCGAAGTGCCCAACACCGTGCGCGTCAAGGTCGATGGCGTCGAGACCGACGTGCCGCTCGATGAAGTGGTGCGCCAGTACCAGAAGAACAGCAGCGCCGACAAGCGCCTGACCGAAGCCACGCGCCTGTTGCGCGAAGCCCAGGAAGCGCAGGCCCAGCGCCTGCTGATCGAGCAGCAGGAAGCCCAGCTGCGCGCCCAGCAAGCCAACACCGCCACACCCGACAACGCCACGACCGACAACCAGCCGGTTGACGAGTCCGGCAAAGAATTTCTCAAGGCCCTGTTTGAGGGCGACGAGGAAAACGCGCTCACCGCGCTGCAAAAGGTCATTGGAGGACGGCAGCAGACCGCTACGGCGGCTACGCCCACCCTCGACATCGACCAGATTGCCAACGCGGTGACGCAGCAAGTGCAGCAGAAGTTCGCAGTTGAGAGTGCATTAGCGCAGAACCAGCGCGACTATCCCGAGCTGTACAGCGACCCCGATATGGAGGCCCTGGCCCTGACCAAAATCCAACGCCTGCGCGAGCAGAGCGGCAGCGACTTTTTCACTGCACTGGATGCCGTCAGCAAGGACATGGCAACCAAATTCGGCTGGGCCGCGAGTGCCGCACCGGGACGTCAGGCCGATCCTGCCACAACCACGTCCTCCGCCCGAACGGCAAAGCTGGAGCAAAAACGCTCGATCGACAACGTCGCTTCGATCAACACCAAAACCACCACCACCGAACAGCAGCCCGAAAACCCCAGCGATGTTATCGCTGCGATGAAGGCCGCGCGTGCCGGGGGATAGGTGGATTCCATCTTTCTCTTTTAGGAGTACATATCATGGCAGGTCAAGTCTGGCTCACCAACAGCCTGGGTAAATAACACTGCCCCGTCACCGAGTAATCGGCGACTGATAATTGCGTGAATTGCAGGGAACTCTGACCGCGTTAGGGCGCAGACAATCTGCAGCCAAGCCGGCACAAGCCGGAAGGTTCAACGACTATCCCGTAGGTGGGAGTAGGGGCAAGCGCCCCAAAGTGCGCAACGTCCCAAGGGACGATGAAATAGTCTGATCTTGTCAGAAATGGCAAGCAGCCGGAGTGGGAACCGGCGAGCAGCGAGTAGCGACCTCTGCTGAACAAAATGGGTTATATGTGGTCACCCAACCTCTCGAAAGTTTTGCGTATGGCCGTCCAGCCACTCACAAAATTCCGCCAATTTGCTGATATCAAGGACGCAGCTGTCCAGGGTAAAGGCATGGGCGACGCATTCCATTAACGACCTGGTGGAATTAAAACCGACTCTGATTGACTTCAACCCCCGGCAGCGGGAAAGAAGGGGCAAGCAAGCCGCAAGGCTGTGCAGCCTGAGAGACTAAGCGAGTTGGCCCCGGCAACGGGGATGCGATAGTCCGACCACGGCATATAACATCATGAACGCCGTGAGGTGGCAGAAATGACCACCCGCCTGTCAATGCAGCGACAGGTTATCAAGTAACAGTGTGTGGAACGTTTACAGCGATGTAGCGACCCAAGGCACGACGCTCACGGAAGGCACCGCGATGCCAACCACGAACTTCGTGATTACCCAGGGCACCATGACCATCACCGAGGCGGGCAATTCTGTGCCTTACTCCTCGAAATTGGACGACCTCTCGGAACAGCCGGTCAAGGAGATCATCAGCAAGGTCCTGAAGAACGACGCCAAAAAAGCGTTCGACATCATGGCCGAGGCGCAGTTCAAGCTCACGCCGCTGCGTGTCGTGCCAACCGGCGGCACCTCCACCAGCGCCGTGACGCTGACCACCAACGGCACTGCGACGGCGACGAACAATGTGGCAATGGGCAAAAACCATGTGAAGGCCATCGTGGACGTGATGAAGGAACGCAATATCCCTCCATACGTGCAGGATGACTACATCAGCCTGGCCCACCCAACCACGTTCCGCCAGTTGAAGAACGACCTGGAAGCGGTCCACCAGTACGTGGACGCCGGTTTCCAGATGATCCTCAACGGCGAGATCGGCCGCTACGAGTCGGTGCGCTTTGTCGAGCAAACCAACATCGCCAAGGCCGCGTTTGTAAACGGCCTGTCGAACTGGGCCTACTTCTTCGGCAACGACACCGTGGCCGAGGGCATTGTGATTCCCGAGGAGATGCGCGGGATGATCCCTGGCGACTACGGTCGCCAGCGCGGTGTGGCCTGGTACTACATGGGAGGTTTCGGCCTGGTTCAGACCGCCGCTGCGCAATCGCGCATCATCCGCTGGGATTCGGCCGCGTAATTTCGTGTAGCAGCAGCACCTGAAAGGCCCGCTTTCGAGCGGGTCTTTTTTTTCACCCCTATTCCGACGCCTGCGCCTGTTCCAAGCGCAGTTCGTCAATCGCATATTGCGGCACCTTGTAGCCCAATGCGCGCAGCATGTCCAGCCGGTCGGCACACTCGCCCGGCGTGTCATCGTGAAACGATTCACCCGCGTGCGGCAGCGTGATATTTGCGCGCTCGCAGGTCTCAAGAAACGCCATCTGCGCGCGGTGCGCGGCCATGAATTCCTGGAAGTTGCCCGAGTTCGGCTCCGGCGTTGCCGGGACCGCGCCTACCGGCCGGTTGCCGGCCACATGCGTGGTCCAGCCGCCGCCGCCGTCGTACACGTACACATCGCATTGAAAGTCGTCGCTGCTCCAGCGGCAGTAGGACATACAGCTCTCCTGTGGTTGGGGGAGCCGCGATTCTAACCCACAGCAAGGAGGTCGCCATGACCATCGAGAACGCCGAACTGAACACCAGCGCCGCACTGCCCGACTCCGACACCAGCTACACCGGCGGTTCCGGCGACGGCAACGATCCGTCACTGACGGCCCTGAAAGCGGGCTACGCCAAGGTGGCCGACCCCGAGAAGGTGCCGCACTACCTGCCGCAGAATACCGACGACGGCGAGAACTACGTCGGCAACCCGCTCGAACGTGGCGGCTTCCTGAACCGTCCCGAGGGCTGGGAGCGTTAAGCCCCGCCACTTGCCACCGCAGACCACCACCCACCAAGGAGATTGACATGTCCGACTCGAACTACAAACCCGACGGCACCGGCGTCGTCATGGGCGATCGCAAGCCGATGCCCGACAAAGGTACGTCCACCGGCATGACCGGCTACGACACCCACAACGAAATGAGCCTGGACCAGGACGCCACCAACACCATCGGCAAGATCACCGGCGCGACCAAGAGCGACCCGATGGACGAGTGCTACGCCGACGATCCGACCTTCGGCCCGGCCAAGGGCGATGCCGAGGAAGACGCGGCCGACGACAAGGCAGCCTACTGATGGCCGGCCCGACCTTCGACCGCAAGCGCCCGTTCGGCACCATTTCGGGCGACGAGTTCGGCCGCACGTACGAACAGGACCACCAGTTCTTCCTGGCCGACGGCAGCCTGTGGATTGCGCCGGAACCCGCGCCGGTGCCGGAAGTGCTGCCAGCCGAGGCAACAAAGCCCGCGCCGAAAAAGGCCAAGGCCGCCGAACCGCTGGCACAGGACGCCCAGCTCGACGCACAGCTGGGTGCCGCGTGATCTGGCGCGTTGACGACCCGCAGGGCGATGAAGCCAGCAAAGTGAAATTCGAGATCGTGCAATACACGCGCGGTCTCGGCCTGGACATCGGCTGCGGCCCGCATAAGGCATTCCCGCATTTCATCGGTGTCGATAGCAAGAAGGACACCGAGTTGTTCGGTATCGACATGGCGCCGGACAACGTGGTCGAGGACGCGGCGCAGCTGCCGCAGGTCCCGACCGGCAAACTCGATTTCGTCTTTTCCTCGCATTTGCTGGAACACATCGAGGACTACCAGGGCGCGCTGCGCGAGTGGTGGCGCACCATCAAGGTGGGCGGGCACATGGTCCTGTACCTGCCGCACCGCGACCTGTACCCGAACGTCGGCCAGCCCGGCGCGAACCCGGACCACAAGCATGACTTCGCGCCGCAGGACATCATCGACGCCATGACGGAGATCACGCGCGAGGTCGGCAACGCCTGCGATGTGCTGGTCAACGAGACACGCGGCGAGCGCATGGAATACTCGTTCCTGCTGGTGCTGCGCAAGATCGAGCGCGACGAGAACGATACCAGCTTGCACAGCTACCTGACGCCGCGCCCCACCAAGACAGCGTGTATCTCCCGCTTCGGCGGCTTCGGCGACATGATCATGGCTTCCGCCCTGCTGCCGGAACTGAAAGCGCAGGGCTACCACATCACCTTCAACACCACCCCCAGCGGGCAGGATATCCTGGCCCACGACCCGCACATCGACGACTGGCTGATCGTGGACCCGGACCAGGTGCCGAACCACCAGCTGCCGCTGTTTTGGCAAGCCATCGCGCGCCGCTACAGCAAGTTCATCCAGCTGTCCGAGTCCATCGAAGGCACCTTCCTGGCCATGCCGGGCCGCGCCAACCACGCCTGGCCGCATGCGGTGCGCCACATGGAGCTGAACCGCAACTACCTGGAATGGTGCGCCGAGCTGGCCGAACTGCCGTACCGCTCCGACGCCAAGTTCTACCCCAGCCTGTACGAGCAGGGCATCGCGGCCGGCTACCTGACCGGCATCCGCCTGTCGCGTGCACCCAAGGACCTGATGATCGGCGTGCCGACCCCGGACTGCTTTTTCATCGTGTGGGCGCTGGCCGGGTCATCGATGCACAAGTTCTACCCGCACATGGACGCGGTGATCGCCAAGGTGCTGCTCGAACTTCCCGAGGCCGTCATCATCTTCACCGGCGACATGGCCTGCCAGATTCTGGAAGCGGGCTGGGAACTGGAGCCGCGCGTGTACCGCGAGTCGGGCAAGCAGAGCATACGTGAAACCCTTACCCTGGCCACCATGGCCGATTGCGTGGTGGGGCCGGAAACCGGCGTGCTGAATGCGGTCGCCTTCGAGGACAAGGTGGCCAAAGTGGCGCTGCTGTCGCATTCGTCCATCGAGAACCTGACCAAGCACTGGCTCAATACCGCAAGCCTGGCGGCGCCGTTCAACCCGGACAACACGGTCTGCAACGACCAGGCCTGCCACCGCCTGCACTACGGCAGCGCCTTTTGTGTCGAGGACCTTGATACCGGCGCCTCGTCCTGCCAGAGCCACATCGCGCCGTCGCGCGTGTTCGACGCCATCAAGGCCGCCTACGCGGCGTGGAAGGAGCCGAAATGACCGTAATCGTATGGGATGGAACCACGCTGGCGGCTGACCGCGAAGCCGGCGACAACTGGATCAAGTGCAACAGCGTGACCAAGATCGCGCGCATTGCCGGCCACCTGGTCGGCTGTGCCGGCCCGGCCTCTGCCGCGCGTGAAATGCAGGCATGGTTCGCCGGCGGCGCCGATCCGGCCACCTTCCACGAGTCGCTACGCAAGCTCGACAGCCTGACCATGCTGGCCATCGCACCGGACGGCACTATCACGGTGTACCAGAACACGCCGTATCCGGTCATCTATGTCCCCGGCCAGATCGGCAACCGCTACGCCATCGGCAGCGGCAAGGAGGCGGCCATGGCCGTCATGCTGGCCGGGCATGACGCCCGCCGCGCCGTTGAAATCACCTCGCTGGTGTGCGCCGGCTGCGGCAACGGCGTCGATACCCTGGAGCTGACCGATGACACTCTCTGACCTGATCACGTTGTTCCGTAACGAGGTGGACGACAGCACGGCGCCGCACCTGTGGAGCGACGAGGAAGCCATCGACTTCGCCAACGATGCCGAGGCCGAGGCGTGCCGCCGCGCGCGTCTGTTTGTCGATTCCAGCACCGCGGAAATCTGCGTCGTGGAGGTGCTGGCGACCGACAGCGGCCTGGTCACGCTCGACCCGCGCATCCTGTTCGTGCGCCGCGCCCGCATCGAGGGTTCACGCCCGCTGGCGCGCATGAACATGCAGGACATGGAATCGGACAACCCGTACTGGCAAAACGCCCCTGCAGCCTCGCCGCGCATGTTCATCACCGACTACCAGACCGGCAAGCTGCTGCTGTGGCCCATCCCGGACCAGGACGACGTGCTGCTGTTGACGGTGGTGCGCATGCCGCTGGCGGAAATGCACGACACCGAGGACAGCCCCGAGATCGCACCGCGCTTTCACCGTTCGCTGCGCTACTGGATGATGTTCCGCGCCTACAGCAAGCAGGACAGCCAGGCCAACGACCCGAAAAAGGCCGCCGATGCGTTGGCCCTGTTCGAGCAGGAGTTTGGCAAGAAGTCGTCGGCGCTGGACGAGACCTGGATCGAGCGCGAGCAGAGCTATATGGACGGGACCTTTTAGTTGCTGTAGACCCGGCTGCTTTCGGCGGGGTAGCTTGCCGAGCGCAACTTGTCGGCCAGCGTTTCCAGTGCCTTCGCCAAGTCCTCACGGTGTTGGAAATGGATAGGAAGGACGATGCCAACCGAGGCATCGTCGGCGTTTTCGACCACCAGCAAGATGGTGGCCAACGCGCCAAGGTCCATATGGACCTTGCGTGCCAATGCCATCACTTCCATATTTTCGGCCATTGGCCCTCCTGAAAGATTTACAAAGGGAAAGGATTCTACATCATGCACGCCCGCCTCCGTAAAAACAGCAACTGCGGCTGCACCCTGGCCGAACTGATGTTCCTGGTCGCCCTGCACCTGTACTGGAAAGCCCACTATGCAAATCGAGTCTGAAAAATTCTGGAAGGTGGCTGACGCCATCACCACCACCTGCCCCTTGTGCGGCTTCCTGCGCGGCCTGTCGCTGGGTATGTGCCTGGGCGCGCTGCTGATGCTGCTCGACTGATCATGGCCGATCCGAGCTACGGTAAGTTCGCCGGACTGCGCAACACCGTCCCGGCCGAACGCATGAAGCCGGAAGACCTGCTGGTGGCGCGCAACGTCGATCTCGACAACGGCCAGCGCCTGTCGCGCCGCAGCGGGCAAACCTTGCTGGTGGCGGGGTCCGTCCATTCGCTGTGGGCGGAAGACGCCACTTGCCTGTATGTGCGCGATGGCAGCATGTTCCAGCTCACGCCGCAACTGGCCAGCATCGAAGTGGCCGCCGGCTTGTCGGATGCGCCCATGGCCTACGTGCGCGTGGGCGAGCGCGTGTATCACGCCAACGGCGCCACCAGCGCGGTCTTGACGGACGGCGCCGTGCGCGGCTGGGGCATCCCCATCGACCAGATCGCCGTCAACGCCACCCTGATCCCGACCGGCACGCTGCCGGCCGGCGTGTACCAGTTCGCCATGACCTGGTTGCGCGATGACGGCCAGGAGTCCGGCACCGGCCTGGCGACCCGCATCGATCTGCCGGCGCAGGGTGGCCTGCGCTTCAGCTGGGCCGTGCCGGACGATCTGAGTATTGTCGGCGCCATCCTGTATCTGACCGACGCCGACAGCAAAACCCTGCTGCAGGCGCTGCAAGTCGATATCGAAGCGGGACAGGCCGACTACCTGGGCGGACCGCGCTCGCTGCCGCTGGCTACCCAATGGTACGACGTGCCGCCCGCCGGCCAGTGCCTGGCCCACTACAAGGGCCGCATCTACATCGCCGCCGGGGCGCACCTGTACGCCACCACGCCACTCGGCTATGAATACTGCGATGTGCGCGATTTCCGCAGCTTCGACGGCAGCACCATCACCGTGCTGGGCGCGGTGGACGGCGGCCTGTTCATCGGCACCGAACGCGGCCTGTACTTCCTGGGCGGCGCCAACTTCGCCGAGAACACCCTGCAAATCCTGCTCAATAGCGCCTGCGTGGCTGGCTCACTGGCCAGCGGCGACGGCATGGCCGTCACCGGCCGCACCGAACTGTCCGGCCGCCGCGTGCTGCTGCTGACCACCGTCGATGGCGTGGTGCTGGGCCTGCCGGACGGCAGCATCCAGAACCTGACCCTGGAGCGCTACCAGTTCACGCCCGGCGCGCGCGGCGCGGCTGTGCTGCGCCTCGATCCCACGCTGAGCCAGTACCTCATCACCACCGACCTGTCTTAAAACTTGCCAGGCGCTGCCCGCCTGCGCCAACCCATCCCACCAACTCCGCTATTCGCGGAGTTTTTTTTTGCCCGTTGAGGGCTTCACTTGGAGGCTTTATCATGACCCTGCGACTCTCGGCCGGCTTGCGTAATTACGTCAACGCGGATGGTTCCATCAAAGGTGCGCTGCACAATGGCGTGATCAATATCTACTCGGGCGCACAGCCGGCCACCGCCGACGCCGCGCCCACTGGCACGCTGCTGGCGAGCATCACCGCCGCCTCGGCCAGCCGCACCGCCGAAGTGCTGGCCACTGGCACCATGACCCTGTCCGGCTCGGCCGGCTCGGTCAACAGCGTCCTGGTCAACAGCGTCAACATCATCGACGCCTCGGTGCCGTTCAACACGAACCTGACGCAGACCATCGCCGACCTGGCCGACATGATCAACAACAGCCGCTCGGCGCCGGACTACACGGCAACCGGCGCGGGCGCCGTCTTGACCATCACCGCCCAGCGCGGCACCGGCTCGTCGCCCAACGGCTTCGTGGTCACCTGCACCTACACGACCCTGACCGGCACCTACACCAATATGACGGGTGGCGTGACGGCTGCCAACGGTCTGCGTATGGGCACCTCCACGGCTGGCGTGCTGACTAAAAACAGTACCCAGGTCTGGTCCGGTGTGGCCGGGGCCAGTGGCACCGCCGGCTGGTTCCGCTTTTCCGGTAGCGTGGCCGACAGCGGCATCATCGATTCGGTCGGCAGCGAAGTGCGCCTGGACGGTGCGATTGCCACCTCCGGCGCGCAGCTGAACATGTCATCGACCACCATCACTTCCGGCGCCACGCAAACCATCAGCTCCTTCCCCCTGACCCTGCCTACTTCGTAATCCGACCCTGCACGGCAACGGGAGCTAAACATGGCCACGTCCACCAAATGGCGTTTGCACTTCACCGCCAACAACAGCACGCCGACGAACGGTGTCGGCTTCGGCGACCTGCAGATGCGCACCACGGCGGGCGTGGCGCGGCCATGGGTCAAAGCCAGCGTTGATGGCACCGTCACCCACCTCGGCTCGGCCACGCTGTACGGCAGCAGTGGCCTGACGGCGCTGGACATCGGTAACTTCAGCGCGCACGACGATTCCATCCATGCCATTACGCTGCCGTTTCCGATCAATTTTGGCAGCGTGCCCACCTCCACCGTATGGGTGTCCACCAACGGCTACTTGGTGTTCTCCGATCCGGGCGGGGTCGATGTCCACGGCGGCTTCACCGGCGCCAATCCGGCGCGTCCCAGCCTGCAAATCGGTGCCAATGATGGCCGCGCCGACAACATCTACTATGGCTCGCTGGACGGCAATGCCACCTTTCGCATCCGTTTTGAAGGCAACAGCAGCTATAACAGCAGCGGCACTGCCGAGGTGTGGGAAATCACGCTCACGGCCGCCACTCCTGACAGCATCCGGTTAGACAGCCAGAGCGGCCCCGGCTTTGGCGGCAGGGGCATCGGCGACGGCAACAACAGCACCTACGTCGCCACCTTCACGGACGGCTTGACCGACGCCAGCTACAGCATCAGCACCAGCGGCACGCCTGACGAGGCCAGCGCCACCGCCTCCAGTGCCAAACCATCGGGACCGCCTTACGACTACAACCCGCCCAGCGGCATCAACGGGCTGTGGTACGACCAATGGCGCTCGGTTGAAGGGGGCAGCAGCATCGACGAGTGGTTCCAGGTCGAGTTCACCTACCCGTTCACCTGCGCCGAATACGTGCTGACGATTTGGGCCAACACCGGCTTGTCGCCCAATCCGTACATACCCACGGCATGGACGCTGGAGTATTGGAACGGCGCCGCCTGGGCGGTGGCCGACACCCGCAGCGGCGTGGATATGACCAGCACCGGCAACGACGACTGGACCTACACGCTCACCTATTGCGATGGCGATGTCCACCTGTCGCCGCTAACCTTGAACGCCTTTGCCAACATCACCGGCGATTACGTGGATATCGTCCTGGAGGAATTGGCCCTCGCGGCCACGCTGGTGCATGCAGCCGCCCCGGTCGCCACCAACCCAATGACCGGCGATTCGTTCTTCCCTGAACTGGAACTGGACGCCTCGCTGGAACCGGCCCTGGCGCTGGCCGAGCTGCAACTGGCCGCCAGCGGCTACGCCGGCAACGTGGGCGATGCGCTACTCACCCTGCCGACATGGACCTTGAAGGGCGCCACCGCTGATGGCTTGATCCTGCCGCAGCTCTCGCTGGACGCCACCGGCGACGCCGCCGCCCTGATCACCGCCGACATCACCTTGCCGCAGCTGGCCCTGGCCGGTGCGCTGGATGCGGCGCTGCCCTTGCCAGGCTGGACCCTGGACGGCGCGCTGCTGGCCGGCACCGTCAGCGCTGCGCAATTGACCTTGCCGGTCTGGACCGCTCTTGGTGATTGCGGCCTGATGGCCGATGTCACGCTGCCCGACCTGGCCGTGGACGGCGCTGGCCTGGCCGGCACCGTCGCATCCGGTGCCATCAGCATGCCGGTCTGGCTGGCCGATACAAGCGCCTATCAGGACACCACCAGTAGCGGCAATGTGACCTTTGGCCTGCTTAGTGTGGCCGGCGGCATGCTCTCCGACGCGCTGATCGATGCCAGCGTGACGCTGCCCTTGGCCAGCTTGTCGGCGACCGGGCTGGCCGGCACGGTGTCCGGCGCCACTCTGACGCTGCCCTTGTTCACGCTGGACGGCCACGGTTACTTTGATAACATCGGCACGGCCAGCGTCGAATTGCTGGCCTTGCTGGTCAATGGCACGCTGGACAACGACCAGCCACTGGCCGCCACTGTCCCGACGCTGGCCCTGAACACCGTCCTGCGCGCCGTCACGCTGTATGACGGCGTGTTAGCCAACAGCTACGCCAGTTTTAACGGCCTCACGCTGGCCGCCACCGAACACGGTATCGTGGCGCTGAGCGGCGACACCGACCTGGGTGCGGCCATCCGCGCCAGCGTCATGTCCGGCATCAGCGACCTCGACAGCCCGCAATTGAAGCGCGTACTCAGTGGCTTTGTCGGCTACCGCGCCAGCGGCGCCATGTCCCTTACCCTGATCACCGACGAACACCACGAATACGTCTACCAGCTGGACCCGCGCCAGATTGCCGCCGATCTGCACCCCAGCCGTGTCAAGCTCGGACGCGGCGTGACCGGCCGCTACTGGCAGTGGGCACTTGACAACCGCGACGGCGCCGACTTCAGCCTGGACAACTTCACCATGGAAGTGGAACCGTTGAAAAGGCGCATCTGATGAATGACGACTATCAGGATGAACCGGCCGTCACCGGCTGGCTGACCACCCAGCTGTCCGGCGACAAGCAGGCCGCCGCGCAGCATGTCGGCCATGCCCGCAAGCTGCTTGGCCAATTGCGCAGCCGAAACGGCGTCAACGCGCGCCAGGCGGCCGGCGAAGTACCGGGCTTCTTCCGCCACAACAGTGTCATGCCCGATGGCAGCCGCATCAGCGTTGTCAGCAACAACGGGCAGGACATCATCGCGGTGCATAGCCCGCTCAGTGAGACGCCCGGCAGATTCATCCCGCCCGAGCTGCACTCCACGCCAGAACAGTCCGAGGCCACGCTGCCGGAACCGGACGTGCCGATGCCTACCTTCAGCCGCAGCAGCGAGGAAAAAAGCGAACCCTCCGAGGAAGAAGAAAAGAAAGTTGAGGAAGAACGCATTGAACCACGACCGTATATGTGGGTCGGCATCCGCATCAAGCTGGAGGAAGGGGCGCTGAACCAGATCGGAAATCCGACCATCCCCCGGCAATCGATCCTGGCGTGCATGGTCGAGCCGGCCGTGGTGGGGCGCCAGCGCGGCATCATTGTCGCTGACGACTGGTACGCGCGCGTGATGGCCGATCTGAGCGACGATCAACCGACGCTCAGCCCCGAGCTGGGCGCCGCCTTGGGCCAGTTCCACCAGCAATGGGACCACCTGGCGGAAGGCCGCGTGCCCAGCGAAGTGCATAATCTGCAATTTGTCGATAGCGGGTCTGACGATTTTGACTCTTTCCAATTTTCGCTCAACGGCTTGCGCTGTTATGAAGCCAGCGCATCGCAGGGGCAATTCGCGCCCTACGATCCGTACCTGCCGGACGACCAGCAGGACCGCGACCGCGATTTCAACGACGCCGTGTATGGCGATGTCTACACCCCCGAAGGTCTCGGCCGCCCGCCGTGGGACATCGTGTATGTGCTGGACCCGGAAGAAGAAGACCAAACCGATCCGTGCGACCCGCGTGAGTTGAACAGCACGGCCAGGCGCGTGCTGGAGGAGGGCGGCATGGCCAGCTTTGATGACGTGGTGCTGAACGGCGAGTACGTGTTGCACCTGGCCGCACGCGCCAGCCCGCGCAGACAAACCGACCGGCCCGGCGACAAGCCGCTGCCCGGTTTGAGTCCCGCCTATTTCTGGCGCACTGACGCCGACTATCAGGAACATTTGTTCTACCCACTGGAACCGATGCGCATGGAAGTGGAAGTGCGGCTCGACAAGGAACCGTACACGGCCATTTTCAGCTTCGACATCACCATCGAACATTACGGCGAGTGGAACATGAACACGCGGCCGTTCGGCGAAAAGCTGTGCACCAATTGCTGTCCCGGTTCCACCGGCGGCAACCCGCGTGAACGGAACTGGAACGGCTTCGACATCATCATCGATGTCGAAGGCGGCGGTTGCCGCAGCGGCCTGCTCGATGATGTCGGCATGTTCAATGGCGGCGGGGCGTCCACGGAATGGGATGAATACTCGCAGAACGTGGATATCTATATGTATACGGGGGCGGGTATCAGCTACACCAACCCGATCTACCCCGGCAGCCCTATCTACGGCAGCGCGGTCGAGTACGCGGCGGCATTCATTCACAGCATTCTCGAACAGCAGACCGCCGGCATTTATGGCAGCGGCATGGTTATTTATGAGCGCAGCATCGGCGATATCGCCGGGGCGCTCTCGCAAGCCGACTCTGGTTTCGGCACCCCTGGCGCATGGGTTCACGGTATCTATCGGTATGACGTAGTTGGCAACACGTTTGCGCTGTTGCCGCGCCTGCCCGACCCGCCACTGTCGGAGCGGGACCAAAACAACCACAACCCGCTGAGTACCGACAGGGATTTGTTCCCATTTCTGTACTGGGCCTATCCCTACGGCTACATCAGCAAGGCCGCGTGTCGCTATGCAATCGCCCTGATCCTGGAAGGCCCCACCATGGCCAATTTATCCAATGGCACCTATGGCGACCCGGAAATGAGTCCCACTGCTTGCTGCTAACCGCCTGGAGCGTCAGCCATGACTTGCTATGTTCTTTCTAATTCCGCCGGCGCGCCAGTCGTCACGGTGCAAGCCGCCGCGCCCGCCGAACCGAATATGCAGCTGGCGCCCATCACGCCGCTGGCCGAGTTTGCTGGTGCCCCAGCGGCACCGGCCGCGCCGGCGGCGGGCGCTGCCGGCGGCGCGGGTGGCGTGTCCGCCCCAGCAACGGCCACAGCCGTCTTCGTGACCTCGCCGGCATCCGGCATCGTGGGCGGCGTATTGGCCCGCTCCGGCATTCTCGCCAGTGACGCGCAAGCGCAGGCGCTGGCCACCATCGCCACCCTGGCCGCTTACGGCAGCAACATCGGGCAGGTCGCTGCGCCGAGCATCCCGCTCGGCAGCGTCACGGTGGCACCAGCCGGCGCACCACCCACCAGCTCCACCCTGACCCCAAACTTTCCCGGCGCCCCGCAAGCGCCGCTGCTATCCGACACGCCGCTGCTGAGCCTGCCCGAGCCACCGGCCTACAACGTCCCTGATCTGACCATCATCGACATCGCCCTGCCGGACCCGTTCACCGCGCTGCTGCCGAGCGCCCCCGAGCTGGCTGCCGTGCCACTGGCCCTGGAACCGGATTTCACCCTGCCGGTCGCGCCCACGCTGTTCAGTTTGGCCTTGCCCGAAGTGCCAACCATCACGCTGCCGCTGTTTACCGCCAGCCCAGGCGAGGCGCCCGATGCGCCCGATGCGCGCTTCGCCTATGCCGAAGTGCAGTACCAGAGCGCGCTGCTATCGAGCATGACCGAGCGCCTGGCCAGCATGAGCGGCGACATGCACGACACAGGTTTGAGCGATGACGTGGAGCAGGCCATTTGGGAGCGCGCCGCCGAACGCGAAGCGCTGCTGACCCACCGCGCCGCAGGCGAGGCGCTGCGCCTGATGAAGATGCGCGGCTTCGCCATGCCGGAAGCGGCCATGGTGCGCACCGTGCAGCAGGCGCTGCAGGGCGGCCTGCGCCGCGCCGCCAGCCTGCGGCGCGACATACTCATTAAACAGGCCCAGCTGCGCCAGCAAAATTTCAAGTTCGCCACCGACACCATGGTCGCCCTGCAGGCGCGCTTGCTGGACCAGGCCAACGCCGCCCAGGCGCGCGCACTGGAATCGGCCAAGGCCATGGTGAATACCGAAATCCAGCTGTTCAACGCCAAGGTGGCGCTGTACAACGCCAGCGTCAGTGCGTTTTCCACCAGCGCGCAAGTGTTCCGCTCGCGCCTGGAGGGGGCGCTGGCCAGCATTGAAATCTATAAGGCGCAATTGTCCGGTCAGGAAGCCATCGGAGAAATAAATGTTCAAAAGGCAATTATCTACAAGGAACAAATTGCCGGTGTGAGCCTGATCGCCGGGGTGTACAAAACCCGCGTGGACGCCGCGCGGCAGGTGGCCGAGTCAAACAAAGTGATCGTGGAGGGCTACCGCGCCCGCGTCAGCGCGCTGGAAAGCGCAGTGCTGGCAAAATCCACGGAATACGATATGTACAGCGCCCGTATCAAAGGGCAGGCCGCCAAGGTGGCCATCTTCGCCGGACAAAACCGCGCGTTTTCTTCGCGCGTGCAGGCCTTCGAGGGCTTGACGCGCGCAAAAATCGGCGCGCAAGACCTGCGCTTTAAACAGGCCAACGAGTTCCCGCTGGAACTGTACAAGAGTCAAATGGACGCCTACCGGATCGGCGCCGAGGCGGCGGTGGACAAGCTGCGCTCGACCGCCACCCTGTTCGACGGCCAGGTGCGCGCCTTCGCCACCCAGGAGGGCGCCAAGGTGGCCAACGTCGAGGCGCAGGTGCGCGTGGCCAGCGCCAACGCGCAGGCCTCCGTGGCCCAGGCTGAATTGATGATCGAGGCGGCGCGCAGCAATCTGCAGCTGAGCGACAAGGCCGCGCAAAGCGTGCAGGCGAACATGCGCACCGCCGGCCAGCTCGGCGGCCAGCTCGCCGCCGCCGCCATCGCCGCCCAGCACGTGCATGCGTCCATCACCGAGTCGGGCCAGATGTCGGTGTCGCAGAACGACAGCATCACCGCCAGCACCTCCGTCACCAACTCGGCGCTGACCGCCACCTCCAGCAACTCCAGCACCAACACCTCGTCCAACGTCACCACTGGCACCAGCATGACGAATGCGATGAACAAGAGCGAAACCCGCTCCGTCCACTCGGGCACGAACCGCAGTATCTCCCGGCGCACGTCGGTGTCGAACTCCACCCGCGTCTCGGCGCACAACGCGACCACGCTGTCCTCCGAAAGCAATTCGTCCATCAACAACGTGATCGCCTGCGAAGACATCACCACCCACAGCGACAAATAAGCCATGACCATGAACCCATCCCCCCCAGCTGGCGTTGGCCAGGCCGCAAGCATGGTGGCGGGCGTGCTGATGCAATCGGCCGCGCTGGCCACCGCCTCCGCCAGCGGCGCGATGGCGGCCATCGCCTCGCTGGGCAACGCTTCCTTCCCCGCCGCCGCCGTGCAGCTGCCGCCGTTCCCGTCCATCGAGATCAGCCTGCCGCCGCTCGGCAGCGCGCCGGCCGATCCCGGCGACCTGACGGCC